TAACTTCATTAACGGGTGCTTGATTGGATGATGTGGCTTTTAAATTTGATCCTGTTACAGGAGTATTTTTTACTGTTTCTGGATTCTTGGGTCTGCCGCGTTTGCCTTTTGGCTTAATCTCTACCGTAGTTTTTTCTTTTTTTGGAACTTCTTTTTTTATAACTTTAACAGTTTTTTTTTCTAATTTAATTTTTTTTTTTTTTTTAGCAGGTAAATTTTTTTTTTTATTTTTTTTTTTTTTTTTTATTTTTTTTATTTTATAAATCATATTCATTGTTTGGAAGTTTTCATCGCTGTTATTTTGTGTTTTATATCTATCACTAAATAAACTATTATTCCATACAGTTTTCTCATTACTCATATTATAACAAAATATTTATTATATTATAATATGTTATATATTTTTTCGCAATTATTACCAAATAATTATCTGGCATACATCATACCGGCATTTCCACCAATAAATGATAATACATTATAACGTTCTTCAAATAATGTCATATTGAAATTATATTGATATAATCGCCAATTAGATTTACGTATACCAATGGGATTTCCAATATCATCACAAATAACGTCAAATTTAGAATTTATGTCATCGATAGGTGGTACATAAGTTGTAATTTCTAACTCAATATTTTTGAATTTACTCATATTAATCGCGCCCGATGGTTGATAATCAAAAGGGTTTGTATTCAAACAAAAATTATAACAATATAATCCTTCTTTGGCACATCCTTTTGTTCTTGTATATTTTTCAATATAATTATAAACACCGTCAGTTAATGTATTTTCACGATAATCGCCATTCAATAATATTCCCATAGTTCCTAAAATAGAACGTTGATTATCAGTTTTATAATCACCAGTAATGTAAATACCTGTTCTAATAGCATCATTTGGGTCTTGACCTGGGCCAAATGTAATATCACCTTTATATATATCAGGTATACTTGAATTATCATTTGACCCTAATTGTAAATTTGCTGGTATCGTTTTGTATGGCCAATTTGTATAATTACTCCATTCGTTTCTTAAATTAACGTCATTTCTTTGTAAATAAAACATCCAACTTGATATCATACCATTTGAATTTAATTGTATTTTTTTTGTTCCTGTTATATTTTCAAAATTATACTGAAATACATCTTTTACTAAATATACTTGGTCTTGTAGTGCGAATATTTGCGTTTCCTCTTTTGATAAAAAGCAATATGTAGCTAATAAATGAACATCCGCATTCCAAGTTGAAATTTTGTTATCATAATTAGAAGAAATAATTACAGGAGATGGAGGAGTTTGTAAAAATCTATACATTTGAAAACGGTCTTCATTAAAATCAGGTTGTACGTAAGGATGTTTATATTGATTATCAAATATATCTCTCACTTGGAATAGTTCTTGTATCGGTCTTAATGTTACACTAATAACTAACTCATTGTATTGTAACGAAATTAACGGAAAAGCACATCTACTATCTAATGTAAACCAAGTATTTATTGGTATATATAAATTTCTACCTCTTATAGACGGTTCAGAACCTGCTGAATTACTTGTATAATATGCTGCTGGATAAGTGTTTGCACGAGCAAATACATTCGCAGGATCGTGGAGTTCATCTAAATGACCTGTCATTTTGTTATATAATTCTTTCTTTTCTGCTGAAAAATCACGTTCAACCATAGCAGCCAAATATTCTCCAGTATATTTTTGAAGAGTAAGAGAACCACAAGTTATACTAATTTCTTTTATCATATATGTTCCCAAATTTTCAATCCAACGGAAATCATATGATGCCCAACGTTTATCTGTTTCGGCACAAGGATGATATAACGGGCTCCATATATCAGGTATAGTTACAACTAAATATGTATCCATTAATAATTCAGCATAACGAGGTATTTTGAATGTAAATGTAGAAGGTTCTGTCAATCGTAAATCTCTTAAACCATCATAATCTATGCGAAATTTTTGAAGTCCAAAATTACTATATTTAGAATAAGTCACTTTAAAAAAAGTTTTACTAGGATTTCCTGTTAATATAACATTGTTGTTACCAACAGAAATAATATTTAGTAATCCTCCAGCCATTATAAATGATTATATATTATATATATTTTATATATTATTATCGTTATATATTTTATTATGGAAATTTATAAAAAAATTTTAATTTTAATATTAATAGTATTATTTTTTTATATTGGATACCGATTATTGAAAAAAATAAATTGTTGTAAGAAGGTAAAATCAGAAGGTTTAGAAAATTTAAATGCTACAAACGATGATATTGAAATGAATAAATTAAAAAATAAGGAAAATGTAACTATTCAATCTATACATGAAAGTGATACTAAATTACCATTATCACAATATGTAATAAAAGCATCGTATAATACTGCTTTGACTGGTAAATATGTAAATTCAGATATGATAAAATATGTACTATCAAGGGGGTGTCGTTTTTTAGACTTTGAAATATTTTTAATAGATGGAAAACCACAAATAGCTTATACAAGTGATAGTAAATACAAAACGATACAAACTAAAAACAATATACTATTAGACGAAGTTTTATCAATAATAGTTTCCAATGCTTTTAGTTTTACATCTCCCAATAGAAATGACCCATTATTTATTCATATGCGTATTAAATCTTCTGAATCTTCTAAAAATGATATTTATAAAAGTATCGCAAAATCATTATCTATTATCAAAGATTCATTATACGATAAACCAATTGACAATAGAACAAAATTATCAGATATTATGAGAAAGATTGTCATTATTGTAGATAGCACAATTAATTATGATTACAAGAAATATACAAATTGCAAAAATAATGAAATGAATTGTTATGATTTGAAAAAATACATTAATTTAGAAAGTGGAAAAAAATTAATGAATATAGAACGATATTCCGATATTTTAAGTAAAAAACATACTCCACCACGAATTATCAATGACATAACTACTGATGTTGAATATATTAAATTGGCATTACCAGATTTTGATGTAAATCTTGTTAAAAATCCTAATATAAAATATTTTATATATGATTATGGTATACAAATAATAGCATATAGATATTATATAAAAGATGATAACTTACACGATGTTGAAGAAATATTCAATGAAAACAAATACGGAATTGTACCATTAGCAAATATGGTGAAATACTTTAATAAAAAGAAAGAAGAAGCGAGTAATTAGCATAATTCAATTATAATGAAAAATCTTTTTATAATATAATAAAAATCTTATTATATTATAAATGAATTATAAAAGTAAAAAATATTCTAAAAAAAACAATAAATTTAGAAATGAATTATGTTCTAACAATATGACATTTCAAGATTGTGAATTAGCAATATTAAGAAATGCTGTTGATGAAACAGAAAAAATAAAAGGTGAAAAGATAACAAAAAACGAACAAATAAAAAATATTATTAGTGTAGTTGAAAAATTTTTAAGAAGTAAAAAATTAATTTGTTATGGTGGTACTGCTATCAATGAGATATTGCCCAAAGAAGCTCAATTTTACAATCGTGATATCGAAATACCTGATTATGATTTTTATTCATCAGATGCTATGAATGATGCGAAAGAATTAGCTGACATATATTACAAACAAGGATATAGTGAGGTTGAAGCAAAAGCGGGTGTACATTTTGGTACATACAAAGTATTTGTTAATTTTATACCAATAGCTGATATAACACAATTACATAAGAATATATTTAAAAGTATTTATAAAGAAACCATTAACGTAAGAGGAATTAGGTTTGCTCCTCCTAATTTTTTAAGAATGAATATGTATTTGGAATTATCACGACCGCAAGGTGATGTTTCCCGTTGGGAAAAGGTGCTAAAAAGATTAAATTTGTTGAATAAATATTATCCTTTAAAAACACAAAATAATAAATGCGAAAAAATAGATTTTCAAAGAAAAATTGACGAAAAAAATGATGAAAATGAAAAATTATACATAATAACAAGAGACACATTAATAGACCAAGGTGTCATTTTTTTCGGTGGTTATGCTACTAGTTTATATTCCAGATACATGAAAGAAAATGAAAAACATAGAGTAAAACACGTACCAGATTTTGATGTATTAGCCGAAGATATAGAAAAATGTGCTGATATAGTAAAAGAACGTTTAATTGAAGAAGGATACAATAATATCAAAATAATAAAACACGAAGAAATACATGAAATAATACCAAAAAGTATAGAATTACAAGTGGGTAAAAAAACTATATTGTACTTGTATACTCCTATAGCTTGTCATAGTTATAATAAAATAACTATTTCAGGAAAACCTATTTATATTGCTACAATAGATACTATTTTGACATTTTATTTAGCTTTTATATATGCGAATGAACAACAATATAATAAAGAAAGATTGCTATGTATGGCTAATTATTTATTTGAAGTAGAAGAACATAACCGATTGGAAAATAAAGGATTACTGAAACGCTTTACGATAGATTGTTATGGTAAACAAATAACATTGGAAGATATACGTAGTGAAAAAGCAGCAAAATACAAAGAATTATTGTATAACAAAAAAGGTAAAGAATATCAACAGTGGTTTTTAAAATATATGCCTGGATATAAAATTAATGAAAAAAGTAAAACAAGGAAATTGCGTTCTATTGAAAAAGAAACTGATATTGAAATTTCAAAAACAAGAAATGTTATAAAAGATGAACCAGGATTTTTATTTTAGTTTTTCCTATTATAATTTATCTTTCTAATTTTGTTATATTTGATTAAACAAAGGTCTATTATATTCTATATTTTTTAATTCATAATTATGTTTATTGGCGTGATTATCAAAATAATAAGTATTGTTATTTATACAAATTTTATATAGATTTTCATTTTTATTCAATGGCATTGTAATATCTGATTTAATAGTATTTTTTAATGTAATTTTGTTATGTTTTTTAACGCTTTTAATAATACAAATAATGTACGTTATAATTATAAAATAATATAAAAAGTCAAACATTTTAGATAAATAATAACAATTATGATTATTGTTATTATATTTTCATTATTAAACTTCAATTTTTTAGAAATCACTAATAAAGGTTGTTAATTTTTGAACACTATAAAACAAAGAACCAAACATCATACTTTTAAATAGTAATCCATAAAAATTAAAATTACCATCTTCATTGTGTAAAGATAGAAATGAGAACTTCTTAAATATAATAGTATTAATGATTGGTAATTGAAAAATGAAAAATAATATACAAATCAATATAGGAGTTTGTAATTCAGATAATATTTCATCTATGCGACTTTCTCTATATTTCTTTTTTTCGTGTTCTCTAATATTTTTTTCAGTGGTCTCTTCATAATCACGTATGTAATCGCTGCTTACATTGGATTTGGGAATATAATTCGGTTGTGTTTGTTCATCATGTAAATAATTTGTAGTATCTATAGGGATATCTCGCGAAGGTAACCTAATTTGCTGCATATTTTGTAAATCAATTTGTTGTTGTTCTATAAATTGTTGTTTCGGACGCTTTACTGTAACTTGCTCCATTTGGTTCATTTGGTTCATTTGGTTCATTTGGTTCATTTGGTTCACAATGGGTTGTTGCGGAATAGGCATTATCGGATTTTGTGCTGAAATACCATAAGGGTTTGGATGAACATTAATAGGCATATAATTAGTCGCACTATCCATATTCATATTATTAACTTGATTAATATTGGGACTGTATGATGGCATTTGAACGGTAATGTTTTCAGGTAAATCAGAAATTCGGGTTGTTTTTTCCATTTAAAACTATACAATATTGAATTATCTAAAGATTGTATAGATAACGAATTTATAATTATTTTGAATAATGCAAAAAATACAAAAAAATTATACAAGAGTTTTTGATACAGGTTCTCCAATATTGACAATTTTTTTGGTTGTATCACATTTATCAGGAATGGTTGAGTATTTATAACATTTATCACCATGTTTATAAATTTTACCATCTATATCGCTAATAATCGGTCCATTAAAAATAATACAATTTTTATCATTACAAACTTTTCTAAATAAACTTGCTAAACCAAGACCTAAAAGAATGGATAAAATTATTTTTCCGAACGACGATGTTATTAATCTTTTTAAATTCATCTTATATTATTGTACTATATAATATAAGAACAATTTTTTCATTTACAAACTAATATTATCAAACAAATTACGATTGAGATGGAACAACTGATATTTCACTACTATTTTTTGGACAATTTACTTCAGTTTGTTTGAAAGAGAAACACGTATCCGTTTTATCTTTATATTGTAAAACATTTACATTTTCAGGAGTAGGATAAACATATATTTTTCGCGTATCAGGCATAGTAATGTAAACACAACAAATTCCGATTAATAAACTAATAATAAAAATTGGTAAATTAATATATTTTGAAAAAAATCCCATTTATTTAAATTCTATATTATACTAAATGAAAAGAAATACTGAGAAATTTATTTCTTACCCTTCTTCTTTTTGTTCTTTTTTTTAGCTTCGCTAGGTTCTTTTTTGTCTTCTTTTTCCATTTCTGCTAATATATCAGGATGAATATACGATTTTTCTTGGCTTTCCATACCATCCAATTTAAAGACAAGATTATTTGGTTCTCCTCCTTGTTGTAATGAATAATTAATAGGTTGTTCTTGAATACGCATCTGATTTTCTAATGTTACTTTACGTTTAGCTTCTAATTTCTTTAGTAATCGTTCTTTGGTAGCTTGTTGTTTTGTCATACGATTTAAAGCATTGGTATCCATTCTCATATTTTTACCCATTCCACCCATATTTTTTGCCATATTTTTAAATAATTCTGTAAATTGGTCAGTTCCACCCATATCTTTCATTTTACCAAATAAATCACTTGCTTCTTTCATAATTTCGTCACGTGAAATTTCACCGTTTTGCATTTTGGTATCTAATTTACCGCTAATTTTTTTCATTAAATCCATAATTTTTTTTGGATTTTTCATCATTTTTTTGATAACATCACTTGTATCTTTTACATCATCACCTTCTGACCCCAGAAGATCTTGGAATTCTTCAGAAATTTCTTCTGCCATATCCTTAGCTAAAGATCCAATTTTACCATCAAATAGTGATTTTAAATGTTCTTGCATATTATCCATATCAGGCATACCACCCATTTTATTATTATTGAAAGCATTTTTGAATTCTTCATTGTTATTCATATTTTCAAACATTTTTTCCATATCAGGCATTTCAAAACGCTCTTCGTTATTTGTTTGGTCATTATTATTTTCATCCATATTTCCGGTCATATTAGAGAAAAAATCACTAATTCCTGACATTGTTTCTTTTAATTTTTCATTTAATTCATTTTCATCAATTCCATCAAACATATTCATTGTTTCACCAAATGTCGTTTTATCTTTAACACCGCCTACAACTGTAAATAAAATTAATTGTAAATATTTCCATATTGTCTTCTTAGTATTTTCACTTACACCTTCACAATTAAATAATAATTTAAAATCAACATTTGGTAAAAAAATAGTATTTGTTTCACTTTCACTATCAAAAATATTATTATTTTGATACAAAATATCAAAAAATCGTTCAGGATATACTGATAAACAATATTCAAAAAGATTTTTTAATTCTTCTTCTTCTAATTTATCAACCATCCATTTTGACCATAAAAATGAATATTCTGGATAAGTAATTGATAAATCTTTAGTAAAATCTATAATAACATTATTGAAATTATGAGGAATTTTTGGCGTTTCCATTGAAATATATTAATAAAAAAAATGCTTTTATTATCTTTTTATAGATAATTATTAATTTATTACTCAAATAAAAAAAGGGCTTTTTTTATATTTTTAGATTTTCAATTTACATTTGGCTCATTGAACGCATTGTATTTAAAGAACCCTCAGTAGCATAACAACTCATATTATCATTTGATAATAAATAATCATCTATATTATCACTATTATTATCAAAATTTGTATTAACAAATAAATGTTCTGTTAATCGTGGTGGCATATCAGAGTATGTATTATTATCATCTATGAATTCTTGTGTTAAATTATCAATACTTATATTTGGAATGTCTAGTGTATATTGACCATTGCCTTCAACATTATCTAACCAATTAGAATTTTCTGGTATTTCTTCTGGGAAATGTGGAAATCCTCTTCCAGTAATACTTCTTGAAAATGTTGGTGGACTTGATAATGATGAAATAGCTAGACTTCGTTGTAATTTAGGTATTGCTGGAGTTACATTATATGTTTGTTGTCGTCCTTGTGAAGCTGAACGAGATGTTGTATACATAACACCTTCTTCAGTACCATATGAACGGTAAGTGATACATATATCATCACATAATGTTATCATAAATTTATCTTTTGATAAATTATTATTTTTCATATAATCTCGCATAGTTTCAAAGAACAATTTTAATTCTTTTTTTAATTCGTGTTTTTCATAGTTATTTTCACAAAGAGCGTTTTTACTTTTGAATAATAATTCTTGTGTTCTTTGTCTAAACATATATTTTGATAAATCAACGGGTACTATTTCTATATCATCATCATCGTCACTAATATATTCATTACTATTATCTTCATTATATGTTTCTTTTAATTTTATCAAATCTGGTAAAACATCTACAACATCTAATAATTGAAAACTATTGACATTATCATCAGAAACATAGCCATATACTTTGATATTTATATCAGCTATATTCGTAGATTTTATATGATAAATTTTTTCTATTTCACTTACAATAATTGGTTCTATTAATTTTGTATCCCAAGTATTTGTTTTCCAATTATATATAGCTCCATTTTCAACGACAAATTCAGCGTTTTTTATAGCAGAATATAAATAGCGGTGTATAATTTCACCATATATCAAAGTAGTATTTTCCATATTATCAACAAACAAGTATTCACTGTTTTCTAAATCGCTTAATTTTTGTAATAAAATAGCATTATGGTCAAAACCAAATCCTACAAAATTATTTGTAAATTTAGTATCTACTATTTTTACCAATTCATCATTGTTAGTAATTCCAGTTGTAGCTTGTCCATCAGTCATAAAGATATGAACTATTTGATGTTCTGGATTCTCAATAGAATATTGTTTCATAGTATCATTTGCTTGTTTTAATGCTTCACCTATATTTGTACAACTATCTGCGTATAATGCGTCAATCTTTGATGTAATTTCATTGACATTATCTTGTGAAATCAAAATATTATCAATTACAGTTCTTACAGTTTCATTGAATGAATGAACACGAACAAATACTTGTGTTTCCAATTTGGATAAATAATTCATCATACTACGAAAAGTTTGTTTTACAACTTGTAGTTTTTTTACATTTTTATAAGCTATTTCATCCATTGAACCAGTAGTATCAATTGTAAATAAGAATAAAGTAGGAGTATTATTAATATTTGTTTTTTTTATTTTTAATGATATAATCCCGAATTTTTCATTTTCATTTACAATATTAGATAATGGAACATCCGAGCTAGTATGAAATTCGTAATAACTATTTTCAATAATAGATGACATTTTATAGTTTGTAGTTGTTATTATATAATTAAACAAATATATCCGATTGTTATAATAATATGTTCTTAAAATTAGAGTAGTTAAAACTTATAATAAAATATTTGTTATTGTAATATCATAAAAAAGGATTACAATGTTAATTCAATTTTTTACAAATAATCAATAATACTATTATACACATTATTACATAACATATTTTCTAATACAATTTTTGCCATTTTTTTATCATGTCTTCTTTGTATATTTTCATAAGTTCTTTTTTTCCATTTTCTTACAAATTGTTTCATATATATATCAGCATAATAACCACGATTATTATAAGGTGAAAAAGAAGTTATTATTCTAGCTATTCGTATAGTGCCTTTTGGAGCATAAAAATAGTTCCAACTACATAGCTGAAATCCTACAACCATTTTACCTTTATCTTCAGGTTTTTCTACAAACATTATAGTTGTCATTTTTTCCATTGATAATAATATAATTTATTATAGAATATTTTATATTATTATCAATTTTATATTTTTTTATTTTTGAATGATTTTTTTGAAATTTTACTACGATTTCCGCCCCAACGACTAGCTTTGCTACGTTTCAATGTTATTCTTGGCGAACCATCATCATGAAGTTTCAACTTTATACGAGCTTCATTTGCTGCTAATTTAGGTACGATATTTCTGAGTCTAACTTCTTTATTTATATTTGGTAAGATATTTTCAATATGTTTTTTTCTTTTTATTAGCTTATTACGATTATAATCATAATAATTATGTTCACCTAATTCTTTCATTTTTTCAATTTTATTATCTATTTCTGCTCTTTTATTATCATCAGATGTAGCCCATAAATCTTTTTTATTATCATTGCTAAATAATTTTTCTATTATATTTTCTTCATTCAAATCAGTGGCTAGTTTAACGCGTTTTTTTCTTGTAGTTGTTGGTGATTTTGAACCTTTTGATGAATTTGTTTTTTTCTTGAGGATAGATTTCAATGTTTTTGGCATATATAATCTATTATTATAAAATTATATTTCAAATATTTCGTGTGAATGGCAAATTAGTAATATCGCTCTGTTTCTCACGCTGCTCTTTAATATCTTCTTTATAATAACGAATTTTAGATAAAATATATTGTTGGTCGTTTAGCATTCGTCTTCGTTTTTCTAAATCACTTAATTTATTTTTACTACAATAATAAAGTGTCAATCCTACAATTGAAATAAATATTAAAAAAATACTAATATTGAATACATAATAATAAATTGTAACCCGATTATTATGACATTGTTTCAACGTTTGAAACAAATAATTTTTCGCCGAATTTTCAATAAGTTTTGGGTAATAATCCATTTAACAAATTTTTAATTATATAAAATAATATAATTAAAAAAATTTACTAATAATAACATTTACATAATATTTCTATTTATTCTAGTAGGAAGTCCATGACCAAAAAGAACCATATATGCTAAAACAATTGCTCCAATAAGAACACTACGATCTTCAGCAATCTGAATAGGTTGTTTCAATAAAATAAACATAATAAAGAATAAAATCAAAGCAATAATAATAGAGTGAAAAACCATAACTAACCCGCGCTCCATAGTTTTATATATTATAAATAGAAAAACTTTTGATTATCAATCAAAAATGTCGCAAATAATACAATACTGCTAAATAAGACAGTATTGCTACTACAATAGAAATAATCCAAATAGGAATTACAGTTTTATTTTTGTATCCTACACCAAATGGGCGAAATCCACCTTCAGTATTATAAAGGAAACCTGGTTTTATAAAATGGATAATGGAGAACAATACTAAAAATAAAAAAATACTTACATTTAATTTATGATAACGAATAAAACCTTTAATATTTGGCATAAATATCTTTCCTATTATATCTATTGAAATATTTTTATGAAATAAATTATAAAAATATTTGTTTTATTCTTCAAATTCATCATTATCTTCATTATAATAATCTCCATCTGTATAATCTTCACCTAAATGATCAATATCAAATGCTTCATTATCATAGAATTTATCTACATTTTGTTCTTCTAATTTTTCTAAATCATTTACTTCTATCATTTCAGCATTATTGCCTATATTATAAACACCCATCATTAATTCACCTACTATGTCTATATTACCTTCTGTCATATCTTCCATTAGATAATTCATCAATTCTGCTGTTTCTCGTTTATTTGTATTTTCATCGTATTGAAACAATCCTTTTTGCATGCCAACATTCCAACGGCCAATTTTAAATTTTTTCATATTGTCTTCTACTTTACGCTTTTCTTTTGACAAATTACCTAAGAAATTGATAATAGATTTTTTTTCTTTAGTTTTGAAATGTCTTGTATGTTTCAATATTTTTTCGTATGTAAAATTAATAGTCTTTTTATTTTTTTCTTCTATCTCTAAGAATGATAATAATAATTTACATATGCGTTCCTTAAAATCAAGCGGGTCGGTTATTTTTATATTTATTTCGTTCATATACATATCTAAATCAGCATAATCTTCATCCAATTCATCTTCATAACTACTAACTCTATTAGATGAATTACTTTGTTCTCTTATAATGTTACGTCTATTGTCTTTATTGATTTCAATATCAGCATTAATCAAATCATTATAATCACTAAATTCAATAAATTCATTCAAAATAGAGTAAAATAGATATATGTATAATGAAATAATAGTATTTTTATCAAATATGGAATAGTATTCTTTGTCATCTTTCATAATCGGTGAAATAACTGGTATATTATTGGATAATAATTGTACATTCTCCAAAGTAAATGTAATTTCTTGAAGCAATCTCAAAATAGAAGTATCACCTTTGAATTTATCTATACTTTCATAATATTTTTTTATGATAGTCTCTACTGTTTGATTATCATTTTGAGACAGCCCCCAATGTTTTGGTACTTTATAACCTTTGTTATTATTGATTATAACGGTAGGGTATATAGAACTCATAGAATGAATTATATTTTTCATATATTGTATAAATGAGTATAGTTCTTCATTATTTTGTTTATTATCTTGCCAAGCGCTTATCGTAGATATGAAAGTCATTGTATTCGTCAAATCATTTTTTGATAAAAATGTGGCGTGTTTTTTAAAAAAATCAAATATGCGTTCTTTTAATACATCATTTTTTTCATATAAATAATCTTTTAGATTATTCAATTCATTCGTTGGTTCAAAAACCATAACTTCTGGATTATATTTATTCAACACATTTCTTAATAATTCTCTCATATTACTATCTATAATCAATGAATCTGATTTATCTAATACTTCTATGATGTCTTTCAATATATCAACTTTTGTAAATTCAATTGGTTTTATAATTTCAACCAAATTATTATTATTGACGTAACTCATCAATTGAAGAAGATTATCAACACTATAATTTTTACCATTTTTCTTCAAAAATTCTTTTTTATCTTGTAAAGTCCAATTCACTTGATAACCTGGAGGTTTTTCATTACAAATAACTCTATAATTTTCAGGAATAGGTAAACCTCTATCAAAATTACAATAATGTATAAAGGCCGCATATATATTTTCTTCCAAATGACCAATTGGTATGGTAGGATATTTAATTCCCGTAAATGTTGGATTATACAATAATGCCGCTTTTGATATTTCTTTTACATCCTTTATTATTAGCGATAATTTCAATGTAGAACGCAAATAAACTTTTATGTTCTCATCTTCTTCTGTAAAATATACAATAGGAATATAATTCTTTGTTTCATTACAACAAGCATTTTCCATAAATGGTATTAATGAACTTGTTTTCAATAATAAATCCTTTGATTTCACTATTTTATTTATTGCCTCCATAATAGCATAGCCATACTGGTTCGCTTTACTCTTTATAATATTATAAAACTGGTGTTGTGATGGCTTACCATCATTCAATAATTCAATAAATTCTTTATGAAAATCAGGAGATATATTATTTATTTTTTTGATAATAGAATATCCTACTACAGGTGGTAAGAAATTATTCCATTTTGTGATACTATGTTCTTCATTTGGAATTAATTGTGGATTTAAAATATTATATTCGCGTTTTTTCAAATACAATTCGTTGATTTCATCGCGTTTTAATATATATTTATCCATTATAACTTTCATACGGTCAGATATTTTGGCGGCGTTTAATTTTTTTATAGATTTCCAAGGTGAAATAGAACTTCCACATCCTTCTACTACGCATGCTATATATTTCAATCCTGTATAATCTTCAACTCCACCATCTAAAGGGTAACCACTGAATGATCGTAAACATCCAGGAAATGTCTTTTTTGTTTGAAACGAAGGAATGGCTGTTTGTATATGAATAAACAAAACACAAGCAATAATAATAATAGAAAATTCATTATAATAATCTTTGTAACTATCCACCTTTTTACCTGTTTTTTCTTCTTTTTTCAATCTTTCTTTTTCATAAGTCTTTTCGCTTACAATAGCCTTTGACATTATTTCATTGGATACTCTCATTACGAATTCAACAATATCATTTATAGGGATATCAATATTTGATGATATAGTATGTAATACATTGTAAATCATTTCTGAAGTTTCGTTTTCAAACACAGGTTTTTCTTGTTTTTTCGTTTGTTGATTTACTGTTTCTAATAAAACATCTCCCATATCTTTTTCCATAATATCACGTGTGCTAATACGTCTACCGCTTTCATCATACCCTTCTTCATTGCTTAATTCTCTTTTACAAATTATATATCCACTATGTTTATCTACATGTGAATCGCCATCATCACTTAAAGCACCAATGTCCCTACAAATTTCATCCAACAATAATTGATAATTGCCTCCATTTACAAATTCGGATGCTAATTTATATAAAAACATAGGTAATAATTTTGTATTTGTATCAATACAATAAAACCAATATTGGCTTTCATCTAAATTATCAACCATAGGATAGCGGCAATATTTATCAACAAACCTCATTATATCCTGCTGTTTTTTTGTGAAATCATCTTGACCAAGAATCAAATCTCGTAATTCAATATGAGGAGAACTCAAAACATCACTAGCATTCGCAAATTTTCCAAGTTCATAAGCTAAATTATTAGATTTATATAATTGTATTTCATTCAAAATTTGTTTTTTTATGATTTTTCGTCTATAGTATTCAATATCATCTTCTAGTGTTTTTTCTAATTCTTCTACTGAAACCACATATCGTTTATCAAATTCATTAATTAATTTTTGTTGTGATAACATTTTCAGTCTTGCTGAGGCATCTGATAAATTTTCACAAATATTATTCTTAGCATTTTTAAAGCATTTCATATCAATATTACAAAACAATGAATTTGTATCCAAGAATGCTTCGCTGTCTATTTTATCGTCGTGAACCCAATTATTTTTCAAACGACGATAATATTGAGTTTTTTTTCTCAAGTCTGCTTCATTTTCAATTTCTTCTTTTTCCTTATCAGTCAATTTATTGATATCAACATCAGCTGGTAATCTTGGTTTGATTTCCAATATAGCATAATCTCCATCCCGAACTAATTTCTTTTTCAATATGAGTGTAGATGCTAATTCTTTTGATATTTCGCGTGGACAATCGTGTTTTTGAACAAGATTTTCAGCCAAATATTCCAAAAAATCATCTGCTAACATTTTCTTTTCTTCATCTTTATATTGCTTTATTATATCATAAGGTGCATCATCAAATTCTTTGTCATAAAAAACTTCATCATTGTTATTATCTTTTTGTAAATCTTTTATGCTTTCATAATATTTTGATAAATACCGTCTTGTACAATCAGTTGCTTTCACTTTTTCAAGATCGCTCATTTCATCAACATTCGGTTTAGATAAAATATCCATCAAATTATTCGGTGTCATCAATGGTATAAGTAATGTTTTCAATAAATTAGTAAATAAACCACCATTATCCAATTGTAAAATCTTGGATAAAATTTCAACAGAAGACAATTCTGTATTTTCTTTTGTTTTTGATAAAAATTTATAATTTTCAAAAAAAGCATCATTCATTTCTTTTTTTTCATTCAATAATTTTATTATTGAATTAGCATTTTGTTGTACATTATACTTGTTTGTTTTTATAATAGTATATTTGTTTGATTTTTCAACAAAAGTTCTCTTCAATTCATTTATTTTTTCTTTTATAAAATACCGAATTTCCAAATATTGTTTATAACTAATGTCATTAGAATAAACCATAAACGGTTCCAAATAATTTACTACGTCAATAAACGAAACCTTGTCTTTTATATATTTACGAATAATACGAATAAGTGTTCTTGTTTTTGGTATTATAACTTCCAAGAAATGTTTGTATTTATCATCATCAAAATTAATTTCATCTGATAATAAAAACTCTTGTATATTTGTTAAAAACTCTTTTTTTGTATCTTTTTCTAATTTTTCATAATCAATTTCATTTTTGAAATTATCAATTACATTGGAAACAATATCAGTTTTATTATTCAAAAGCCGAAATAACATAAAATAATCATTATGTAAGTTTGCTCGTTCCATAATATTAGTCATTGGTAAATCAATTCTTGAAAATCTTACTACTGGTGAAGGTAGCATAATAAGGGACTTTAAATACATTGTATCATTTGGTGTCATTTCGTTTCTTACATATTTTTTTTTACCAGTTTTCAATGACTTTTCAATCATTTTAGACAATCCCAAATTATATTTTTGAATAACATATTGTTGTTTTTGTACTAATTCTTCTGTTATTTTTGCTTTGTTTCCTAACTTTCTATTTGGTGGTACAACATTGATTTTAGAAACATTACTGTAGAAATTACCCAAATTATCAATAATGCTTTCAATATTTGTCATAACAGTTTTACTAGTCAACAGATTATTAGTATCTAAAGGTTCTCTAAATGGTGTTAAAAATTCATTTATTTCATTATAAACAGAAGAATAAGTTACATTTCTATTATTATTTTCATCAGAATAGTCTAATTGGCGCTGTTCTATTTTACGTAAACTAATTCCTAATTTATCATCAATTACATCAATACTTTCAATATGATTTTCCATATCACTTATTATTTTACGATTGCTTACAACTGGTAAAATCCATTTCAAATCTACTTCTAAATTATATAATTTATCTACCAAGGGTTTGTATAATGCATCTATTTTTTTGATATCATATACATTTTGGTTATCATCAAATTTTGAAAAGTTTTCTCTCAATTGTTTAAATCTTTCTATTAATAAATGTACATTATCCAATACTACCTTTGTTCGTTGTATATTTGGAATAGTAGATAATAATTCATCTAATAGGTCATTAACTTGCGTGTCAATACCATATCGTTGTTGGCCTTCTGGTATTTCCACAATATTTACTATATCTTCTAATTCTTCACCAAATACGATTGAGTTTGCATCAATATACATATCATGTAATTTTTCACGTATATTTTCATCTTCTTCCGCATCTTCTGGAATAGTGATGATAGATTCACCAGAATCAGTATATTCAATAGAAGCCAATTTATCTTCAGGTATTTCTAAAACTTCCCCTTCTTCAATAGATTGTTTCAATAAAGAGAGAGAACTTACATTTCTTAAAGCAGCAGGTTTGGGACGAATAGTAATTTCTTCAATTGGTATATCTTCAGGTATACCTTTGTAGGCAAAATCAATATAAATAATTTCTAAATCCGGATACGTTGTAATTTCAATCTTATCCTCATCTAAATTTGTAATTTCACCTGTTATAGTGATTGGAATATCAAAATTAAAATGAATATCCACCCAGATTTTTGGTAACAAACCATTTTGTCTGGCAAACCCTTTTTCATCACTTCTATGTAACAAACGTATTTCACTAATAGATTCGTCTGTTAAACTACCATTTGAATCAATATTCAATTGATAAAATTTATAATTACTAATATTCATTAATATTATTTTTTTATCACTTATTTGCGTTAGTAAATAAGTCATTTCATCAATTTCTTCATTCGTTGGTGATATAATTTCTATGATATCTCCCAATTCTAACGATAATGATTTATTTTTGTTTGAATTGTTCAAATTACTTTCATCTATATCTAAAATTTCCGCTTTTTCGTCCATTTAATATATAATGTTAAAATTTTATTTAGATTAGGACTAAATAATATTAAAATATTATAATAAAGCTATTAAAGATAATTCGTAATTATATTTAATAATTAACATAAGTATAATGTCAATTTGTCAAGAAATTTCCAATTTATACAATATTGATACAGTAAATTATAATCAAGATAAAATAAAAACAAAAACATATAACAAATCTAATGTTACTTATACTATTTTAAATTATGATAACAATTTTATTTGCGATAATGATGTATCAAATGGATATTATCGTTCATTAATTGTTTCATTTCCTGAAAATAAACTATTAGCTTTTTCTCCACAAAAATCATTAAAACCTGAGACATTCATTGAAAAATATTCATCAATTAATGAAACGATTTTTATGAATGAAATCATAGAAGGTACTATGGTAAATTTGTTCTTTGATCAACGAATTGAACAATGGGAAATATCAACAAGGGGTGCTGTAGGAGGTTCTTATTTTTACTATAGAAATCAATATGAGATTAATGCTGATAAAAAGAAACAAAATTCATTTTATCAAATGTTTTTAGAAGCATTGGGTTCTGGGGACAATCAATCATTAAATGAACTACCTTTGTTACAAGATATGCCAAAAAACTATTCTTATAGTTTTGTATTACAACATCCAGATAATCATATTGTATTACCTATTTCTAAATGTTCTATTTATTTAGTTTCCGTTTTTGAATTACAAGAAGGAAATATCGTAAAATATATATCACCATTAGAATATCAATATTGGGATTTATTTAAGAACGTTAATAATGTCATATTATTTCCAAAACAATACAATTATGAAAACTATGAAGAATTAAAAAAAGAAAATTGCTCTATACAAACAGAATTTACAAATATGGGTATCATGGTTACTAATGTAGAAACAGGCGAAAGAGCATCATTCAAAAATCCAACATATGAAGAAGTTAAAATATTAAGAGGCAATAATCCTAATTTACAATATCAATATTTATGTTTGCGTAAAACAGGAAAAATACAGGATTTTTTATTTTATTTTCCACAATATAAAAAAATATTTTATAGATTTTACCAAGAATATGAAAATTTTGTAAATAATGTCCATTATTCTTATTTGACTTATTATGTTCAAAAACAAGGTGTTCAAATATCAAAAAAATATTCACCTCATATTTATAAAATTCATCATGAATTATATTTACCATCATTACAAACTGAAGAACCAATCATTATTAAACGCAAAGTTGTGAAAGAATATTTTGACAATTTGGAACCGCGTGAAATGATTTATCATTTAAATTATGACAGAAGACAATATTCAAAAGGGAAACGCGAAATAAATAATGTTGAAGAAGAAATTATAATAAATGATGAATAAAAAAGTATATCAATACCATAAAAACATTGTTTTATATTGTAACAAAGTAATTACAATATAAAAATTTACAACGTGAACTTACAAATCATTATACATCATAGATAATTTACTTAAATTTTGAATATATTTTGTGGTATGTTCTTTATTGGAATCACCCATTTCTTTGATAGGCATTCTCAATGTATCAATAATATTTAATATCTTATTGGAATTAGATAAATTAGATAAGTCATCACTATAGTCTTTATCAAAAAAGAATGAAATATCACCATTATCAATAACATTTTTGTATGGAATATATACAAATTTAACCCACGCTTTTATTATGGCAGTAGGATTGGCTTTTTTTATTGTATCAAATGATGTTTTTGCTATTACTAAATCATTATTTTCTGGAAATATACATATTATGTCATCAATAAAATCAAATAAATGTGTATTAAATGCGCGTAATATAGATGATTTATCACTCATGTTTACTTAAATAAATAATGAAATTTTTATATTATTTTTTACTAAATACTAAAAGCAGGTTTTTGTTGACCAATAACATTCATTTCTTCATTTCGCATTTTTTGTAGATTGTCAATAGTAACATTATTGGATAATTTATCCGGTCTATATGTATCAGGTGGCGTATCAATAACTAAAGTATCAAGATTCGCAGAAACATAATTATTCATTTGTCTCATTCCACCTTTTCCTTTGCTACTTAATTCCTCAGGTGACATATTATAAAATGTAAATTGTTCTGAAACTATATTAGAACCATAGTTATCAGCTAATCTATATCCAACAGGTTCTCCATTCATATTTGTTGCTTGATTATTTAAAGACGTTATATAGGGTTGAAAATGTTGTACGATATCATCCCCACCATAAATAACTTGGTAATTTTTTTTCACTAATAATAATGCTGGTACACTATGAATATTTGGTGGCATAATTACTTTGGCACCATTTTCTAAATTTATATATAGTTGGTTCGTTTTAGGATCACGACTGCGTTTATCTATACAAATAAAACTTATTTTGTCAGTAATATTTGTCTTTGATATTACTTGTAGCACTTTTTGTGAATGTTTACAGTAATTGCTATAATATAAAATATCCATAATCTTATATTATAATAAAAAAAGCATTTTTATTATTAAACGAAATTACATTCTTTCACACATAGAATATAACAATCTATTTTGAAAATAAAATATACCATATCCTAAACAAATAGAAAGCATTTTTAAATAAAAATTCAAACCTTTATTTTTAGTAATTCCGATAAAAATAGATGTAACTAATACAATAACTAAAAATATAAATCCTAAAATAGATAAATAATAGAAATATATACAATAATCTTTACTTAGAGAACCAAATAAACTATCAATAAAATTATTCATTTATAGTTTATTGTAAGATAATAATATTAGTTAATTATTTTAATGAATTGACACACATACTGTAAATAACACGAGTTTGCATATACATTAATCCGTTAACGAAAACGCCTAAAGCAATTGCGAAAATGGTGGTAAAACTAAATTTTTTGATTTTAAATAAAGCAATAAGAGCTGCTGAAATGGAACCTAGTAAACCAATGAAGGAGATAATTACAAGGATAAAACTGATGAAACACCAATCTTTGCCGACTGTACCGAAGAATAAATCAACAATATTCATTTATAAAATAGTAAAAGAAATTTTTACTGATTTCCTAAATATTCTTTATAAGAAATAATAGTAAATAATACTAAATATTACAATTCTAAAGTGATTTTGTATTCTATACTTCATTTGTTTTGTGTAAATTTATTTAGACTACATATTTTTATTGTGAAAAATAGTATAAACAGTTATTTGTAAATAAATTATATTTTACTATTTATATACAATGGATAATTCAACTATATGGAAATTAATAGATAAATATTTTACAGATAATCCACAATGTTTAGTAAGACACCATATAGAATCATATAATGATTTTTTTAAAAATGGTATATTTAAAATTTTTAAAGAAAAACCACCTATTCGTATTAACACAAGATTTGATAAAGAAATCAATGACTATCGTAGTCAATGTATAATGTATTTTGGTGGAAAAGATGGTAGTAAAATATATTTTGGAAAACCAGTTATTTATGATGATAACAATAATCATTATATGTTTCCAAATGAAGCAAGGTTGAGAAATATGAGTTATGGAATGACTGTACATTATGATGTAGAAATTGAATTTATAGATATTTTAGGTAACGATGAAACTCCCAAATTAGTAGGAATAGATGATTTGGAGCAATATAGTTCAAGTGATGATGAATATGTAGAAAAAAAGAAAAAAGACATCAATACTGAAGGAGGTAAATTGACTGAAGAAAAAATTGCTGAATTAAAAAAATCAAAACGAGAACAAATTGAAAAAGAATTAAAATCTGGCGGTTCAGTGAAAATTCCTATTGGAAAAAAACGCAAATCATTGATTTTAACACCTGCTGAAAGCGAATTAATGAAAAAAGCAATTCAAGAATCAATGATAGGTGGTAATATACAAAAGAGAACATTAATGTTAGAAAAAATAGATTTGGGTAAATTTCCAATTATGGTTCAATCTGATTATTGTGTATTGAAAGACCTACCACGTGAAGTCAGACATACTATGGGTGAATGTGTAAATGATTTAGGGGGTTATTTTATCATTGATGGTAAAGAAAAAACCGTTGTTTCACAAGAAAAATTCGCTGATAACATGTTGTATATTCGTGATGTAAACGATGAACATTATTTATATTCGGCTGAAATTCGTTCTGTTAGTGAAAACGTTTCCAAACCAATTCGTAAATTATCAGTAAAAATCGTTACTCCTAGTAAATCATATAGTAATAAAAATATTGTAGTTAATATTCCGAATGTTCGTAAACCCGTCCCTCTATTTATAGTATTCCGTGCTCTCGGTATTATTTCCGATAAAGATATCATAACTACTTGTTTACTTGATATTAATAAATACGAGAATATGTTAGATTTGTTTATCCCTTCAGTTCATGATGCGGGTATGATAATGACACAACGAAACGCATTACAATATATATCTATTTTAACAAAAGGTAAAACCATCGTACATACATTAGAAATATTATCCGATTATTTTTTACCGCACGTAGGTGAAGTAAATTTTGTTAACAAAGCTTATTACTTAGGTTATGTAGTATTTCGTTTGTTATCTGTTTATACAGGATTAGAACCAGCAACTGACCGAGATAATTTCAAATACAAACGTATTGAATTAGTCGGCAGTTTAATGAGTGATTTGTTTCGTGAATATTATACTATACAACAACGGCAGGTAGAGTTATCGTTAGAAGAAATTGTCCATTATAATGAATCTATTTATTCTGATAATTTGTACGGATTAATTAATAAGAATTATAAAGAAATATTCCGTGAAAAAATAGTAGAAACAGGCTTTAAAAAAGCATTCAAAGGAAATTGGGGTTCTCAAACTCATACTAAAAGAATTGGTATAGTTCAAGATTTAAATAGATTGTCTTTCAATTCAGCATTAAGTCATTTGCGTAAAACTAATTTACCATTAGACGCTAGTGTTAAATTAATAGGGCCTCGTGTATTACATAGTACACAATGGGGTATGTTTGACCCAATTGATACGCCTGATGGTGGAAATATTGGCATTCATAAACATATTTCTATTTCAGCATATATAACTCAAGGCATTTCTAGAGAACCTTTTATACAATGGTTAATTGAAAAAATAGATATGAAAAAGATTGAAGATTGTTCACCATTAATGTTAGCAAATATGAGTAAAATATTATTGAATGGATTATGGGCTGGTTCTATTTCATCCAACCCTATTGATGTTGTTAAAAAAATAAAATTATTTCGTAGAAACGCGTTAATACCTATTTATATTAGTGTCACTTTTGATACAAAACAGAGAACCATATTTATATACACAGATGGTGGTCGTATTTGTAGACCGATTTTTTATCGCGATGATGAAACAAGTAAAATGTCTTTTGATAATAAAGATATTATGAATAAAATTAAAAATAATAATTTCTCTTGGAATGATCTTATTTCAGGTTTCAATAAAAAGATTGATGGCTTTAAACCAAATGATTATAAAATGTATGAACTGAATGAATTATATGAAGGTATTGATGTTGAAATTAATCCTTCCAAATTAGAACGTTTCAAAAAAAACAAGGCGATTATTGATTATATAGATAGTAGTGAAAGTGAAGATACATTGATTGCTTTTAGTAATGAATTGAGTGATAATGAAAATAATCGTTGTACTCATATGGAAATTCACGAATCATTTATTTTTGGCATGATGTGTAATTTAATAAACTTTCCTGAAAATAACCCAGCAACACGTAATTCGTTTTCTTGTGGCCAAAGTAAACAAGCTTGTTCTATGTATCATACAAATCATCAGGTTAGAATGGATAAAACCGCTGTTGTATTATGTTCAGGACAAATTCCTTTAGTAAAATCCAGATATTTGGAATATATTAATAATGAAGAGAACCCATATGGTGAAAACGCTATTGTTGCTATTATGTGTTACACTGGTTATAATGTTGAAGATGCTATTTTGATTAATGAAGGTGCTTTGAAACGTGGATTGTTTAGAACTACTTATTATACTACATATGAGAGCCACGAAGAAAAAACGAAATCAGGTGATGTTACAATAGAAAAATTATTTACGAATATTGAGAACGATGAAACAGTAAATGGAAAAAAACCGGGATTTGATTATAGTAAATTAGATCAATTTGGAATTATTCGTGAAAATACACTAATTGATGATAAAACTATTTTAATTGGTTTAGCGGCTAATAACGCATCTAATAAATCAGTAAAAATAGATATGTCAAAAACTACTAAAAAAGGGCAATTAGGTATTGTAGATAAAACTTTTATTACAGAAAGTGAAGAAGGTAAACGAATTGCTAAAATTCGGGTTCGCGAAGAACGCATACCGAATATTGGTGACAAAATGGCTTCGAGAGCCGGACAAAAAGGGACTATCGGGCTGGTTATTCCCGAAGACGATATGCCTTTTACAAAAGATGGTTTAAGACCTGATATGATAATCAATCCACACGCTATTCCATCTCGTATGACAATAGGACATTTAGTAGAATGTATTATTGGCAAAGCATCAGCACATTATGGTGGTTTTAGTGATTGTACTGCTTTTAATAATAAAGGTTCAAAAGTAGGTGTTTTTGGTGAAATGTTACCAAAAGTCGGGTTTCATTCAAGTGGTAATGAAATATTATACAATGGAATGACTGGAGAACAAATTGAAAGTGAAATATTTATTGGACCAAATTACTATATGCGGTTGAAACATATGGTAAAAGATAAAATCAATTATCGTGCGTTAGGACCACGAACAGCATTAACAAAGCAGCCTGTAGCAGGTAGAGCAAATGATGGTGGTTTACGTATTGGTGAAATGGAACGTGATTCAGTTATTTCACACGGTGCTGCTGAATTTTTACGCGAATCTATGATGGAACGCGGTGATAAATATTATATGGCAGTTTGTAATAAAACCGGTTTATTAGCTATTTACAATCCTTCTAAAAATATATTTATAAGTCCTATGGCAGATGGCCCAATAAAATTCGTTGGTTCATTGACTGAAAATGATTTGCGTATTGATAATGTTACAAAATATGGTCGTAGCTTTAGTGTTGTTTGTATTCCATATACTTTAAAATTATTAATTCAAGAATTACAAACGATAAATGTTCAAATGCGTATTATTACTGAAGACAATATAGAACAATTAGATAACTTATCATACTCAAATAATATTGACAAATTAATGTTTACAAAAAATATTCAACCACAAGAAATCGTCAATGAAATAAAACTTACATTGCGAAAAACGGCTAATAATGTAAATGAATATTTATCAACACCAAAATATATTGAAGAGAAAGAAAAAAGCCCTGATTATCCAGATACTTCACCTGCTTATGAAGAAATAGAAAATGAAGAATTGCTAAGAGAAAGCCCACCTTATAATCCATTCAATGACGTGAATGGTCCATCAACACCAAGCGTGTCTCCCCCTGAAAGCAGTGTATCCGATTTTAAAGCAGAATATCAACAATTATCAGAAATAGATAAAAGAGTATTGACTAAATTTATGAAGAAAAAAGAAGACATTAATAAATTGATAAAAAATTATTCTACTGGTGAGGAAGTGTTGTTTAGAGGTGACTTTTTACCAAATAGAATATGGAAAATAAAAAATATAGGAGATAGATTTATTACAATAATAACCGATAATTTAGAAGGATTAGATGATAAAGACACAATCAAAGTAGTTACAGCATTAGATATATATAGACCAAATGATTTTACATATTCCGAACCAGTATCTGAAACTATTCCTCCATATATGAATGAAACTGGGTTTCTCTCAACCAATTCACCAAAAATGTCAGGAGGATTACAAGAAGTAACGCCATCTATTAATTTCGCACCAGTATTTAAAATTATGAATGGCGGAAATGATTTTTCAACTGGAGAAAATGTCAATGATAATACAAATCCAAATAATATTATGAATACTGAAGCAACAAAAATGAATACACTAACTGATTTGGCTATATCAACTAATCCACAAATAAATATGAAAGCAAATAATGAAAAATCTGGTGGCTCAACTATTGAAAAACAAGAACAAGTTGATTTTAGTAAATTAATCATTAAAAAAGTATAATTGTTTTTTAGAAAATTGAAGTCAAAATAAATTACATAAATAAAAGAATATACTATTATTTATATAATGTCTACAACAAGCAATCGTATATTATCTATATATAAATCAAGAAAAACAATTTTGGATCAATTGAATAATCAAGATTATAGTGTAAATGAATACAATGAATTTAGTATTAATGAAATAGACGCTATGCTTAATAATGAACAATTGGATATGTTAATAACTCATGATACTAATAACAAAAAAGTATATATAAAATATTATTTTACATCAAAACAAATTAAACCTCAGAATTTGGACGATATTATTGAAGATTTATTTACTATTGAAAATGTATTAACGAACGATGATACATTAATTGTTATTATAGATGATGAACCAAATGATACCATTATATCAAAATTAAAATATTTGTATGACCATGATGGAATTTTTGTAGTAATTCATAATATAAAACGATTACAATTCAATATTTTAGAACATTCTTTAGTACCAAATTGTGAAATTTTACAGGAAATTGAGATAAAAGAATTAAAAGAAAAATTTAATATTAATAATTTGAAACAATTACCAGAAATTTCTAGATTTGACCCTCAAGCTTTAGCTATGTGTTTGCGACCTGGACAAATATGTAAATTTGACCGTTATAGTGCTACAGCATTGAAATATAATTACTATCGTATTTGTATATAATTTATATATAATAATATATATAATAGAAATGTCTAAAGTCGTTATTAGTTATAGTCCAAATGATTTTTTTTATGTAAAATTTGATGACCAAAATAACAGTTATTCTATAGATAATAATATGTGTAATAAATTGAAACCTTATGAAATTTGGGACACTAGTTGTAATAAAAATAATTATAATTATAATGGTATCAATAAAATAAATTGTAATTTAAAAGAATTATGTAAAAATAAAGAAAAAGCAACAGAATTACAAAGCATACAAAATACTCATAGTGGGTCTGACCAAAATTATTTAGACACAAAGTATAGTTACAACACTGCTTTTTTAAGAACTTTTAATTTAGGAGTAGGTATTTTTATTATTATTGGTTTGATTTATAAAAATAGAAATATATAATATAAATATAAATAAAATGGATATTAATAGAACAATACCAAGTATTGAAGGATTGTCAGCATTAGATTATGGAAATTCTATTATAAAAAACGATATTGATAATTTTAATAATTGTATAGCATCTGGATCAAATAGTAACGATTGTTTGAATTATTATATAAATGCATTAAATGATAGTAATTTTAAAGATAATATAATTTATGACGCTTCAAATAACTACATCAAACAGAATTACAATAAAATAATTGATGAACGCTCTAAATTAGAAGCAAAAATGAAAGAACTGTATAAATCAAATGATTCATTATTTAACAGCGATTTTAGAAGTAAATATGATGCTACTATGCTAACAGGCATTATTTGGTCAGTATTGGCTGGTTGTGTATTGTATTATACATTTACAAAATTATAATTGATACCATAAATAAAATATCATAATATTTTAGTATTATAAAATATTATAATGAAATCGCTAATTCCAGAAGAAATTAATTTCAATAAACCTGCTGTTATATTTAATAATGACAAAGGAGATACAGATTATCTAAATGGTGAATATAAAGCATCTTCTTCGTCTATATGGAATAATCAATATGACGCGTTTCGCGCTTTTGATAATAAACAAAATACAGGTTGGGTATGTAATATGAATTCACTTAATAAAGATGCCAAAAATAGATATAAGCAAGACCCATATAATGGGTTTGTTCCATCATCTTATATAGGAAGTGGTAGTAGCGAAACATATTGGAAAACCATCTCAAATGACAAACAATACCTTGGTGAATGGATACAGATAAAATTACCGTATTCAGCATATTTAGCGGAATATAGCATTATGTCACAAGAATTTCCACGACAATTTCACTTATTAGGCTCAACTGATGGTTCTATTTGGGAATTATTAGATAGCCAATCTTTGAATAAAGATTATTCTAATAGCAGTTCACCCATTTCATTCAGAGTAAATACTATATTGAATTTTGATCATTACAGATTAGTTATTTCACAATTATTCAAAAGAAAAATTGCTGTGATAACTGAATTAAAATTATTTGGTAATCGCAATGTTTTGGATAATTTAAAATCATTGGAAAATTATGATAATTATAGTAATTATACAACTACATATGATACAAAAATTAATTCTCACTATAATTCAAATACAATAAATCATAATCTCATGGAATATAAACCTTTTTCAAAATTTGATGCTATAACAATAAATAAAATAAACGAAAATTTTACTACACTTAGAGAACCTTATACACTTCAAGATTTAGGTAATAAATTAAATGAATACAATTCGCTGAATGGTAATGCCATAGTAAATTATGGTAATTTAGTTACAGGTATCAATAGCTATTTAACAAGTAGTAATAATTTATTAAATTCTTCTTTATACGACTATAGTGGAAATATACTATTTTTGAATAATGGTAAAACTACAATGAAAGATGCTTTAGAAAGTGATACGAAAGAATTGGCTTCACAAGAAAATAATGTTTTTATATTAGGTACATTGTCATTAGCGATTTTCATTATAGGAACAATTGTGGCTTTAAGAAATTAATATATATGAATATATATATAATATATTCACAATGGGTTTATCTGATTCAGATACTGGAAATTTGTATAATGGATTAAATGCTACTACAATAAATACAAATGATGTACTAATCAAACAAAATGATATGATAAATATTATAAATAATGAAAATAACCGCTTACAAGAAAAAAAAAAAAATGTAGATAATGCTTTAGAAGGACAACAACGATTAATAACATTGAATAATAGTTATAGATTACGATATGCTGATTATAGTAAAATACTAATTATTATTACTATATCAATTTCAATATATGTGTTTGTTTCATTAGCACGTAAATACATTCCATCTTTTCCTGAAGTTATTTATAATATTATAATGATTTTATTAATACCAATTACTATAATCGTATTATACTACAAATATATTGAATTAATGAGTCATAATAAATTATATTATGATGAATTAGATTTTGACCCACCTAAAATCTTATCAGATGAAGATAGATTGAAAGAAAAAGTCGCTAACCAAACAAACGTTTTGAAAAGTGGTGATATATTAGGAGGGTTGGAAGGTTGCGTTGGAGCTCGTTGTTGTAGTGGTAATACTATATGGGATTCTGGAAATTCAGTGTGTATTGTTAGACCAAATAATGGTTTTACTACAATTGATTATGCTTTATTGAATGGTGAAATAAATTTTAAATTGAATAATAATAATGACAGCATAAAACCTAATTCACCTAGTGAATTTGATAGTTATACTAGAATATAAAATCTATATATATATAAATTACTATAGATTTTATATGGAAGGATTTAATATTGGAGATTTTTTTAGAGGAAGAGGAAGAGGAGGAGGAGGAAGAAGATCCAACCCTATCGATGATTTACGAAGAAGAATGGATCAAATGAATCATGATTTTCAAATGACAGAAAATAGGTATAGGGTTCAAATAGATAATAATAGACGAACAATTAACCAATTAACATCAGAAAAACAAAATATACAATCAAAGTTAAATTCAAAAACTGAACAATACGATAAATTATTAAATGACTATAATGTACAATTAAAAGATAAACAAGGAGCAATGGATTATTTAACAATAAACGAGCATTTTTCAAATATAGAGGGATTAACATTAGCAGAAACAGACGCAGTCATTGAAATAGCTGGTAATTTGGATTGGAATTTTTATAATTCCATAGCAGGTCAAAATAAACAGTTAGACACTGAAATTCAAAATTATAAAAGTAATTATAGTACCGATGACCAAAAAGTATTTTATCAATCACAACAAGTAGATTATTTAAATCTATTTAATAGTTATTTATTTATTATTTATTATGCTTTGTTAGTCATATTATGTTATTTTTTATATTATTCAAAAACACTTTCAAGATACGTGAGAATAGGAATGATTGTAACAATAACGCTGTATCCATTTTTAATAATGAATACTGAAAAAATTGTATTAAATTTTATAATGTATATTTTTGCCATTATCAATGGAAACGCATATATAAAAAATTATTAGATAATGTTTTTCTGTAAAAATTGAAAAGTTTATAGAATAATTATAATAAATTATATAGCGAATGAAAAATGAATGTTCAAAAACAATTATCAATAAATAAATTATCTTTGCCTTTTGATATTATCAATAATATCAAAAGTTATGTGTTTTATGATAAAATGACATTTGAAAAAATCTCTTTTATACGAAATAAAAAAAAAGAACTAAATAATCAATTTGAAAACGAGGAAATATTGTTTTATTGTTTTCATAATTGGGAAAATGGCAGAGAATTACTTCATACTTGGTCAGTGAATTATTATAATAATAAAAACAATTATTCTATTACATTTATGGTTCAAGCCGAAATGTGTTTATATTGTGGAAATTATGTAAAAAGTAACAATGAAATATTACCATTAAATATTCGGTGTAATTGCCTTAATATTATTTAGTATAAAATAATATAGTATTTTTTATAGTGTAGTTATTTTCAATATTTTTCGCCAATGGTCAATTCTAGATAAAGCTCTATTTTCTAAAATATGTGATTTACGTATTGAATAATCTGTTAATAACAACCCATCTTTGTTATGTTGTAATACTCTATTTTGAAATAAATTATAAGACTCCAAAAAAGCCTCTTCAAAATCAGATTGTTTTTTATTCATATTATAAATCATACATCTATCAAAATCATAAGCCGATAAAAGGTCTGCTTCACGCACAATATGATAAGCGTGTTGATAAGGACCTAATGTTGGAAAACCATTTTTTTTTACTGTTGAATAAGACATTGTACTTATAATTTTTTTAGTGATATCTATTTCTTCATTATCTAATTTATCTTGTAAAAATTCTTCTATAATTTTCATACCTTCAAATTCGTTCATATATTTCTTATCACACATATCGTGTAAAGCAGCTGAAGTCAATATAATATTTTCTTGTTGTAAAAGCGTTGGGTTCATTGGTATTTCACTTTGATATATCTTATGTGCGTTATATAAAACATCCATACTATGACTTAAACCGTGTGATTCATCTATATTATATTTAGAAGTTGTTAATAAAACAAAGTTAAATAGTTTAGTAAAGAGTGACATTATATATTATTTGTTTAGGAAATAATATATAAAAAAATATTTATTCAATTTTATTCAAAATATTTCAATTATTATCAATTTACAATTCATCAACATCTATTCCGTCATCTATTTCTTCATCTTCTGGTATATTCAAATCATCCCGTTCATTGTAGCGAATTCTAACACCTGTCCACGCTTGGTTCTTTTGTATACCAAATTGCTTATCCATATATTCGTGAACATCTTTTGGTGATGGAGTGCCACGACTTCCATATGTTTCCATATACCAATTTGAAAAGTCAATATTCAATGCGGTTTTTTTTATTTTACCATTTGGATCCTTTACTATTTTATCACGGATATATTCAGCAATATAATCTTGACTAGCACGATATTCATTACTAGCAGCCAATACTATTGGACAATCTTTAACTATTCCATTTGTTTCAAATACTCGTTCAACCAACATAGCAGCAAAAGTTTCTTTCCAATTATCAAAATTTTCATCAATTTTGGGGTCGAGTTTATATTGGTAAGGATTTTCTTGGCTATCATTTACAGGGTTTTCAGTGAATAATGATTTATATGGAACTACACGAATACGACGCCAAGTACCATAATCATTACTTTTGATTTCCATCATATAATTGGAACAAAGAACTAATTTCAATTGTGGTATAAATGTAGTCGCTTCTGATTTATAAAGACCTCTTGCTTGTATAGCATCATTACCACTAGTAAGTTGTTTCATAACGCCGACATTAATTTTTTCACCCGGGGATGGTTCTTGAATAACCCCATATCGTTTACCTTTCAATTGTAATACTTCAGGCGATACACTACCAACTTTTGCACGACCTTCTGTTATCATTGTGGATGGAACTACACATTGATATTCACCTAAAACTTTTTCCATAAGAGTTACAAGTGCTGATTTTCCATTTCTACCTTTACCAATATACATATTGAACGTTTGATTACTTGATGTACCAATTAATACAGATGCTAAATGGTCATACATATAATTATACAATTCTTCTTCTGGAAATAATTTATGTAAGAAATCTGTACATAAGCCAATCGTTTCTTTATCTTTAACATGGTCTATTGGTTTATAATTAATATTGGTAGACATAGAAATATTATCTTCAGGACGACCATAACGGAAGCATTTTTCTTTGAAATCAACAACACCGTTTTTGAAGCACAATAAATATGGGTTTGTGTCTAATTTATTCATAAATGTACCGTCATAAAATAGTTCTTTCGCTTCTGTCATAATATTCTTCTTATCATTTGTTCGTGATAGTCTTGAACATATATCCAATATATATTGTGAACGGTTTCTTTTATGTTTGGTTTGTTCATCTTCAGTCATTTCATTTCTGTCATCATTATTACCATTTACAGTAGGAACATTATTCGCTACAGTTGTTATTCCATTTAATAATCCGAAGCCTTTTTTATTATATAATTCACGCAATTCTGTTGAAATCAGTTTTCTTAACGTAGTTCCTGAGTCTATTTCAACCCAACGATGGTTTTTGAATTCATACCAAGTATTTGATTTTACGCTCGTACAAACAAACCGGTCTTTATACAATTGAAATAATACACGTGCTATATCAAAGTCACCACAAGTTGCTTTCTGTTTTTTATCACCTCCTACATTAATAGCAATTCCAGTACCTGAAATTGTTTGTTCTAAAAAATAATCTACACTGTCTTCATTTACTTTTTTGTATTTTTCATATGCGTCTTGTTTAGACCAATACATCAATGACCTTTTTTGTAACCCTTGATTTTTACTACCATCAGATTTTTTCCATCCATCACATAATTCTGGGATATCAGCATAATTGAAATTTTTGTCTTGAGCACTGAACGCAATCCATACAATCAATAATTTATTACTAATATGTCTTAATACCCAACCAACTCGTTTCCATTTATCATACGACCCTGGAGTAACATAATATTTTTCAGGTAGTGTCATTGTATATAAATATGCTTCTTTCAATTCATAATCATTATTTGAAATTTTATCCAAAAACATATTCAATAAGAAATCTAATTCATTTGCGTTTGTAATTTTTGAAACATAACTATTTATATCAGATATTTCAATATCAGCAAAATCATTATTTGTAGAATTGTTTACTTTTACCTTAGATACTACATTATTTCCACCGCGATAATTTTTGTATTCATTGTATTCTTCTATAAAGGAACTTTTCAAGAAGAATGTAGGATGTTTTCTATAACGAACAGATAACAAATATATATTATTCGCAATATCAAAAGATTTTAGAGAAACAGGAATAATAGAAATTTCTTCATCAGATGGATCAAACCTAGCATCATAAATATATGTCAATTGGTATACTTCATGATTTGGTTTTCTTGAACCAAATAATTGCCAACCAGTATGTCCACTGCTAACACCTCCATCAAATACGTCGTCCCAACCATTTATATTTCTAATTGGAAGGTCTTCCCACATTTCAGCAATCTTTTTAATCGCCTTTTCGCGAACCATACATCTTACTGTCTTATCCGCATTGACACCAATTATCATATGAATACCATCTTTTACAATTTTTTTTTCAGCCAAAATATTTATTTTTGGTTTTTCCAGTACAAATACGGGTATTTTATTTTCGTCATCCATTTGATAAATGTCTTTGATAATGTCTAAGTAACATACTACTAAATCTTGTATATGTTCTTTTGTATGTTGTCTTTCTTTTATTTCCATGCTATACTTAAAATCAAGATCAACTACAATCGGGCCTTCATCTAATTGCGTTTCAGTCAAATATTCATTGCCATTTTTAGAAAGAATATCGCGATAATATAGATTCAAAAACTGCTCGTATTTATCATCTGGAATATGATAGTTCCCACCATAAACACCTAGTTTTTTATCAGGTATACGAGTATTTGTACTTTCTTTTGGTACTTGTTCGTGTTGTTCTTCGTTATTATCATTTTTTTTTATTTGATATTTTCTTAAAAAGTCTACTAATGTCTGGTTTAAATTATTTACGTTATTATCAATTTTTCTAATGTCATTTGACATTTTCATTGGATATATTATTCAGATATTTTTATTAGGATTTTTAAATTCAATTTTTTACAATTTCATTATTTTATTCAAATCCAACGGTTTTTTGAAAGCATAACTCCTAATAGTTTTACACAAGTATTTTGATATACGCTGTATATTTATAGATTATACAACATATTTTATAGAAAAAATTGAACTTGAAAATATTTATACTATGAAACAGAATAAATATTTAGTTATATATTATATCAAAAATGAAATTCTGTGATAAATGCTCCAATATGTATTATATTGGTATTGATTCTGAAGACCCTAATAAATTAACTTATTATTGTAGACTATGTGGAAATACAGACAATACTATTTTAGAAGAAGGTGCTTGTGTTTTGAATACTCAATTGAAAAAAGGTGAACAAAAATTCAATCATATTATAAATGAATATACAAAATTAGACCCAACATTACCACGCATTTATAGTATGAAATGTCCTAACAAAGAATGTAAAACGAACAAAGAAAACAACGATAAACCTACTGAAGTTATTTATGTTCGTTACGATGATGATAATTTAAAATATTTGTATATTTGTGTTGAATGTGATACCACATGGAAAACAGATTCAGAAAAATAGAAACGTTTTGTATAAAAATTTACAGCATTTTTTTACAAAAAATTGAATTCAACGTTATAAATAAAGTAAAATAATAATTTAGAAATATACTATTATATATTATAACATAACATGGCTGATAAATATGGTTCTGACGATGATGAATATGACCCAACCGATGATATTGAAGACGAAGAAGTAGATGTTCCTAAAATAAAAATAACCAAAACTATTAAACCAAAATTGATTGATGATGATGAAGATTACGATGAAGATGAAGATGAAGATGAAGAATTAGATGATGATGTTTTGGATGAAGATGAAGATGAAGACATTAATGACGAGAATATTGAAGAACTTATTGGTAAAATAAATAGTAAAGAAAATATAAAACCGAATTTTCCCATGATAGATGATGATGATGATGAAGACGACGAAGATGTTGAAGAAAATTATTTACAAAAATTTGATGAAAATATCCAAAAAAATATTATAAGTGAATTTCACCCTGAATTACATTCACATAATAGTGATGAAATTGAAATATTATCTAGGGTTGTACGTAATGAAAACGGGGTTATTATAGATCCATTACATAAAACACTGCCTTTTATTACAAGATATGAAAAAGCGAGAATATTAGGTGAACGTGCTAAACAGCTCAACGCAGGAGCAAAATCAATGGTTGAAGTTGATAATAATGTAATTGATGGCTATTTGATTGCGTTAAAAGAATTTGAGCAGAAAAAAATTCCTTTTATTATAAAAAGACCTTTGCCTAATGGTGGTATTGAATATTGGAAATTCAAGGATTTGGAAGTTTTATAAAAAACAAAAAATTGATTGTGTTTTATGTTATTTTTTTATGTCAACAACCGATTTTTGAATATAAACAACAATGACACAAAGTGAAAATAATTATTTATCTAAATATAAAGAATTATTAGATATTGGTAGAAATAAATTGAAAGGAATGATTGATAATGACGTTGAACTTCATTTATTAAATGATGAAGATAGATTTGGTGAAATGTTAGAATTGAATAACTATGTATATACTTATTATAGTACAAATAATGGTGATTTAACACAAAGTATAGAATTTATTATTTTGACTGATGTTGTAGATGAATTTGTAGAAAAAATAAAAAAATTGGGTTATTGGTACATTTATAAAAAATATACAAATAATTATCCTGACATGAATATTGGTATTGAACATAATAAAACTATTCCTGAAGTTCGGACTATTGATGGTGAAGAACTAGATAGATTTCGTATCAAATCAAATACAAATCCTTATGGATGGAAAATAACAAAAAAAACGAAAACATATATAAATTTAGAACGAATAGCTCCAATTCACTTTTTGTGCGGTGAAATGATAGATTGTTTATTAGAAACTTATAACAAAAATTCATTTGATGATTATTTTGATGATGGATCATTCGTTGAATTATACCCTCATTTGACTGTTATTGCTATTGAGAACCCATTGGTTAATAAGAAAAATCTATATTCAAGTCTGATAACAATTTTAGAACCCTTATTAGAACCAATTTTATCTGAATTATAATTTGTTATATCAAAAATAATACTTTTTTGGTTGAGACTAATAAAAAATTCTGCTAATAAAGTTTGAGCGATTTTTTTCTGTATTTAAAGCATTTCCGAGTAAAATGAACTTTTTGCAAACATTTTCCTTCACCTTTTCAAAAATTGGACATTTTTCAAGACCTACCTACTACTTTTCCCAGACTTTTGAAGGGGGTTGATTTTTTATTATAAAAGTAAAAACTATTTGATAACAATAGTCTTTTTATCCAATACCACTTCTTTGAGAACATTTCTCATTATTTTATCGCGGTATTTATCTTGTTCGTCATCACCTTTTCCACCTAAAGCAACAGCAGCCAATTTGAAAAAATATTCGTTTTCCTTTGTATTGTTTTCTCTACATTCTGGATATTCTTGTTGCCAGTTTTGTAGCTGGTTCAAATTCAATTGTGCTATGCGGTCAATGGTCCATTTCAATTTTTGTTTTTCATTGTTCTCCTTTTCCCATATATCATTATCTTTTATATAAACTGTTTCGCGTTTTAAATCTGTACAATGTATCGGTAGCTTTTCTGTTTCTAGTTTTTTGAGTTCCTTTATGAAAATACGCGAAATACCATCTATGAAACCCAATCTTCCAGTTGTTTCAAAATCGTCTGTAGTAAGTTTCAATGAATTCACAAAATCAACTATATTCATAGCATCTTTACACGTTTCATTCAAGAAAATCTGTAGATTAAATTGGTTATTGTTTGTTGTTGTATTATTATTTATTACTTGTTGGTTCTTGGCTAATTCCAATATTTGACTTTGGAGTTCTTTATTTTGTTCTAATAATTGGTTTTCTTTTTCCAATAATTTATTTTGTAATTCTTTGTTTTGCTCAATGAGAACATTTTGTAATTCTTTACTTTCTCTGAATACTTCCATAAATAATTCAGGTGTAATAATATTGCTGGGAACAAATGTATTCTGTATTATTTCAGGGTCTTTATCATTAATAACAATACAATTTTTTTTATGTTTCCATAATGCGTTGTAATTCATATATTCTTTGTTACAATGACAACATATATGCTTTACCTGTTTACTCCCACCAGTTACATTCCTTTTATGTTTCTCGGATAATAAATGCTTATCATAACTTGATTTTATATCAGTATTATAATTACAATGAATACAATTTAAATGCGAATAATTTTTTGAAACTTTTTTATTGCCAGTTATTGCCAAATTTTCATTTTTAGTATTAAAAATATGTTTCAGTGTTAATAAATGTTTATTATAATCTTGTAATTTGCTCGCAGTATAGTCACAACTATCGCATCTATATTTTTGTATATTTTTTTGAGAATTTTCCATTGCCTAAATTATATATATTAGGCAATCAAAAAGTTGTATCTAAATTATTTTAATAAAAAATAATAAAAAATCTGCTAACAAATTTTGAGCGATTTTTTTGGTATTTTGCCCGATGTCCGAGTAAAATGAACTTTTTGCAAACATTTTCCTCCACCTTTTCAAAATTGGACATTTTTAAAATGTCCATTTTTCAAAACCTAACTACTAGTTTTGTTGGACTTTTTAAGGGGGTCTATTTTTGTTTTATAAAAGCAAAAATACCAATTATTTAAGAACAACACTCTTTTTATCCAGTACCACTTCTTTGAGAACATTTCTCATTATTTTATCGCGGTATTTATCTTGTTCGTCATCACCCTTTCCTCCCAAAGCAATAGCCAGCCAAATTAAAAAATGTTCATTTTCCCAAATATTGTTATCTTTTATATATACTGTTTCGCGTTTTAAATGAGAAAAAGTGTAAAACTCCCAATATTTAGATTTTTTTAATGAATACTTGACTATTTTTTTCACCTAAATAATTTATTCTTTTATGATAACCAGATAAAAACCCATCTATACCCTTTTGCGTTAATTCATGACCCCCCCATCCATAGTCATCAAATATCATTATACCATTTTTTTTTAATTTTCTAAAACTTAAAACCGCATCTTCTAATACAAATTCTGGTTCGTGATTTCCATCTATATAAATAATATCAAAAAAATCATCTTGAAACTTTGGTATTTCTAAATTAGAATATCCGCGATTTATTATTATTTTATCTTTAACTCCAGAATTTTCAATATTATTAACAAATGAGTTATAGATTGATGATTGTTCGTTTTTATATTCAGGATAATCGTCATAATCTTCCCAAGGATCTATACAATATAATTTACTATCATTATGTAATCCATAAGTCTCCGCAACAGATAAAATATTAGCACCATAAAATGTACCAATCTCTAAATAATTGATTTGTTTATCTTTATAAATATTTATATCAATATTATTAAACCAATTATTTGCTAAACGATATTGAGTACCAACAAAATTATTTAACATTATATAATCCATATAATATTAAATAATTTATATTTAAACGAATATATAAAAATGCTTATCTGATGCATTATAAATATTGGGCGTTTTGAATGAGAAAAAGTGTATAAAAGCAAAAATACCAATTATTTAAGGACAACACTCTTTTTATCCAGTACCACTTCTTTGAGAACATTTCTCATTATTTTATCGCGGTATTCATCTTGTTCGTCATGACCCTTTCCTCCCAAAGCAACAGCAGCCAATTTGAAAAAATATTCGTTTTCTTTTGTATTGTTTTCTTTACATCCAGGATATTCTTGTTGCCAGTTTTGTAATTGGTTCAAATTCAATTGTGCTATGCGGTCAATCGTCCATTTTAATTTTTGTTTTTCATTGTTCTCTTTTTCCTATATATTGTTGTCTTTTATATACACGGTTTCACGTTTCAAATCGGTACAATGAATAGGGAGTTTTTCTGTTTCCAGTTTCTTTAATTCTTTTATGAAAATACGAGAAATACCATCTACGAAACCTAACCTACCAGTTGTTTCAAAATCGTCTGTTGTTAGTTTCAAAGAATTCACAAAATCAACTATATTCATGGCATCTTTACATGTTTCATTTAGGAAAATCTGTAGATTAAATTGGTTATTGTTTGTTGTATTGTTATTATTTATTACTTGTTGATTTTTCGCTAATTCCAAAATTTGATTTTGTAGTTCTTTATTTTGTTCAATGAGAACATTTTGTAATTCTTTACTTTCTCTAAATACTTCCATAAACAATTCTTTTATTGGTAAATTGCTGGAAATAAATGTATTTATTTAAAACTCCCATATTATAGAGCAAAAAAATAAGAAAGTGTAAAATCAATAGACGTGCTTACCTATTTGGGATTGTTTCTTTAACGCCGATTGTCTTACAATACTTTTTCTAAATAATAAAAAATTGATTTAATTCATAAACAATTTATAATGAGTAAAATACAACATAACTATTATTCAAAATGTATAAATTAAATCACTTGATTAATATTGAAAAATTTGATTGGGATACATTATCAATGAACCCAAATGCTATTCATTTATTAGAAGCAAATCAAGATAAAATAAAATGGAAATTCTTATCATTAAATCCAAATGCTATTCATTTATTAGAAGCAAATCCTGATAAAATAGATTGGTTTTGGTTATCATCAAATCCAAATGCTATTCCTTTATTAGAAGCAAATCAAGATAAAATAGATTGGTTTTGGTTATCATCAAATCCAAATGCTATTCATTTATTAGAAAAAAATCCTGATAAAATTCATTGGGGTAAGTTATCATTCAATCCAAATGCTATTCATTTATTAGAACAAAATTTAGATAAACTTGATTGGTTTTGGTTATCATACAATCCAAATGCTATTCATTTGTTAGAAGCAAACCAAGAGAAAATTGAATGGGAAACTTTATCATACAATCCGAATGCTATTCATTTATTAGAAGCAAATCAAGATAAAATACAATGGTATTTGTTAGCATTAAATACGAATGCTATTCATTTATTAGAAGCAAATCCTGATAAAATTGACTGGGAATGGTTGTCAAGAAATCCAAATGCTATTCATTTATTAGAAAAAAATCCTGATAAAATTAATTGGAGTAAGTTATCACGCAATCCATCTATCTTTGAATTGGACTATGACGCATTAAAAGAACGATGTCTTATTTATAGTGAGGAATTAATACAAAAAACAATGCATCCTTCAAGAATTCAAAAATATTTAGATATGGAAATAAGCATTCACGAATTAGATAATTATTTATAATTTATTACATTTTGTTTATTAGAAAAAATATCATTTATACATAGTTATTTTTTTTCTCTATAAAATGGGCATTTTAAATGAGAAAAGGTGTAAAATGTCCAATTTTGAAAACCTAACTACTAGTTTTGTTGGACTTTTTTAAGGGGGGTTGATTTTTTATTATAAGAACAAAAAAATAGGTAAAACCCAAAATTTCACACCAATTATGATTTCCAATGTTTACCGCAATCCAAACACGTTACGAAAATGGTTGCTGGTTCATCCGCACTACGCGTTTGTAATTCATAATATGTACATCTTTTTGAACGACATTTTTTACAAGTAAACATATCAGTTGATGCCTGAATATTTGTATTAAATTTACTAGCATCGCGTTTCATTTTTTTTTCAATCAAACTATTCCATTGTTGAGGGTTCATTTCTTGATGAGTCATAAAAGCTAATGTTTGTGGTGGGATTTCACCATTTTTAATTTGTTCTAATAATTCCTTGTTTTTTATATTAATATAAATACTACGCAAACGATCCAAATATAATTGTGAAAAATGTGGATTTTCCCATTTTTTTACGATTTTTTTTGAACTGGCTTCTTTGATAGCGTAATTATATATTCCTTTTTCTAAATTAATAGCCAAATTATCTTCTACTAATATAGTTTTCAATTTCTTTCGTATATTTTCGCGAAAAAGATCAGGGCTTTGTATGTTAAATAATGAAGTCATATTATATAAATAGTAATACTGAATACTATTTATATATTTTAATTATTCAATTTTTTGTAGGGAAACCTTGGTTTTCCTACTTTATACGTAATTTTCTTCAGCCAATTCACTACTACAATCTAAATAATTTTCTTGAACTTCTTTTAAAATATTTTCAAATACAGTTTTTGGTTTGGTTTTTTTGTTTTGTTTTTCAGGTTTTTTTGAAGATTTCTTTGTCTTTGCCTTTACAACTATTTCTTCTTCACTTGTTTCTTCATTGCTATCACAATCTTCATATTCATCCCCGTCATCATCTTTGTCATCTACAATAAAACCATCTTTTACATAACCTTCTTTTGTACGAGGTCTATCATCATCCTCGTCTGTTTCTTCTTCACTATCTTCACTACCAATATCTTCAAATCCACCATATAATTCTTCATATATTGCGTTCCAGTCACCTTTAGTAATACTAACTGGCTGTCCATTTTCTTTATTTACAATTACACAAGAACCAAAGAGTAACGTATTATCAATTGGTGGTGGAAATTCATATTTATTTTCTTGTCCTGCCCGACCATTTGATTTACCATAAAGAGAAACAGAAAATGATTTACCGTTTATTTCGCAACCCCATTGAGTTTGTAATTCAAAACCTTCCGCGGATTTGAAACCAGCTTTTTTATAAAATTCACTTTCGTCATATTTTTTCAATTCTAATTCTTTTATTTTACCACTTTTATCGACAATTAAAATTACAATAGGCATAATGATTAGTTACTATATTATAAAAAATACTATTTAAGTTATTTAGGTAAAATATTTTTAAGGATGAATAATAAAATATTCATATATTTTATATGAGAAAACATAGCAATAAAAAACAAAAAAAAAATTTAAATAAAAATAGTAGAAAGTTAGGAGGAGTAGGAGAAGAGAAAAAAAGCTTTTTTGATACTTTAGCTGACCAAGCTAAAGAAAAAGCATTAGAAGAAATAAAAAAAAAAGGATTAGCAGAAATAAAATCAAATCCAGCTGTCAGTGAACTTACAAAATTTTTACCACAAGGAGTTATTGATAAGATACAACCAGAAGAGCCAAAACCAGAACAACCTAACGTTATCGTTATAGATAACAAAAAAGAAGAGCCAAAACCAGAACAACCTAATATTATTGTTGTAGGTGATAAAAAAGAAGAGCCAAAACCAGAACAACCTAATATTATCGTTGTAGGGGATAAAGGAGACAAAGAAGAAAAAGATAAAGAAGAAAAAGATAAAGAAGAAAATGATAAAGAAGAAAATGATAAAGAAGACAAATCAATGTTTTCTAAGATGAAAAATTTGATAAAATCGTCAGAAAATAAAAATGATGACGTTGTTAAATTGAACGGTAATGATTATGTTGAAGGAACTTGTTTATTTACTGGTGCAAAAGGATTATTTCCAAAAAGCAATACTTTAACCATAAAAAAAGATGACTTTGATAAAGAAATAATAAAAGAAGAAGTAAAAAATGAATTGAAAGAAGAAAAAAAAGGTGGAAAAAAAAATAAAACACAGAAAAAAGGTGGTGTCAAAAAAAATAAATCAAAGACAAATTCAAAGAAAAAACGTTCAAAGAAATAAAACAATATCTATGTAATTTCATATAATAAAAATATTAAATTACATAATGTTCTCAAATCCTATAATAAATTTGATAATAACAATAATAATTTCATTTGGAATTATTCTATCAATTCAACACCTATGGAATTATATAAAGGATAATTATTCAACAAAGAGAACAAAAGATTTAGTAAATAGTCAAATAGAGAAATATAAAAAATTATTGGAAAGACAAAGTTCTCATCAAGTAGAATTTATAAGTGAAGAGGAACAAGAGAATATGAAAGAAAAATTAATACATTTTATAAATTCACAAGAGTAAAAATGAAATCAAAAATAGTTTATTCAATTTTGTCATTGTATCTATCCCAACACTGAACTTTTGATTCGGCTTGCTCAAGTAATGTGAGTTCGTCATCTGGATGTTTTGGAAGTCTTGAACCAAAACAATCTTTTGTATAATTCGGGTCAAACGCTAAATTTCTTAACAATTTTTTTGCTTCTGACTTCTTTTCTTCTGACATACTATAAAAATTCTTTAATATTTCATCTATTTCTTCATCAGATAACGCATCACCGGCGCCAGATATGCGTTTCTTTCTTTTGTTTTGTTTTTTCTTCAGAGTATAAGTTTTCTTTTTTCTTCCACCATTTTTCAACGACTTTTTTGGGATTTTTTTACTAAATGTTTTCCTTCGGTTTTTTATAGTAACAGACATTATTATACTATAATATTAGAAAATATAGAAGAGAATGTAGATATTGTTGTAACAAAAATTGAAGTTGAAAATAAAATATATATTTTAAATAATATAAACTTATTACGCATTATAATATAAGTAATAGAACATGGAATTGTCAGCAAGTGAATTAAATGATTTGATGAAAAGGTTTCCTAATTTTGAACTTTCCTATGAAACTGTATCCCATAAGAAAGTTTCCCCTGTTTATAATATTTGTTTAGCAATACCACAAGGAAAAAAATGTTATGCGTGGTTTACATTTATCGGAGAAAAGGACTGTTGTATATTATTAGAATTGAACCGAGAAAAAAAAATATGTAAAGGCACCATTATAGATATAGATTTCAAAAATAAATTGGAATTAGGAACAATATTATATGGTACAATAGTAGAAAATGAAAATAACGAGCATAGTTTTTTCGTAATAGAAGACATAATACAATTCAAAGGTATTCCTTTTAAAAAATCCAATTTACAGGAAAAATTAGGATTTTTAAATGAATTTATGAAGTCTACACAACAAATTTTTAAAACAAAACAATCCATTGTATTTGCTTTGCCACTAATATGGGACGTTCAATCACCAACCGAATTTGACTGTGCTACTACATTACCAGAAGATATCGCCAAAAAAATTCCATATTTAACACATCATATTCAATATAGATGTTTTACAGAAATTAAACCTTACTTGAATTCAGTTATTACAAAAAAATTAAATTTCGCAGCTGTTGTTCAAGAAACCAAAAAAGTATCTAGTTATGTTTTTGATACTGTACCTATTAAAATGGATTTTACAAAACCGCAATATCGTTTTCCAACTGTATTTCAAGTAACAGCGGATATACAATTTGATATTTACCATATGTTTGCGTTTGGTAAAAATTCCAAACCAGTTTATTATAATGTAGCATATATTCCAAATTATAAAACTAGTGTATTTATGAATAGTTTGTTTCGTAAAATAAAAGAAAATAGTAATTTAGACTTAATTGAGGAAAGTGATGATGAAGAAGAATTCCAAAATATGGAAGAAGATAAATATGTTGATATAGATAAGGTTTTATCCATAGAGTTCGCTTTTAATCCGAAATTTAAACGCTGGGTTCCAAATCGCGTTGTAGATAATTCAAGTAAAATTGTTCATATTTCAAAATTGACACACGATATTAATGACCGTCCACAATATAATAATAATAATAATGGATATAATAATTTTAATAATAATCGTGGATATAATAACGGATATCATAAAAATACAAATGGTACTCATAGAAATACAAATCCTAATCCTAATTATAACAAAACCAACAATTATAGCAATAGTTATAATGGAAATAATAACAATATTAGAAAATATTAAAATATAATGAAATAATATATAATGCCAGCATTATCATTTAGTGAATTAAATAATACAAAAGTATTACCAGATACAAAAGTAACTTCTACCGGTGGTAATACAGCAAATTATGCTAGTAAGCAAGCAGGTGGAAGAAAACAAAAAAAATCCAAAGGAAAAACAACAAAAAAATCACGCAAATCAAGAAAATCAGGAAAATCACAAAAAAAGAGATTGTTTGGATTTTTTTAATGTATTACATCTTTTCTCATTTAGAGCAACGCCCATTTTATTAGGCAAAAAATAAAAAAATATAAAATTGAATAATCATTCAATACATTTATTATATTACACAAAGATAATATAATAAATGAAATTACTTTTATTACCGAAACATTTACAAGATTTGATAGGTGAGTTCAATGTAGAACATAGACCATTATTGCGATTAGTAATGAATGAATTAAACGACTATTGGATTTTGCGTATTGAGAAAGAAAAAGAATGCGATGTTTGTGGAAAAAATTCAAAAGAAGAATATTCAACAAATATATTATGGAAAAGATACCACTTTTGTGGAGATTATTGTATGTATGAAAGAGAATATTATTTACGTAAAAGTTATAGAGAGTATATCAAACGTACAAAATTACAAAGATAAAAATGGGCTTTTTACATCAGTGAACAATTGAAAAAGTGTAAATAAAAAACACGTAAAAATTTTTATATAATTCAGCATTCAAATATATTTTCATTTTTTTATTATCAATAATATCTTCCATATAATGTATAATGACCTTACCATTCTATGTATATTTTATGCCTTTATTCGCAGTATTTATATATTTCCTTTATCAAATTAGTAAATACGGATTTTTAGGATATTACAAACATAAACAAGAAAGAAGTAAACAAAAACTTGATAATATAAAAAAATATATGAAATAAACAAATTCTTATAAATTACTCACATTGATAAGACATTTACCACCAAATATTGTTTTTTGTTCTTTTTCTTCGTTATCCACATTTCCACAAGAATTATTATCTTTAGGTTCAAACACTCTTTTCCAAGATTTATCTTCTTCCCAATCTATCATCATATTTGTATATTTTTTACTATCTATTTCACGAATTCTATAATTGGATTTTTTATAAAATCGTCTACGTTGTGCCCATTGGTTCTGAAAAATATCGTGACTATCAATAATATCCACAATAATCGGTTTTTCGTGTTTTACTCGCAAAATTCGCCCAACAGATTGTGTAATGTCTGTTTTAGGGGTTACCATTACTAATGTTGAAAGTGTTTTTATATCTAATGCTTCAGCAGCCATAGCATAAGTCGCCAAAACAATTTGTTTAGTTTCGGTTTGTTGTAAATTAGCTTGTTTCATGCCACCTACATAATAACCAACACTTGCTATTTTTTTATGTTCTATAGCATCATATAAATAAGTCAATAGAGACCGATTATGACATAATACCATGATTTGTTTTTCGGGTTCTTCTTCTATCAAATCCCCTATTATTTTCACAATAAAGTCACTACGACGGTTATAATCACATAATTTTACAATCATACTACTGTATTTCGGATTACCACGAAAATCCAATTCAGTTTCATTGAATAAAGGGTCGTCGGTTTTATATTGTATTGCCCGAACACATACAGGGTCGGAATTTTCTCGTGCTTCACTATATATTTTATCACCAATAAACATATATAAAACCCGCGTTAATTTATCTTTGCGGTCAACAGTGGCTGATATTCCTAACATATATGGAGTAATTGTTTTGAATAATGTTCGTGAAAATTGTTCGCTACCAATTCGGTGTACTTCATCTATGATAGTCAACCCGAAACAAGAGAACGCATCAGGTGGATATTCTTTATCATATAATGTTTGAACCATACCGATGACTATATCGTTTCCTTTTACATCAAATACTTGTCCTTGAATTTTACCTACTGTTGCGTTTGGTAAGAATTCTCCTATTCTTTCTATCCATTGATTCATCAAAAATTCTTTATGTACGATTATAAGCGTCTTTTTTTTTAAAAGTGAAATTATTTTTAATCCCATCACTGTATTATGTGTAACTGTAAAATCACCTAATACAAAACGGTGGTTTCCATCTATTTCAAACCCATAATAATCACCAATACCTATATTTTCTAATTTAATTCTATACTTCAAACAGTCTCTAATTAGTTTTCTTTTATGACCTTTTTTTCTTTTACAATTTACTGGTATATCTTCTAATCCTTCACCACATATATTTGTTATATAGTATGTGCCTTCTTTTCTACCATTTTTAGAATTAGTACAAGTTTTTTTTATTTGTTTTTTATAAGCAGAAAATCCTAATGACCTAGCTAAAAATACTATATCATCAAGTAATTTTTCATTTTTTTGTGTTATTTCATAACAATTTTCGTGATAATATCCATCTGAATCAATTAACCCAGCTAATAGTTCCAATTGAATTTGTCTTGAATTACATTTGTATGTTAAAGGAATGTGTTTATTGTTAATTAAATTGTTTTGTCTTAGAAAATCAAGAAATATATTATTTCTATTAATAGAATTAATCCTATAATCGTATTGTTGTCCAGAATATTTTAAATAAAGAGAAGTATGCTTTGTTTTAAAACAATCAACAAGATACTTAATAACGCACGATTCTTGAGTACTTATTCGTGTCCCATTTGAAGCTCCATCTCCTAGCCAATATCCTAATAAATATGGGTCTATATCTACTACACTTTCTTTAAATTTAATAGGAACACGATATCCTAATAAAACTCCACCTTTTCCATGATAACTTTTTGGTAATTTTAAATAATCTAACACAGGAATATCTAAAATGGTATTTTTTGGTGTTTGTTTATTTACTGTTGAACTATATTTTAATGATAATATATGGCTTTCATTTACTATATAACCATCGCCTTTTTTTGTAGCAACCTTATACATCGTTTCTTTTCCACGAGCTAAGGATAATACATTTCTGGGTTTAGAGTCATCTCCCATTAATATATCACCAACAACTATGTCTTGAACCATTTTGATAGTTCCATCGTACATCAATATGGGTGTATCTTTTCCTAAACATTTGCCGCGTCCACACGGAACTTCTAATATTCCACCTGACCCATTATGCTGCGAACCATTACAACTCGGTTTAGAAACATAATCCATGTAGATATTTATAATATTATCCTGATAATCGCGTAAAGGTTTTACAAATTCTAATGAAATATCATCACCTTGTTGTATTTCAGATTTGTTCGGCATACCATAACGCGAAATTCCATAAAATCGCGGTATATAAATCTTGTTACTATTTTCACGATAAACTGGAAATGCGTTCACTTCATCATTCTTTGCTCCATAATTTACACCCATAATAACAGGTTTAACAAATAGTTCTTTATGTAATTCATCTAAGTCTTCTTTAGATAAAATACATTTTGGAATGGTATATCCCTTTTTGCCAAGATATGATTGAGAACATATGCAATCTTTATATTCAGATGTAATAAGTGGTTTATCTATGATAATATTGTCTTTTTTTTCACTTTTTTTTGAGGTTTTTTTATTATAAATAAATGGTTTTTTGAAATGGTTCATCCTATTATATTATATTTTAATTCATTTTATATTTAGCGTATAAATCAATTTTTTGAATTTTATAGAGAACTTTATACAAATAATATATATTATTATTTTATATATGCAATTTACTAATCCATTCAAAACGTTTTCAAATCCTATTAAAATGATGTCAAATCCATTGAAATCTTTTTCATTAGTTGAATTAACTTTATTGGTAATTTTTGTTATTTATTTAGTATTACCAATTGAAACACCATCATTTTTAGTAGGTTCTGTTAATTCACCAATTACACTAGCAGTAATTTTTGCTGTAACTGTTTTTTTATTTGTTTATTCAAATCCCATTTTAGCCATATTATATATTTTTGTTGCTTATGAACTTTTACGTCGTAGTTCATCATTCAAACCAATTACAATGATGCAATATACCCCTACACAAGAAAAAAAGAATAACGATTTACGTGATATGAACCCACAACAAGAAAAAACATTAGAAGAAGAAGTTGTTGATAAAATGGCTCCAGTAGGTAAAAGTGATGCCAGTGTATATTTACCAAGTACTTACAAACCAGTTAGTGAAAAGCTATCAGGCGCTTCAATGGTTTAAAAAAAAATTGAAAAAAATTGAAAAATATTGATATTATAATTATTTATTATATCAATCAGTTGTTAGTTTATTAGAAAATGAAAAACGAAAATAATCCAGAAAGAAATATTGGAAATAGTTTCCATTATAAAGTAGGGAGTGTTTTGATTGTTGTTCTGATTATATTTTTAGTATTTATTGTGCTTTAACCTCTTGAATAATTCAAAAGGAACAAAAATAATGTAAAATTATAATATAGAATACATTATTATAATGGAAAATAACAAGACAGTATATTTCAAAACAGATGATAACAGAATTATAAATGAAAATTGTATAAGATGGGTAAAAAAAATGAGTGATTGTTTAGAAGTTTGTATCAAAATATCGGGTTGTAATTTATATGATAATGGAGATACACATAAAATATGTAAATTAAATAATCCAGATAGTTATAATAAACTCAATAAACATTTTGAATAGAAATGCCCCATTCTAATTGTTCACACGTATAAATTATTTCTTAGGAACTGGGTTAGTGTCCAATTTATATAGATTTAAAACAGATATTAATGATGAAGGAATTATCAAAAAAGCTGGTAAAAACCAACATAAAAATAAAAATGTTGAATGGTTCATTGTTCTAATACCCCAACGGAAAATAATTAAAAAGATATATGTAAATGTCAAAAACCCTCCTATCATAGACCAATTCTTGAGATTTTTTTTTCCGTCTTTGCCAAAAAACGCCTCGCTCAAAAAACTAACAATGTCTCTTAAAAATAAATTTGGCCAAATTATGTCTTCTAGTTTTGCTGAATTTATATCGTCCTTATTATATTTTTCGCGATCAAATAATTCTTTAATTATGTAACCTTCATTAAAATATCCCGATGATTTATTAAAAGCTATAATAGCTATGGATAAAATACCAAATATAAAAAAGTAGACATTATATTGTAAATAATTATAATTTTTACTTGATACACTAAATAAAAATGAAAACACAATTATTACTGACGAAAAAAATAACAAAACTGAGTCAACACTAATATTTCTTATATGTTTTCCAGCATATATTTTTCCATTTTTTGTTCGTATAGAATGAATTTCGTTACTAATAAGTCGGTTAATATTATCAACAACAACTCGTTTATACATAATAGGTACACCAAAGTAGGTAGTCAAAATCAATATAAAAACCAATAATAATTGTATAGTTGTTTTCATAAAATCCAATTTTCCCCAATCTCTCGTATATTCACTTTGTATGGGAACATTATAAGTGGCAATTGTTTCAGCACTTTCTCCAGTAGGTGTACAGTCAATATAGATTTCTTCTTCTCCACGTTGAGAAATATTGGCTTTTGGTAAAACAATATAATTATCGCTATAATTACCAAATAAACTATTTGGTAAAAAGCTGTTTTTCTGATCAAAAAATATATTATAACTATTTTTATTCAAATAAATAGGAGTAGTAAAAACCATAGTAGTTATTAAATTAGTAGGTTTGTAAACTATACAATAATCTTGAGGAGGTATTGTTTTATTCAAATTGAATAATACAGAGTTTTGGTTATTATTATTGTACATATTAAATAACTTGTCCAAATCATTACTCTCTATATTATTGTTAACAAATTTCAATAAAAAACAAGTGTACAATGTTCCATATCCAGTAATTTCTTTATGTTCTATAATCAATTCTCCTATTCCTGAATCTACATTTATATTTGTCAATGTTGGATATGTATCGGTTAAATCTTTTATATTACTATGTAACAACGCAGATATATAAATATTTCTAGCATTATAATTGATTATACTATTAGGATAAGTTACATTTGGTACATTAACTGGAAATGTTACTGGTATTTTTAAATTATTATTTTCAAATATTAATTCATCTTTTTTTATATCTATATTATTATAATCATAAACTATTTTATTATTTTTATCAGCATCAGTTAATGTTTTAAAGATATCAAATAAAGACATATAAACTATATATTCTAATGATATAGTTTATTTTTGAAAAAACATTCTAAATTCATAAATAAGGAATGTAATTAAACAACGAATTTTCATACATAGTAACGCGGAATGTATCATTATAACCTTCAACATAGACATTATCGCCATTATTAATATCATCACACCCATATTCACCTGTACAGCTTTTACCATTCAAACTAACAGGCAATTTGGTATTCATATTACCTGTATTAGAAATAGTATAATATTGCCATTTATCGCGGCCTGTCATTAATCTGCGACCCATCAATGGCAAAATCATATCTTGACCATTATTATTAGCTCTTGTTAGAATACCTACTTGTTGATAAGACATATTTGTTCCTCGTGTTTGAACATTCACTGGAATACCGCGAACATCACCACTATCTCTTGGAAAATAAATACCATCAGATTTCATAGGAGGCGAATAAGGGTCATTAAAAGGGTCATTTCTTGTAGAAATTGTTGCTAAAGGAGATATAGATGAAGCATTTGTTGGTGGTGCTACAACTATGATATTGGGTGTTTTATTCTCTCCTGTATTGTTTTTAATCTGTGTAAAATAAATATACCATAATAGTATTACAATAATAAATAAAACGAATAATGTCATATTTTCAATACAAAATACACCAGGAATACATTTCTTTCCCATTTTATTATATAATTATATAATTATATAATACACATATAAGTTCTCAAAAATTGTTATTAAAAACCAAAACCGTGTTTTATTTCTTCACCTCCTTTCTCAATTCTGTTTATTCCTTGTTTCAATATATGTGGTATTCCTACATTGAAATCGTAATCAATTTCTCTTGCTTTATTTATTAAAACCCTTGTTTTCAGTCGTTTACAATTATAGCATTGGTCACGAATATTTTTAGGCCATCTCAATACATTGAAGCCAAGAGCAGTATATATTTTACTATCAATCCATTGAGCATATTCCCATATTTTTCTTTCAGTTGGATATAAATTTATTCTCAAAAAAGATTGTAAGAACCATAATGTAATTCTAATAGGTAAATACAAAATCTGAATAAGTGCGTCTGTAATATAATATACTATACAATTTGGTAAATTGGATATATATTTAACACCACATATAACATATGAAAAAACAAATTCAACAGCATACGCAATCAACCATCCAATATCTTCAAACCCCCTACCAACACCGATACCTAAATATTTGAATTCATCTCCAATTCCTTCAAAAATATCTTTGATACCATTACCGATTTTTTCAAATCTACTACCAAATTCAGTAAGTTTTTTAAATATATCTGTAAATTTACCAACTGTGTCATTACCAAATTTTACAAATGGAGCTTTAATGTCATCACCGAGTTTTCTAAATGGTGCTTCAAATGTTTTTCTCATCGTATCCCCTATGTCGCCTATATCAAGACCTTCTTTAAAGGTTTCTTTGAACCCTTCTTTATTTTTTTGTTTAGTCTCTTCGTTTTTGAAATATTTAATAAAAATAAGCAATAATACCAATATTATAAAAATGATGTAATAAAAATCTTTGTATGTCATAATCGTATTAATTTGTAACTATAATATTATAAGATTTTATTATTATAATATTTTACTTGTTTTTGATTTTTTGATTTTTATTTCCCATATAGTTTGCTAATATTTACTGTATTTTTCAAACTTTTCTATAAACCCTTCGGCTTTTTGCATCAAAGGTTCTAATTCAGCCATTCCACCAATGATTTTATTTTGGACTTCCATAAATTCTTTCATTTCACTTGTCATTTGTTCAGTATTTTTTTTGTTTTCCATATTTTCTTTTTTATCTTTCTTTTTATTTTCATCATCTTCATTTTCCATATGTTCTTTCTTTTTATTTTCATCATCTTCATTTTCCATATGTTCTTTCTTTTCATCTTCATCGCGTTGTTCGTCATTCATATTTTTAGCACCTTCTAAACTTGTTGGATATTTCAAAATATGAGTAATACATATAGATACAAATAATATAACAATCATATTTTTACAGAAAAATGATGTTAATAATGCAATTAATATAAAAATAGTAACAGATGTAAAGTCTCTACTATTAGCTAAATAGAATAAGTCTAATAATGCTAATATTAATATCGCATATAATAACACACGATTATGCAGTATAGAATTTGAATTTTTTTTAGATACAATAGAAGTAAAATGATTTGTTATTCTATTGAAAGCTGAACTATTGATAAATTTTTTAGTTCCAAACATTTATAAAGTATATTGCGATAATTTTATAAATGTAAATTTTACTTAGAAATTCCTAAAGTTATCCTTCTATATTATCTTTATCATTTTCGCTTCCTGTTTCACTTGAGCTATCTATTCTATATCGGTCATCTTCGTCTTTTTCTTCCTTTGTAGGTAAATAATTCATATTATGTTCAGCACTATAAATATCCAATATTTCTTTTACAACGTCTTCACGTTGAATATCTTGACGTTGAAATTCAAAGCTGGTTATACTCGTTGAGCGTTTTCCTTTGAATTTACCTAAAAAATCTTCTAATCCATTCAAATCATCTGTTTTATCATATTGTTCTAAATCGCCGGTTATAATCAAACGGCTATTTTCACCTAATCTGGTAAGCAACATTTTCATTTGTGAAATTGAAGAATTTTGCATTTCATCCGCAACTATCCAACAATTTTTAAATGTTCTCCCACGCATATATCCTAATGGTGCGATTTCAATGATTTTTTCTTCCATCATCATAGTTACTTCTTTTGGTGAAACAAAATTATATAGAACATCATAAATAGGTCTAACCCATGGAGCCATTTTCTCTTCTAATGTTCCAGGTAAATAGCCCAGGTCTTCATCTACGGATACAGAAGGTCTTGTGAATATTAATTTTTCGTAAATCCCTAATAAAAAGCACTTGATACCATATTCAGTTGCGAATAATGTTTTACCAGTACCGGCGGGGCCAGTTGCGATTACTATTTTTTTATTTTTGTTTTTCAATAATCTTGAGTATTCTTCTTGGCTTTCATTCTTCGGTTTTGTAAATTTGTTCTCAAAATTGGATTTTTCATTATACGATAAATATTGCATGTTCTCATAAAATTTGCGTTGATTGAATGAGGATTTTTCTTTTTCTCTTTCTATTTCCGAGTGATATTCGTTTAATAATTGTTTTTCATTTTGTTTCTTTGGTTTTTTTTGACGTCTCTTGCAGTCATCTTTTATATCGCCCAAATCGTTTGTAATATTATCAAAATGATGACTTTTCATTAAAGTATATGGCTATATTATTTTTATGAAATTTTCCTTATTGTTACTATATTTTAGTATTTGTAAATATATTATTATGATAAACAATAATAATATATTTTGTTTTTGATAAAAATAACCAGACAATTATATATTCGTTATATCTACACCAAAGTCTTCGTATGTTATATTGTGTTTTATTCTGGTTTTCGGACAATAATATTTCCTTGATTTTTGTTTTCCTCCTTTTGTAATAATTGGTAATTCTATTATCCAACCTGTGTTTGAAAATAATTTACTCAAATGATGTTCCATAAAATTAGAAATCCATTCGCGAACCAACCTACATCTATCTTTTTTTGGTATTGATTGAAAAAAAATACCAAATGTATTTGAATTAGTATAATATATTTCTAATTCATCTATTGTTTCCATAGGTGGCATTGCTATTTTCAAAAATTCTATAAATGAAATATTCGTTTTGAATTCTACTGAATGTAACAATTCATTTATTTTTTCTCTATATTTCTCGTGTTTGTTTTTGTCTTTTTGTCTTGCGTTGAAATGTTTTTCGTACCAAGTTTCACCATTAAATGCTATGGAAAAATAATATAATGGAATTGGGTTATAATCTACACACTCAAAATTAGATTTATCTTCAAAACTTACTTCGGTTATAGTAGGTAGATGTTTATGAATATATTGAAGTAGTGTTTTTATCATTGTTATAGAACCTTCACCTCTATCTAAATGAATTTCAGTTGAATATTCTGGTTTGTGAACATTATTACAAATTGATGCTGATTTAGGTAGATTTTCATGATATGATATAGATACACTGATACTATCAAGATTATTACCATTGATCATAATTTTTCGGCAATATATATGTTGTTTTACTGATAATACATTATCTGTTATTTGAAATGTATATTTACCAAAATTTAATGTTGTTTTTATTGTTTCCATTTTTTATTTTATTATATATTATTTGAACAACATTTTATCAATGCCTGTTCTCACACAAAACATTTTATGAACGAAAATTCCTAACACGAAAACAATTACTAAAGTCATCCAAAATGGCCATTTTGTAAACAAGCAAATCAAATATACAACTAATATTGTTACAACTGTATCAAGGATTGCTATATCAAAAATTCGGTATTTTCGTAAACCGACTTTTGGTTCTCCAAAAAAGTTTTTGTATTTACAAAGACCGAACATTAGTAGGGGTTTTATATTGTATATAGATTTTTTATTCAAATAAATTCATAAAATAAAAAAAATGAGAGAAGGGTGAATAATGAAAACATTAGGTTTCCTGTAAATGCGTTATAATGAATTATATTTTTTGTAAAAACGGCTATATTGTTAAATTAAAATTATTAAACGGTTTAAAATCTAGACAATATATTATTTAGGTGGAAATGTCTGTGTCATCTTTTACTGAACCTTTATTGACACCTGACGATAAACGCTTTGTAATGTTCCCTATTAAGTACAACGATATTTGGGAAATGTATAAGAAACAGGTGGATTGTTTCTGGCGTGCTGAGGAAATTGATTTATCAAGAGATTTGAATGACTGGGCTACGCTAACAAATGATGAACAACATTTTATAAAGATGATAATAGCATTTTTTGCGGGGAGTGACGGCCTAGTACTTGAAAACTTAGCAGCCCGCTTTATGAATGATGTACAAAATTCGGAAGCTCGTGCGTTTTATGGATTTCAAATTGCTATGGAAAATATACATAGTGAAACTTATTCATTATTAATAGATACGTATGTTCGCGATGAAGAAGAGAAAAACAAGTTATTAAATGCTATTGAAAATTACCCTTGTATTAAAAAAAAGGCAGATTGGGCAAAAAAATGGATTTCTGACGATAAAAGTGATTTTGCTACAAGACTTGTTGGATTTGCCTGCATTGAAGGAATATTTTTTTCGTCAAGTTTTGCCAATATATTCCACATCAAGCGACGAGGTTTAATGCCTGGATTAACATTTTCAAATGAACTCATATCGCGTGATGAAGCCCTCCATACAGAATTCGCCGTTTTATTATATAGTAAATTAGTAAAAAAATTACCTCAATCACGCATTCACGAAATCATAAAAGAAGCAGTAGAAATAGAGCAAGAATTTATTATAGATGCTATACCATGTCGTATGATAGGTATGAATGCTAAACTAATGTCACAATATATTGAATTTGTAGCAGACCGTTTATCATTACAATTGGGATATGATAAAATATACAATTCTAGTAATCCATTTGATTTTATGGAGTTAATTAGTGTAGAAACCAAGGTAAATTTCTTTGAACGAACCAATTCAGAATATGCTTTGGCAAATAAGAAAGTAGATGATAATGTTTTTGATTTTAATAGTGAATTTTAGGAAATAGAAAATAATTTATAACTAAATTTTTATGTAATAATCCTTTACATATTGTAATTCAATATTAGATTTATCAAATAATTTGTGAACAAAATTATTTATGTTAGTTGTAATATTATCATGAATTTTATAATTTTCTATATTATTTTTCAAAAAAGCATCTATTCTATAACATTCTTGAATATGAAAAATATTTTCTTCTTCTTTATTTTTAATTTCATTTTTTATTATAGAAAGCAATAAATCAATATCATTATTGTCATCATTTCCGCTAGGAGGTTGTATATCTAATAATAATCTTTTATATTTTTTTTCAACTGTATCATTATAACAATTCATTGACTCACTACATTGTAAAATATCAAATTTAGGTATATCTTCAAAAGGGTCTTCAGCGAGAGTTGTTTTAGAAAAAATAATATTATTATTATCCTTTTCAAAATTGAATTTGTTAAACAATAATGTGTTTATATCGAGGGGTTCTGAATGGTTTGAATTAGGGTTATATTGTCTTATGCTATGTTCTTCATTACTAGATAATGGAAATATATTGTTATTATTATGTGTTTGCGTTTTGGGAATTAATGCTTCATAATGTCCTTCTGTTATAAATAATAAATTATATACAGGTGTGTTATCATAATGTTTATGAATTAAAGGTGAATAATATGAAACTCCTCTATTATTATTTAATTGATAAACAATAATATTAATTTTATACAATAGACAAAAAGCTATAATATCTGTACTATCTCCCCATTCTTTATTTTTACAAATTTTTTCTGTTTTTTTACTGTGGTCATTTGCTAGTATATCAAAAAAAAGCAAATTTTGTAAAGTGTTTTTATCGGGATCATTAGAATTGTTGTATTCTTTATTATACTCTCTATATTCTTGACTGTTCTTTATATTTTTGTAGAATTCACATAATTCGTCACGAATTTTTTCACCATTTTTTATATAATTTTCATAACCATACATTAATTGTGCTAAAGCGTAAAAAAGACAGTTTCCATCACCGTTATTAGGAATTTTTGTAAATTTTTTCTCAAATTCTAGTATAGGTATTCTCTCATTAACATTTTTTTCTTCTTCATTTTTTTCTTCTTCATTTTTTTCTTCTTTATCATCAGGAAGAAAAGATGTTAAAAAATTTGTTATAATAGATGCCATTGAATATTATAATTTATATATTATTCAATGATATTTAAACTTATATTATTCTTCATTCAATTTCTTATAATATTCATCTAAAAGTGTATTTTTACAATAAATTTTATTAAAAATAACAATATTTTCATCATTAACTATGTAATTTAATTGGTTTACAATATTCTCTCTACATTTAATTAGTAATTCAATATTATTATCATTACCTTTCAGTAAAATATATTTTTGTATTAATAACTCACAATGCATATATTGAATAACTAATTGTTCATAAACTAGTAATTGTTTTTTTATTTCTAAAAGTCTATATTCAATTAATTTTTTAGCGGATTTTTTATCACTAATATCAAATTCTAACATATCTAATATATTTTTTTTAGCTGGGGTAGGTAAACTATCAAAATCAAAATAATTGTTAATACTTGGGTTTTTTATATCTTTAAAAATAAGGCTTTTCAATTTATCTTGAATATTAATAGGTGTTGATGAAGTATCCTTGTTATGTTTTTCATAATTTTTTTCCAAATCCTTTAATCTTTCAGAAAATGGTTTTAATATTTGATCAATTATGGACATTATAATATATGTTTATGTATTTTTTTCCCGTTTTTTCTTTAATTTCAACATAAAGGCGTCTTTATCTTGGTTATATTGTTTCAAATCGTCAGCTAATTCTTTTGGATAAGTAGATTTTGTATTTATTAAGGCATAATAAAATGCTGTTAATGGTATTTCTACATTAATTAGTTTTTCTTTATTTACAACAATTGAATTTTTTGAACTAGATGATTTCATATAAATAGCTTGATATGGGAAATGTTGACTTGTTTTATTATTAACCATTAAAGAATTATCCTTGGGAACATTTATATATAATGAATTATTTATATTAAAAGGATTTGTAATAATTCTTGGTAAAATATTTATAGCAGTTTCTTGTGATTTATCAAGTATTTTTCCAAATAATGTACAAGGATTTATATTTAAATCTTCAACTTCAAACACTTTTATATCCCTAACCATTGTATAAATTTGGTTAACAATAACATTATTCATAATTTGTTCATTTGTTATGTTATTTTTTGTAGCCCATGCAGCAAGATTAATAAAAATTGTAAATGCTAAAATATAAAAAACAATATTACCACCGGCTAATAATGAGGCAATATATGTACCACCAGATAATAATGCTGTCCAACCACCATTTAATAATTGTAGTAAAAAAGCAGACAAATTTGTTAAAATTGTAGGCATTGTAATTGTTAGATTAAAATTAGCGAAAATATTATCGTAAATAAACTTTACAACTCCAATTATAATTGTGTAAATTGCTTCTGGAAAGTACATGGCTGTTTTATATAAAAGTAACGCTTGATCACTAAAGTCTACATTAAATCCGTATTTAGCCACCACCCCAGATGTCACTCCAAGTGCCACTGCAGCACTTACAGTATTCTCAAAAATACTCTTAGCTGCTTTTACAATACCTGTCACAAATTGAAAATCTCCACGAAATATTGATAAAATATCTTTAAAATTATCAATGAAAGTACTAGTATTGATATATCCCCAGTAAATTTTTATTTTTGTTGTATCTGTTTTATATCTTTGAATAATTAAATCATCACTTTCTGTTTTGTTTAGATTTTTTGAATCTACGAGAAATCCAATATAATCAATTCTTTTAAATAATGTTGATAATAATACATTTTTTTTCATTAACATTTCTAGTACATTTTTTACACTATTGGTTCCTCTTCCAAAAGTAGAATAATATAATGTAGAAAATAAATTTGTATATTCAGGAAGATCCCTCCAATCTAAATTTACTGTTGTATGTAGATAAGCAGTTTTTTTAGCAATATTTTTACTAGTTGTTTCTGGAATATTATCTTTAACAGTCCATTCTAAAAATTTTTCATAAGTTGTAGCACCACCATAAATAATGTTGTTTTTACCATCAAGTTCAAAAGTTTCGTCAATAATATGTGCCATATCATTTCCACCATAAAAATGAACATTGCCGTATTGGTTAGTAATATCATTATCGTCATTATTCTTTGGTAATACATAATATTTTTTAAATGTTTTATTTCCTGCTGTTTTCTTTGATTTTGAATTTGTCTTTGATTTTGAACTTTTCTTTGATTTTGAATTTGTCTTTGATTTTGATAAAGCAGTTCCTCCTTCAACATCATGATATTCATATTCATCTACTTCATCATTATCAATATAATTATAATTATTTTGTTCAGGAGCAGGAGCAGGAGCAGAAGCAGGTTCAGAAGCAGGAGAAGGAGCAGGAGGAGAAGGAGGAGATGGTATAGTAGTTGGATTCCTTAATAAATAATTATGAAACGCGCGTTGTATAATAAAATTAATAATATTAATATCAGAATTATTACCTAATTCCAATAATTCATTAAATAAATCGTCTATTTTTTTCTTTTGTTCCTCTTCTCCTACAATTAATTTGTAATTGAGTATATCATCAATTAACATTTGTATTAATTTACATGTATTATTTGTGGTTGGATTATTTGGATCTATTTGAATAATATCAATATTTTTATCTCCTTCTTGTTTTTGTGGCATAATTAATAAATCATTGAACAAATTATAAAATAATTGAAATGGTATTTTTAAAAACTTATTTTCATTTTTTGTTGTAGCACCAGTAGTAGCAGTAGTAGCAGTAGTAGTTATAATTTTTTTAAGTATTTCTTTCTTGAAATCATCAATTCCTAAATCAACATCAGACATACCAATGTCCAAATTATCTTGAAATCCGATAATATCTATCAAACTTAAATAATCAACATTTTCAATATATATATGTTCTTTATCAATACACACATCAATTGGTTCTCCACCATCTTTTCTTACAATTGATATAATTTCACATTTTTCTGATGATTTATCCAGAGCTTCAATTGTACCTGTATATATATTTAAATATTCACTTTCAAATTTTTTTAGAGTTTTATAACATTTTTTCAAATGTAACCATCTTAAAAAATTTAAATTATGTCTATATTTCAAAAAGGTTTCATCATTGATTATACAAACATCTTCTGCTAATTTTTCAAATGCTGTATTTAAACTACATTTATCATTATCGAATGTGAATAACTCGGATTCAACAACAAAATTAGTATATTTATTCAGTGTTTCGGTTGCTTTTGTTGTATTGAATCTTTTAGCTTTATTATAAGTTTCCTTAGTATTATTATATGCGTTAACTAATGGCGTAACTACCGTTTCTAAAATACCCATTGCTTTTGGGAATATTTGGATTTTATCATTATCAATGTTTTTATTTTCAAAAAATGTTATATTATCAAATGTCATTATTAAATCTATTGAATTTCCATTTATACCCAATATATTATTCATATAAAAATCATCATTAAGTGCTGTTCCTTTTTCTTTAGGATGACCTTTTATATAAACATCTTTAATATAAGGGTCATCAAGAATAATATCTGGTTTACATAATAAACATTTTCTGTTATAATATACAAATCCATTAAAATCAATTGTAATAATATCTGGTATCTCAATAAAATAAAAATCTTTATCAATAGCTTTATTATCCAGAAGTTTGTTAATAATTTCTATAGATTTCTTTACTTGGTCTCTTTTGTCTTTTACAAAACTAAGTGATGATACATATATTTCTTCACCAGGGTTTCTAATATATCCTAACAATCTAGTAGAATAAAACAAATTTGCGTTCAAAGCATTTTCACCAGCTTTTCGTTGAGCGGTTTTCATAAATGTAGATAAATCTGAATTTGAAAAATTTTGTAAAACCATTTTAGAAACAATATTTTTAATTTCATTATCTTTTTGTTTTTTCATTTCTTCAAAAAAAGTAAATTTCATATTAGAATATGGTGCTGTTCCTAATACATTTGATTTTACTTTTTGTTCACATTCAAGTTGACACCCAGCGACCAAACTATTATTATTATTATTATTAATACACATATCTGAAACATTTTTATGAATATTGATAAAAGCTCTCATTTGGATATCTAATAGTTCTAATAAATCTCTTTCAGTTGGCACATCAATAAATATTTGAGAATCAAATCTACGCAAAATAGCACTATCTAAATTCCAAGGATAATTTGTTGCTGCTATTACAGTTATATTTGGCTTTGATTTGATACCATCCATCATTTGTAATAATGTATTAACCGAGTTCACCGCTAAGCCAGTTGGATCATTATTTCTATCTGGAGCAATAGCATCCATTTCATCCATAAAAATAATAGACCTATATTTTTTTTGTGAAGTCTTACATATATCGGTTTGATATGTACAAGCAGCCTTTGAAGCACATACGAAAATCTCTTCAATCTTCTTTTCAGTTTCACCAACATATTTTCCTTTAAAATCTCCAGGAGAAGGTGCGAAAAACAAAATACCGACATGTGGATCTTTTTTTTGTAATTCATTTACAGCTGCTTTCACTAAATAAGTTTTGCCAGTACCAGGAGGTCCATAAATAAGCAAACCACGAGAGGCAGCTGGATAAACATTCGGAAATTGTAATGGTTTTATTAATGATTCGTCCATCAATTTCTTTTCAATAAAAAGTCCAGCAACATCCTGAAAAAATATACAATCACTTCCTCCTTTTTTAAATACTAAAGGTTGTATTTTTGTACATATTTTATCCCATGGTTTTTCTTCTTCGTCGTCTTTTTGTTTGTTACTTGAACACATTTGTGATACTTTTTGCTGTAAATTTTCAATAGCTTTCAAACAACAAGTCAATATGGTTGAAAGATGGTCTTGTGATTTTGGAACTATATTAGTAGGGGTGTTGGGTGGAGTAACACTGGGAATATTTCCGTCATTAGTCGGGTTTTTAATTGCTGGTGGTTGTGATTCACCCACGCCACCATTAAAACCAATTTGTTTTGTTTCTTTCAAAACATTGAATAATACAGCTGCGCACGAATAACTAACCAATGCTCCTGGTAATTCATTTATTGTTAAATAATATGTGGCGTTTTCATATAATTGTTTTGCTTGTTGAAATTTTGGGTCACCCCCATATTGTTTATTTAATTCTTCCAATTCGTATTTACAATTATTCATAATATATATATATTTATATATAATATGGCTCTTTCAATCTCAAATGAAAATTTTAATTCTTCTAAAGATAAATATATTTCATATATTGAAAGTAGTGTTCCAAGAGATTTCAATTTGTTATCTGAAGAGGGAACAAAAACATACAATTTGTTTAAATCATTAAAAGAAAAAGAAGAGCCTTTAGATATAACAATAATTGTAGAAGAAAATACAAATATTGAAAATATCAAAAATTTAGCTAAAGTTATTAATATTTCTGAAAAATCCGCAATAACAACTAAAAATAAACAAAACAATTTACAACAAGAATTACCTTCTCCCGGCCCTGGTGATAAAGACAATGACCTAAATAAGATAAAAAAACAAGAAGAATTGCTAAAATTGATTAGTAATTCTAATTATACTATGAAAGTAAAACAAGAAGAAAAACGCCGTCAAATACAGTATATATATTTACAAAAGCAAATTGAAAAAAATAAATTGAAATTCAAAAAAGAATCTTTTAGTTTTTTTAAAAAATCTCATGAATGTATGGTATTTTTATTAGGAGATTATTATCCTTTGAAAATAATTGGTGGAGCAGTATTGATTCCAATCGGGTTTGTTGCTGTATCAAATATTATGAATCCAGCAACATTAGCCAGCATATTAATGAATATTTATAATAAACCATATTTATTCAATTGGTTCTTGGATATTCTTACAAATCTTGGCTTACTTACTCCAACAGAATTACAAACATTAAAAAACTTATATGACAAATTTATGGTAATATACAATTTGAATCCAACAAAATTTATTAATGACCCTAAATTTTTAGAAGATTTATTAACAAAAATTTTTGATTCAACATTAGATATGAATGACCCTAAAAATAAAGAATTCGCGCCTTTCGTTAATGTATTTCAAAATTTATGGAATATAATAAAAATTAAAAAAGAAGGGTTTGAAGGACTAATTAACGCTTACAATGCTGGTTCATTCTATGAAAATGAACAAGTTACATATTTATTAAGTGAAATAAATAAATTAATTACAGATAAAATAGATCCACAACAATTGCCTTTTCTCAATGACAAAATCAAATCTATTCTTGAAAACTTGATTAAGATATATCCTAAAACTGAACAAAAAAATATAGAAGAAATAAATAAAATAATTCAATATTTAAGTCAAAACTCTAATAATATAACTGATCCTCAAAAAAATTTTTTAACAGACTTATATGAAAGTCGTCAAAACTCGTTGAAAGAACAAGAATATTTAGAATCATTAACAAAAGGATTGATTGAAGTTAGAGAATTATTTTCAAAACCATATGATAAGGATGAATTATTAAAAAAAATAATTAATTTAAAAAACGATTTATATCCAGAAACAAATAAATTTATAGATTTAATTATAAAAATAATAGAGTTTAAAACAGACCCAACAATTGACTTGACAAGTGAATTGTCAAAATATGTTGATCAAACAAATATAACACCTATATTGAAAGCTGTAACAAATAATGATCCTGAACTATTTGAATTATTATTCAAATCATTAAACAACAATGAATTTGTAGAAATAAAGAAACATTTAATTCCAAAATTAGAGAATTTAGTTACTAACACCGATTATTTATTATACGATTTATTTTTTAAAGAAGATGGTATATTCAAAAAAATATCAGATTTTTGTAACGCAAACACAAGCCAACCTCTCTCATCTAATTTGAAGAGTGATTTGGAAAATGCTGTAAAAAATATAAATTTATTAAATGTCAAAACTGAATATAAAAATTTAATGAATAATATTATTCAATTTATTGGAAATAAGAAGTGTGACAATAAGATTAAAAATATTATTGATTCAGAAATTACACAATTAAAGGATGATAACAAAGAGCCATCACAACGTACTTTTAATTTTGATATGACATTAATTACAAAAATAAAAGACTTGATTGAAAATCCAATGTTAAAATCAATATTGTCTTCAATTGGATTAGTAAGATATATTTATGGTCATATTCGCACTACTGAACAAATTTTATTAAATTCTCCAAAAATTGATAAAACAATTGTGTTAAAAGGTATAGCAACGTCTATTTTAAATTCAGTAGGGACAAAACAATTATTTAATACAGGAAGTCAATTCATTGCTCCATATGTAGCAGAGTTTTCCAAAGATTTTATAATTAAGCCGATTTCAGATATAATTGAACGTACTTTTATAAATCCAGCACCGAATACAGACCCTTCTCATATTTTAGAATTATTAGAAAATGATAAATATCCATTGAACGAATTAAAAGAAATAATTAATTACCAAATACCAGAATTAATAAAAGATATTTTGAAAAAATATACAACAGCCTCAGAAGAAGAAAAAGAAAAAGAAAGACAAAACGCAATTTATCTATTAAATAACATAGTTGTAGAAGAAAATATAAATAATAATAATCCTGACCCAGATAATATTTTTACAGATATTCTACATTTTTTGAAATACTTAAATATTAATGAAATAATTGCTGGTAATAGAATATTAAATATTAATGAAAAAAATTATATTGATTCATTAATTCAAACATTAATAAACAAAAAAGATAATCAACAACCATTAACATTGTTATCTTATTTTAAAAATAATAATATTGATAGAATAATTAAAATATTATCAAACATTTCACAATTAAAACCAGCTAATATTTCACAATTGAAACCTGGTTATGTGGCTCAACAAAAGGAACAATCGTCATCCAATATTGAGGACCCAAACATGATGCTTTATATTGAAAATATTGAAATTATAGAAAACCTATCAGAAAATAATAATGAAAAAACCGAACAATTATTTGGTTTGATAAAAATAAATAAAGAAAAAGGTTTTGATTTTCCTCAAATTCAAGAATATGTTATTTCTTTATTGAAAGATAATATAGAACCATTAAATATAGAAATAAAAAATTATGATGCTTCTGATATTAAAACGAATGAAGAATTATATAAAATTTTGGAAAATTATTATAATAAAATGAAAGAAATCATTACTTCCAATATGGACGGAAAATATAAAAAAGAATTATTAGATGAAATGAGCAGTTATTTAGAAAAAAACAATAATATTGATAAATATTTAAATGATAATAATGATAAAAGTATTCGCAAAATATACATTGATTTATCAGGATTACTTAAAAACAACGAAAATGACTATAATAATATTAATTCAAGTGAAGGTTCACAATTTTTTTCAAATTTTTTGAAAAATTTAAAAATTTTTACACAAGAAAAATTTGAAAAAGATAATCGTGAAGGATTAGGATTATCTGAATTTAATATCAAAAATATGGATTTTTATAAAATAAAAAATATTTTAAAAAAAATAATTATGATCAATGTAAATAATATAAAACCGGAAATGATAACCAAATATTCACAATTTATAGACACTTTATCAAAAAATAATAACATTGAGCCTTATATTAAAGAAGATATAACAAAATTAAAAGAATTGTTTTCAAGTTTGAATGATATGAACAAAAATATTGAACCCCCAGAAACTCCATTGCCACAAAATCCATTACAAACACAACTACCACCACAGCCACCACTCATACTACAATCAAAAGCATTAATTATAACAAAACAAATACAAGTAGAATTGTCAAATCTATACAATAATATAAATCAAAAGATAAATAATATAGATAAATTTTCAACTGAGTTAGATGAATTAAATAGAACAAATATTAACGATACACTTCAATTGAAAAAATGTGTTGATATTATTAATAATTTATTAATGAAAACATCAAATATTGAAGAATATAAATATTTATATGATAAAATAAATCCATTTTTTGAAGCAAAACTTTTATTTAATACAAATATAAATAAAAAAGTATTGGTAAAGTTATCAGAAATAATATCTCAAGATCCTAACAATTATAATAAAGACAATTTGAATATTCATTGTGAAGAGTTAAAAAATTTGAATAATAAAGATGAAATACTATTTTTTGGTGGTTTAATAAAAGATAATAAAATAGATGAATTTTGGAGTTTCGCAATAAGTGATTTTTTTTACGGCCAAACAAACAAGATGGTAACTGGATATTTTACAAAAATTGAAAAAGAAGCAAATTATGATAAAGATAATTTGAAAAATCAAGTGAAAGAATTAGAAGAACAACAAAAAGATAAGATGGAAGAATTGAAAAAAGAATTGAAACTAATCCAACAATATAAAACTGAAGGAAAAACAATTGACCAAATTGCGTTGTTGTTATCAAAAACACCGAAAAAGAAAGAAGAAGAACGATACAAATTTTTTTTATTCAAATATATGAATGGTTTTTTCAAATATTTCAATGAATATATGAATGATCCATCAATTATGATGAATTCTTTTGCTCATTTATCATCATTGTATAACTCAATAACTGCTATATTTTATACAAATATTACTACAAATCTATTAAAAAATATAAAAATAATAACAAATATTGTATTGTTTTTAAAAACAAAAGAATATGCTTTGAAAGATAATATATTTGAAAAGGGTGATAATATTCCAAAAGGATTGGAAGATTTAGTTGAAGTAAATAAGAAAGATACACAAAATAAATTCGCTGAAAATATTAATTTGTTTACAAAAAATGCGTTTGGTGTGTATATATTTAAAACATCATTAATTGAATTACTACAACAATATTATAATACAATTTTAGGAGGTGATTTAGGTATTGAAACTTATTTTAAAATGTTGAAGACTACATTTATTGATGAAATTATGCATGACATTGATATTTTTGTAACAGACATAACAACTTATTTATTAATGAATAAAAATGGTGAATTTTTAAATAAGCATTTACGATACTTTATGGATTCATTAATGGGTAAATTTATTATGCATATTAGTAAATTATTATATAATATAATAGCAATTCCATCATTAAAAAGATATTTTATTAATATAACGCCTATTCAAAAAATAATACCGAAAATAAATCATTTATTTAAAGACGAACAACGTTTCAAATTAACTTGTTTATTCATTAATTCTAAAATTAGTAATATTATAAAAGCAGTTCCTAATTTGTTTACTTCAAATAGTGATGAATTCCAAAAGAATTATAAAGCATTATGGGAAACATTATCTGATATTTTAAATCCTGGAAAAGTATTGACTGGGTTGTATTTGCCGTTATTGGTAGAAGATGATAAAGATTATATGTATGGTTATTATAGAAATAAAGAAATAAAACTTGATCAAGAATTGAAAGGTAAATATATATATGCTTATGAAAAAGGAAACCAACCATATATTTCAAATACTCCGATAGAAAAAGGAAAGATATATATTGATGATTTCAAAAATGGTATTCCACAAGTAATCAATGGAGATATAATGGAAGAAGAATTTTTAAAATCATTTTTTTACGATGCGATAGAAGGATATAAAGTAATAAAAGATGGCGAACATTATAATATATTCTTTGATGATAATACCAAAGAAGTTACAATAATTGATAATAAGACAAATAAAGAAAAACAAAAATTTGTTATTAAATATGATAAGATAGAATTATTTAAACGACTAAAAAATGGTTTTTCGTTGGGTTCATCATTATTTGATGATAATGATAATTATACATTTGATAAAGATATCAAAGGTTATTACAATGAATATAATTTACAAAATTCTAGTTATAATGAAATTGATGGAGAAAAAACAGCTATGTCGTATTTATTAGGAGCTTTTTTAAAAATGCCTTTTAATATTGGAGATCAAAATGTTATTCCATATAATCTTAGATATAGGGATCAGTTAAACGCTTTTTTGAATAAAATAGCTCTACGTAATAATAATATTGTTAGTGGTATGAGAATGTTTGATAAATACTATTATAGTGATAAATATCAATTCAAATTTATTAAAAAAAACGATATATTAATAGATAGTTTGAAGAATGAATTTAAAAATTTTTTAACAGTATTCGATATTAAAATCGAAGATAATATAATCAATGATTTTATTGATGAAATACATAATAACGATGGATATTGTGATATTGATGGTTGTGAAAAATTAATTAAAATTCTAAATAATGAAACAAATGGTGATGAATTTAATCTAGGTGACGTAAATAAAATAATTGATAATGTTGAAAATGTAAACTATGATTTAATCAAATTAGAGTTTCGTTATTATTATTTGGGTAAAAACATCAATTTGAATAACATTAAACCACCAAATACAATAGATACAATATTAGATGAATTCATAAATAATAATAAATATCGTTTTCCAGAACAAGACAAAATACAGTATAAAAAATTATTGCTAGAAAAAATACTCAATGAAAATATTGAAAACATTTATATCAATAATAAAAAAAAACTACCATATTACTATTATTATTATAGATATAAATATGATGAATATAAAAATACAACGCAAAAATCTGAAAATAGTTTTAAAAATTTTATAAGAAATTATAAACCAGAAAATCCTCTTCTTGAAAACTTTTATATAAGAGAATTGTTAAAAAAAGACGATTATTATAAAGATTATAATGATGATGATGATATAGTATTTACAAAATTAATACCTCAAGAGGAGTTCAATAACATGGAAAATTTTATTAAAACCGCAAGAGTAGAAGTCAAACCAGTTAATATAGAAAATCTTATTGGTGAAAATAATTTTTTGAAAATAAATGTAAAATATGGCGAACCCAATGAAAATGGAGAATACAAGAGCACTGAATTATTTATAAATACGCACACATATATTGATACGATTAATATTTTGAATGAATACATTGATAATTTACAAAATACTGAATACAAATATAACGAAGCAAAACATTTAAAAAATATAATTGAAGATATTAAAAAACGTTCATTTGATAATCCACTATATATAGTTTTGTTAAGTGATTTAGAATCAAAATTTAAAAAAATGATTGCGAATTATGAAGAAAAAAAGATAGAAGTAAATGAACTTTGGATTGATGATAGTAAAAAATCAACAATAACATTTGATTATGAAGCTTATGATTTTGATTATAATAAATTTAACGAATTCATTTATCAGTTTATCAATCAAGAACTTTTTAAATATTGTCCTCCAAATAAAATAGTATTAGATGATAACGAAAATTTTATAAAAATGGAAAATTATTTAACAAGAATTTCTCTTTTAGAAAATATTATAGAAACAACGTATACACAAACCCCAGGGATAAATACAGAAATTGTTGAAAAGAAACAAATAGATTGTGATAATATTTTAAGACAATTATCAAATCCCAAATTAATTGCTGAATTTTTAGATTATAAACCAGGTGTAAGTTCTATTACACCTGAAGAATATGTAAACTTATTAAAAATTTATGAAAAAATTAATCCGAAAAAATTTTTAGATGGAATTTTAATTTCTATACCAGAAACAATTGAAACAAGAAGTATTCGCAATTTTATTAACAAAAATAAAAAAAATCCTGAAATTTTAAAAATTTTATACACAAAATGGAAGAATAATGTAATTATAAATGGAAGTCCCTTAATTATAGTTGACTATGATTATATAGATTTACAAAGACAGAAAAATGAACATATTGAATATTTAAATGAAATATGCCGAGATTTCGGTAACCGTGATATATCTAAAACAGATGAGATAAATGCTAAATTAGTTCCTTCAAATACACATGACAACATTTTCTCAGATTATATTGACGCAAATGAAATAGAAACATATAAAAAAATAACAGCTGAAATTGATAAACAAATATTTTTTTTAACCGCATTATTAAAAAAAAATGTAACTTTATCATCATTAATTGATGATATTCAAGATGAAATCCAAAAAGGAAAAATTATGGAAGATATTGGAATTTTATTTGGAAAATACGGTGTAATTAACCAATCAACTGATTTCTGTAGAACAAAATTTTTTAAAAAAATTGTAAATACAATGAGTGACTATTACGATAAAAAAGAAATATTGTATAAAAAATTTAGAAAAAATAAATTAGAAAAGGATTATAATAATATTAGTGATAATAATGAAATAATAGATAAATACCTATATGATTGTATAAATTTATTTCATAAAGAAGTGAAGAATATTGAAAATATTAAAGATGAAGTATCTTTAAATGATTATATGTCAAAATTTACACCTGAAAAAATTACTCCACACATTATACCAAAAAAAAATGAAGAAATAACCCAAAGAGATAATGCGCGCGGGCAATTATACGGAGAAGTACCAAAAGAAAATAACGAGCAACAACAACAACAACAACAACAGCAACAACAACAACAACAGCAACAACAACAACAACAACAACAGGCAACGAAACAACAAGTTGCTGACAAATTAAGAGAAAATGAAAAAATAGATGAAGCTATGAAATTAGAAGAAAAACAATCACAATTACAAGCAGAAGCTGAAACTGAAATGTTGAAATTACAACAACAATTAGCATTCGCCAATGCTGATGATAGCTTTAGTGGATTTTTATTCGGAAATTTATTGAATGTTTTACAGATAATTACAAGTACAAAAACAACTGAATATAGCAGTGATGAAATTATTGAAAATCCATTATTAAATAAAGAATTAAATAACAATGAAAGCTTACGTGAAAAATGTAAAAAATTATCAGACAAATGGCATATGAAAGGCAATGACATTCAATTTAATACAAACGATTCTGATGAAAAACGAATTATTACGAAACATTGTAGCAAAAAAAATATTGTATATGAAATCAATGAATTTTTATTAAAAAAATTTTTAGTAGAATTACCTAGAATGTCACGTATTCCAGGAGGGACTGATATTGCAAATCCGATTTGGACGGCAATAAAAACTTTTTTAATAAGTGTTATTGGTGAAAATTCTATTTCATATATAATATTTAATATGATAAATCAATCAAGTAAAGAATTCATAAAAAATGCAGATAAAAATGAATTATCTTTTTATGATTATTTTATTGGAGCATTTTTATATTATCAAAATTGTATACTTCTTGACATAAAAAGTGATCCAGCAAATCGTTCATTATTTAATGCGAATGATTATTTTTATGATAATTTTATTAAAGAAAATATATATAACATAGAAACAATATTTGATCAAACATCATTTAAAGACGATAAAAATAAAAATATTTTTGGAAGGATTGATATTGGTAACGAAGTGACATTGTTTGATATTATTACAAAAATAACAAGTAAAGATGCTGCGTTTTTTACAGAAGAAGACAAAAACAATTATATAAATTCAAATGTTAAAAATATTGTTGATTGTAATGACTTGATTATAACTTTAAAAGCAAGTTTTTATGCGTTTATAAATGACCCAAATGACGCGTTTAATATAGTAAATAAAGTAATAGCATGTAAAACGATTGGATATACTGAATTGAATGTTATTACTTTAGGAACTGCTTTAACATTACATATTGATGAAACATGTATTAGGTTTATTAAATTATTAGGAGAAATTTTGAAAATTTTCTTAAAAAATGAATTAACAAAAACATTGACATTAGACGCACTATTTGGCACAAATGGTAAAGATAATGAAAATATAAAAACAAACTTTTTCAGAAAGAATATAGAAATTAAATTAAACGAAATAAAAGATGAAAATGAAGTAGATGCTTCTATTGATAATATAATTTCTTTATTATTCAATATTGTTTCAATTGATCGAAAATTTTTTAATAACAGTAAAAAGAATATAGATTTTTATATTAAAAATATTCATAATGTTAAAAAAGACCCTTTTACTTTATATGAAAAATTATGCAATGAAATTATAAATCTAACTGTTTGGAATGGTAATTATAAATATTTTTCTTTAGAAGAACATATACCTATTTTCAATAAAGCTATTAAGGATAAAATACAAGATGAAGACCTCTGTAAACCACCTAATTATGATAGTATTTTCAAAATATTATTTTCACATGATCAAAATGGAGAAATTATAATTAATAATAAAGAACTAACTTTAAATAAAAACATTTTTGATTCTTCATTTAATGATTTGTTAAAAACTGAATACAATTATAATAATCAGATATACGAAATATTAAAAAAATGCTATACAGATTTTATAAAACAGCAAGAATTAAAAAAAGAATTAAAAGATTTTTATAAGGATAAACCACTTTGGATTTTAGGTATGGTTCCATTCTTTAAATCTCAATTTGCAGATTTCGCTGATGTAAATCATATATACACGAAAGACAATAATGGCATTACATATTATATGGAATATCATATGCCACAAGTAAAAGTAAATGAAAAAACTTACCACCCTGAATATTATTTGCCATATGCTGAAATAGAAAAGGAACTTTTTAGAATCATTAAATACGATTCAGTTTTAGCACTATTTGTAAAGGATAATAATTATTATCACCCAATGGTAAACTTAGAATTAATCCCGAATGGTATAAATAACCCTTTATTTGAGCCTTTCGTTGAACATAATTACATTTCTTCATCTCTTTTTACTAAATTTTACATATCTAGAATTCATTTGGAATTTTGGAAAAAAACATTTGAAATAACGAATATTGATGATTTCAAAGAAAAATATTATTATTATTACTGTTATTGTGTTCAATTATATATTAAAACAGATAAGGTGTATAACCCAAATCATAATAAGGAAGATATAGAACGTATATGCGATAATGGCAATCCTCTATTTGATCTGAAAATTAAAGGTTATGGCGAAAGTTTTAATGAGATATTATCAAAAAATCCTAAAAGAAAAGATTTGTTGGATAAATTATTAAACCCTTTTGACATAGTTAATAAAGGAGTTAATATTGAAATAAAATGGGAAAAAGTCGATAACATAGCTGATACTTCAGATTTTTGGGAGTTAAAAAATGATGGAAATTATAGCCGTGTGAACAAAAAAAATATAGACATAAATACAGATTTTTCAAAAATATATAAGTTAGTAATAAATATAACTCCTGAAGAAATAAAAGATGAAAACTTAATAATTAAAATGAAATATCAGGAATAATAAATTCTATATATAAATATACATTGACATTCATATATGTATCGTCAAATTATACATATATGATAAGTAATTATTCTTCCGAATATATTTCTAATGTACGAGCACTCGCATCTTTCGCATCTACATATTTCGGCATCCAAAAATACGGTATTATACCACCCAATCCATTGTACTCTTTTTCAAAAAATACACGATAATATATTTGTTCGCTTGTTTTTGGAAGTAAATGAACGATATTTTGAAATTCAGGCATTTTTTTCACTAATTTTTCGTAATTTATATCATCCTTATCTTCCAAATATTCTGAATATTCTTCACCAATAATTTTATCTGTAAATTCTTGTATAATTTGATACAATGATCGTTCGTTTTGAGAAACACCGTCACTGAATGCTTCTTTTCTACGCCATAATACACTATATGGTAATAATTCATTACCATCAGAATTAGAATAATTTTCTATTGAAAATGCTGAACGTAACAAATACTTTTCCATATTTTGTTCATTTGGATGATATCTCAATTCCAATGGAATAGATAAATAATATTGAACCCAAGTTCTATCTAAAAATGGTGTTCGTGGTTCCAAACCATGACTTGATATACTTTTATCAGAACGTAATACATCAAATGTATGAATATCTTTCAATAAACGACGGCATTCTTTATCAAATTCTATCATATCTGGCGCTTTTTGCATATATAAATATCCTCCAATCAATTCATCTGAACCATCACCATTGAAAATGACTTTGGCATCACTGTGCTGTGAAATATATTTTCCCAATAACCAATTTCCAATACTCGCACGAACAGTGGTTGTATCATAACTTTCTATTGTTTTTATCACTTCGGGAATTGCGTTCAAAAAATCCATTTCACTCAATACAATTTCAGTGTGTTTCGTTCCTAAATGTTCAGCAACTATTTTGGCATATTGTAAATCAACAGACCCAGCTAATCCAATACTATATGTTTCTATTTGTGGTAAATTATTCTTTTTGTGATAATCATTTACTAACGCAGTGATTAAACTACTGTCAAGACCTCCTGATAATAAACAGGCGATTGGTCTTTCCGTTGTACAACAACGTTTTTCTACAGCAGTTACTAAATAATGTTGTATGTCATTGACTACACAATCAATATCATATATTTGTGAATTATTATTGTAATTTGTATGAAATCCTGTAGTATGGTACCGAACATTTTCTTTTTCTAGATACCAAGAAGCAGAAACTTTTGTGGTCAATTCATATACTGAATATGTTCCAGGTTCAAATTGTTCTATATTGTATTTTTTAAAAGATTCGTTTGTTTCTGTTTCTTGATAAAATTCGTTCAAAACTTTCAATTCTGAAGCAAACCCAAATAAATTGTTGAAATCTTCATAGTTTTCACCTGGCAATACAAGAGATGGTTTGAAATAATATAACGGTCTAACTCCATATGGGTCTCTTGCAACATATATTTTTGATGTTTTATTAGACATACGATAATCTATTAATACAAAAGCAAATACACCATCCAACATTTGAAGTGTATGTTCTATACCATACTTTTTATATAAATGTAAAATTACTTCACAATCCGAATCTGTTCTTGGATTTACTCCCATCATTTTGTATAATTCTTTGTAATTGTATATTTCACCATTACAAATTACAGAAATATCATCATTAGTAATCGGTTGGTTTGAACCATCATTTAAACCATTGATTGCTAAGCGATGAAATCCGAATTGTGTCTTTATCATTGCTTGTTTTAATATAGAATGTTCCGGACCACGACTTTTTCCTTTTTCAAATTGGTCTTTCAAAAATTGATAATTAAAATGATCATTGTTATTTAATAATGCAAAAATTCCACACATTTTCTAGTTAATTATTACAATGAAATAACTTTAAGTTATTTTTTTATTCATTAAATCATTTATTAGTTTTGTTTTCTTGTAAATTTGCCATTACAATAAGTTGTTATATTGAATAAAAAATATAAATAATATATATTATACTATGTCGTTTTCTAGTGATATTCCTTTGACATATGCACAATATTCTATTCAAAATCACGAAGATTTTGATAATGAATTGATTGATGAAAATAGAGAAATAAAACCTAATCCTAATTTCAAAGTAATACCACCATTACAACCTTTAGGAAATTTATATACAAACTTTAATTTGAATTACAACAAACAAGAAAGTATCGACGTTTTCAATACTTCTACTGATGTAATATCTACTAGTAAATTCAATCCAGAAAACAAAGATAAACAACAAGTGGTATTTGAAACCGATAACAAAAATAATTATATTGTAATGTTAGATGAAACTAAGCATAATGAAATTGTAGTTGAGAAAAATGAAGTTGTTGATTATGAACCAATGAAATTTACAAGAGATATACCTATAAATACAAATAGTATTGCTACTTCATTTTATGTGGCTTCTATTACAGTTGTAGGTTTATTTATTGTTTATAGAATGATACAAAAAAGTAGATAATGAAAAGTAAATAAAAAATATTATATATTATTATAATAACATATAGTAAAATGAAAGTAATATTATTTGGTAGTAGCATAATAACTAATTGGAGAAGTTTTACATTGAAAAATGATGATGAAGAAATTTTCAATAAAGGAATTAGTGGTTTACATACAAAAGAATTGCTTTCTAATAAAATTGCCGACTTTCTTTTTACACAAACGCCACCGAATTATTTGATTTTTTATTGTGGAACAAATGATATTGTATCTAATGTAAATCCTTTGGAAATAATATACAATTTACAAAAATTTCTTCAAAAATTGACTTCATTATTTCAAAATACTACCATTATTGTATTGTCTTTATTGAAATCACCAAAGTTGATTGAATTCGGCAAAACAAATCAAATTGATTTTATCAATACTTCATTACGTAAATTATCAAAACAACACAATAATTTGACTTTTATCAATATCAATTTATTATTAGACGAAAATTGTTTTTTGAAAGATGGTTTACATTTGAGTAGAAGTGGTTATAGAAAAATAAATAATAAAATTATTGATTCAATGTAAACATCTTACATTTGAAATCGTTTGTATATTTGTAAAGCAGTTAGACCGCCTAATACTTGCGCAATAATATATGGCAATAAATCATTTATACTTAATTTACCAGCAGATGCCATTGCGATTGAAACAGCTGGATTTATATGCCCACCAGAACTTTTACTAGCTACTATTATTATTAAAGCAAGAGCAACGCCAATAGCAAGAGGGTTTCCTGTTGCTAGAATAACATAGACAAAAAACAAAGTGCCTATAAATTCAACTAAATAATTGTACATTATATATTGTATCATTGGAAAATAATTTAATGGTATAATACTGGATATTTAATACCACGAATATTAACCATTGGTATAGCAGGTGAAAATGTTGGCGTTTGTGCGTTATGTTTATTTGCGGTTTTTTTAGGTGGAGCTACTGCACCACCAGCTCTAACCCTCGTGAGCGCATCACTCACGGTATTTATATCTTTGTATGTAGTGAAACTCATTTTACCTTTTGAAGCATTCAAACTTCCTACTCCAATTTCATTTATTCTACGATTCGCAGTTACCTGTGACGCATCTCTATTTCCATACCATTTTTTTTCGTATTTTTGCTGAATGGTAGGTTGGGTTGATGGATAGGTTCCGATGTAACTTTGCCTCCCTAATGAAAATGAACTTTCACCATCACTAGTAATGTCTTTCTGAGGCATTGCTTTCTGACCAATTAACACTCCATTGTTTATGTTTTGATGCGTTATCAAATAGCGAAACATTCTTATAATATATTATATAATATTATATATTATAAATTGAAAAATATAACTAAAAATTCTCTATTAACGACGGTGAACTGCCATTAAAGCAACATATGAACCATGATTGTTATCTCCGCCATTTTTTAAATCGTTATATGTGTTACCAATGGCTCTTTGTTTTCTATATCTGATATAGTCTGATGAATCTGGTACAAAACGCATATTACAACTTCCTGCTGGAACACCGGTTCCATCGCAATTTGAAATAACACTACCAATTCTATTTTTCCATCCAGGCTTGTCAGCATTAACTTGATTTGGAACACCGCAAACATAATTTTTACGTGATAAAAAATCACCTAAATTATTTGTCGCACGAAAAGGTGTAATTATACGTTTTTTGCCATTGATTGTTCCTGATGCTTGCTGATTATTCCAAGAATCTCTCAATATACGTCTAATAGATGTTTGTTCACTATCTTTATAATTGGTAATTGTTTGTTGTGGTGAATATCCATTGAATGGTCCTCCTCCAAATGATGACATTTATAATATAGATGAATATATTTTATAGATATATAATATATTATTAAAATTATTAAATGAATGGGGAAAATACCGAAATAGAAAATAATAAAGCAAAAAAGGATAGTGATAAATTAAACGAAAGTTTAGAAGAATTGATACACGAAGATAATATTCTATATTTTGATGCTAATTGTGTCCGCAAAAAGTCTAACATAAGCAAAAGTTCTCCTAATTACAAATTTGATAATCCCGAATTTCAACCTGATATTTTACTAAATGATATGAAAACCCATTCTCCCAAATTATTAGCTTTATTAGATAAAATAGAAAAATTGGACAAATCTGACTTTAAAAAACACGGCAAATATTTCAAACATTTCATTTTTTCCGACTTGAAATCCAATTCGGCGGGTGTAAAACTAATTGCGTCTGCTATGATGGCCAAAGGATATAATCTTGGTTACAAAGCTGAAGCAGTAGACGATAATAGTAAAAAAAAATACAAAAAAATAGAATTACTCTCTGATAATGTTTTGTCTAAAACAAAGAATAATTTTTATTTACTCACCTCGGTCGGGTTATATGACCAAAATATTAGTGTTGCTATGAAAAAACAGATACTCAAAACTTTTAATCAACGGCCTGAAAATATAAATGGAGAACTTGTACGTTTTATTGTTATGGATAGTGGTTTTAAAGAAGGCATTGATTTATTTGATATTAAATATATTCATATTTTTGAACCATCTACTGTTGCTTCAGACCAAAAACAAGTTATTGGGCGTGGTACACGTACGTGTGGTCAAAAAGGTTTGGAATTTCAACCAACCCGTGGTTGGCCACTACACGTATATGTCTATGATTTAAGTATTCCTGAAAAATTACAACCTTCTATGTTGAATACTAAAAGTGGTGTTGAATTGTATTTGAAAGCCATGAATTTAGATGTACGCCTGATTAATTTTTCATATGATTTGGAAAAAACATCGGTTATCGGTTCGGTTGATTATGAGTTAAATAAAAATATTCATAGTTTTTCTATTCCATATTATGATAATGAGGACGAAGGAGAAACCGACAATCCTGATTATGAAAAATATGTTTATGGTGGTAAAGGAAAAAAGAAATTGAATATAATAGAAAACAGACATTTTGAAGGAAATATTGTTTTACCTAATGGAATGATTATTGCTCAACCTATACAAAATAAAATGAATTATCAAGAATTGAAAAAACACATAAGAGAACATTTTTCTCAATTTACTTGGGATCATGTAAAATTGGAGAACCTTTGTCAAGATAAAACTGGTGGAGGTTCCGGACAATTAATACAATATACCCCTACTCAAGATTTTATCAAACATTATTTTACACCACAAAATCCATTGAAAGGAATGTTGTTATGGCACAGCGTGGGTACTGGCAAAACTTGCAGTGCTATTGCTGCGGCAACATCAACTTTTGAAAAACAAGGGTATACAATTTTATGGGTTACTCGGACAACTCTTAAAAGTGATATCTGGAAGAATATGTTTGACCAAGTATGTAACGAAGATATTCGTGAAAAAATACAAAACAATAATTTACCTATTCCAGAAGAACAAAAAAAGAAAATGAAATTATTATCAAAATCCTGGCGCATTCGCCCGATGTCATATAAACAATTCAGCAATTTGGTTTCCAAACAAAATGCGTTTTATAAAACTCTTGTGAAAATAAATGGTGAAATAGACCCTTTGAGAAAAACCCTTTTGATTATTGATGAAGCACATAAACTATATGGCGGTGGTGATTTATCAACCATTGAACGCCCTGATATGAACGCATTACACCAATCATTATTGAATTCGTATCAAATATCAGGCGCTGATTCAGTAAAATTATTATTGATGACCGCAACACCAATTACACAAAACCCTCTTGAATTAATACAACTAATGAACTTATGCAAAACATCAGAAGAACAGATGCCTGTGGAATTCACCGAATTTTCTAATAAATATTTAAATGACAATGGCGATTTCACTGAAAAAGGTAGAGAACTTTATTTGGATGATATTGCCGGACATATTAGTTATTTAAATCGCGAAAAAGACGCTAGACAGTTCTCACAACCAATAATTCATAATGTTCAAATTCCCATGGTTGAGAACCAAGAACAAATTGAAAAATTTGATAAAAAATACATTAGACAATATTTGGATACTGATATTAATGATTTGAAACAAAAGATTGATGAAAAAACCAGTGAATTAGAAAGTGAAGCGAACGAAATTGATAGTAATTCATTTAATCATTTGTATAAAAAGTGCGCTGGTTTTGATGGAAAACAGAAAACGAAATGTGAAAAAGTAGTTCGTTCTCATATCAAAGAGTTGGTCAATGAAGCAAAACAAGAAGTGAATACTATAAAAGAATATATAAAAGAATTACGAGAACAAATGAAAAATAAAAATTTATTGAAAAAAACCAGTATGGATGAAATAGATGAAAATACAGAAAAATACGCAGAAGATTATGAAAAATTCAAAAATAGTCTTTATTATAATATAAAATATAGTTGTGGAAAAACGATCAAAAGTAAATCTAATTTACGTGAAGAAATAAAACAACATCCGAATATTATTGAATATGATAAAAAGATAGAGAAATTGAATTCAAAAATTCTAGAATTACAGCAAAATTTGAAAAATACTATGGAAAATTATAAAAATCGTATCAAACAAATACGGCTATTATTGAAAACCGATTTGAACCCACTTGAAAAAAGTGTTGTCAGATTGACTATCAAAGATCAGCAAAAAACGAATCGTAATCTGATTAAAATAAAAGAAAAAGAGACCAATGAAGCAATTGAAAAAATCAATACAAACATAAAAAAAACACAAAAACGCCGAGAAAAACGATACAAGAAAGTTCGTAATACTATCAAACAAATTATTAATGATGAGAAAAAAGAAGAAAGAGAAACGAAAAAAGTTGAAATGAAATTGAGAAAAGAATTGCGAAAAAGCGGTGAATATAATGAGGATTTTAAAGATGAAACAATTCGCGACTTGGTGAATAAATATACAGAATTTATTGATGAAGATTTGAAAAACTTGGATAAAGATGATTTGGAAAAAGAGATGATGAAACAGCGAAAAAAACAAGAGAAAAAAGATGAAATGGAAGCCAAAAAAGTTATAAAAGAAGCAGCAAAAATGGAAAAAAAAGTATTGAAAATGAGAGAAAACGAAGAAAAACGAGCCACCAAAAAAGCACAAAAAGAATTGAAAAAACAAGAAAAAGAAGCAGCCAAAGCAATGAAAAATGCGCGAAAAACAATGAAGAAAAAGGAATAAAAAATATATTTTTATCAAGGAAATAAAAATATAGTATTATGTAAATTATAATGGAAAATTCTATTGACAAACTAACTTTAGAGTTATTGATCAATAAACAGCATTATTCCAAATATTTATCCAAAACCGACCCAAAAAAACACGACGAATATAAAATATACAAACAAAAATTAAGGAAATATAGTGTAGATATTATAGATATCACTTCACAATTAATTGAAAATCCCAAAACCTTGTTTTCAACAGAAATTGAAGAAAGTTTTGATGCTTATGTTAAATCCATATTCAAGCATTTTGAAATCAAAGAATTAGAAAAGGCAAATGAATATAACCAACACGAATACAAGAATGAAGATGAAGACGTTATGTTCGGCAATTGTGATAATTTATTACAAAAGAAAGAAGAAACTGAATACGAAGAAAATATCGAAACAAACGATAATGACAACAATGAACAATCTCCTATTATGAAATCATTTTGGGGTAAAGAAAAAGTTATCAAAACAAATAGCATTCTTCCACATTATAATATGAATATGTTCCAAAAGAAATCAAGGTAAATTATTCATTGACCGCGAAACATTTGTCATTGACCGAACATCGTCGGAACCACACGGACCACAATGGTCTACATTCGCATAATCCACTTTGATCGCCGTCTTTTTGAAATCAATTTCTGGCTTCCATCGTCCTAATAATTTATCGTTTTCTTTGTTTTCGTTGTCTTGGATTTCATTGTTTTCATTTTTATTTATTTTTTGAACCATTTTTTCTTCCGAGCACTCACTAATATTAGGACACGGAAATGGAAAATTCACAGGACATATTTCAGGATGTTTTACAGGACACCCTTTTGAAGGACATTTGAATGCCAAATTTGCGCCGAATTTACGAATAATTGAATACATTATAAAATAATTATCTATGTAAAAATACTTTTATACTGTTTATGTATATTATGAAAATATTATTTCAATTTTTTTATATTCTATTATTGATATCTATTGTAAAATCGCATTTATCATTCAGAATTTTACAAACTTCTATACTTCATTTTATTCCAGCCATCAAACTACATCATATTATATTATTATCAGATAATCCAAAAAAGCACTTGTATACATTGGATTTTACACCCATCAATCAAACCCATACTTCAACCCTTATAAAAATGGTATTAGCACAAAATGTTCCTGCTGAAATCCGATTAAGATATATTATAACAAATATAGAAAATATTGATACAATCATTGAAAAATGGGATAAAATGAATAAATTATATGACATTTCATCAATTCAGTTAACCAATGATTTTTACAGAAAAATAAAAAACGAAGATATAAAAAATATCGTTGAAAAATCGTTTGAATGGAAACCATTCATGAATTTGTATACTCATAATTGTCAACATTTTAGTCACTATGTAAAAAACATAACATATTCATCTTTACAACCAATATAAAGATGAAAATATTATGAGTATTTTATAATATTTTCATATAATAGGTATGGGAAACAAAATTACAAAAAATAAACGATTTAGAAAAAATAGAAAAACACATAGAAAAAATAATAATAAATATACTCATTATGAAAATAAAAACAATAAAACCATCAAAAAAATGAATTGTAGTCCTATTGTCAAAAAAACGCCAATCAAAAACAGTTGTATTCCAGAAGATATTTTATTGACAATCAAGAAAGAATATAACGCAAACCATCCTGAAAATCCTATAAAAACCGAACATTTTACAGAAATATGGAATGAACTGAAAAACCGACTTGATTGTAAAAAAGAGGATTGTTGGTTGAAAGAAATTCGCGATACAAAGCTAAGAAAAGAAATTGATGAAATGATTTTCGCGCCAGACCAACCACCAGAATGGAAAAATAATCCAGATGAGTGGCTGTCTAACTTTGACATTATTGATGTTCTCAAACAATACCAAAAAACATACAAAAATTTCGTTTTTATTGAACCCACACCAATAGATTTTGATGATACACCACCAGATATGTATGGTAGTTGCGTAACAAAAGAATTATGTAAATTTGAATTATCCCATTATGTTAAAAAGAAAATCACGAAAATTGGTATTATATTTAATTTAGATAAACACAACGAAAGCGGTTCTCATTGGGTATCGTTATTTATTGATTTAGACGATAAATTTGTCTTATACTTTGATAGTGCCGCGGATATAATACAACCCGAAATAGAAACATTAGTAAACAAAATAATAAAACAAGGTTCTCAAATGGGTATTGAATTGAAATATCAAAAAGATAATACACCATTTGAACATCAAATGGGAAATACCGAATGTGGTATGTATTCATTGTATTTTATAATAACTTTATTAACAAGTGAAACAGGAGAAGGTAAAATATTAAAAGGTTATACAGAAAAAAAGAAATATTTCAATAGTAATCGTATACCTGACGAATATGTATTTAAACGTCGTAATATATATTTCAATAGTGGTGGCGAAGAATAATATTATTATATAATATTTACTGTATTTTTCTTTTCCTAAGTTATATTATATTTAACTATAAAAATGTCTACTGAAACAAATAAAAACATGGAAATAATCACTAATATTTATCCTTACGAAAAATCAAAAAATAAAATCACTATTGGAGATATAACTATTGATGTAATGAACAATTTTTTATCACCATTTCATCAAGCAGACTTATTTTTGAGTAATTTAATTACTCATATTAATAACAAGAATATTGAGGATAAAATAAATAAAAAAGAAAAAAAAAGTGATGGAACTAATTATAAAGAAGAAGACAAAGTAAAAATAATTGAGCCATACAAAAAAACACAAACACTTATCAAGCTTGATGCTGATATAAAAAAAGGTGGAAAGTCAAAAAAGTATCAAAAAACACACAAAATGAGAAAAACGAATAAGTAACTAAAATAATTATTATATAATATAACATAAATATTGATTACTATATATGTTATATGGCACTATTTATTCATAATAAAAATCAAGAATTACTTTGGAATGTTATTAATAAAACACAAATATTTCAGTTAATATTTGCTTATAGTAGAAACAATGAACCCGAATTATGGTTTAGAGCACATATTCAACAATATTATCAAAAAATACAAAACAAGATTCTTAGTGTAGAAGATTTGAATATTTGTAATCACGAAATTATTGCGATTATGATGAATAATTTGAAATCTTTTTCTGAAACTAATGGCAACGCGACAATACAACAAAACCAACAACCACCTCAACAAATGGCTCAACAATTACCACATACAGTTGAGAACAAACAAGAATTGTATAGCAGACAATTCAACGAAAGACAAAAAGAATATGAATTGATGAATACAAAGCCGCAGCCACCAGTCCCTGATATCAATAATAATATCAAAGACGAGGCAATATCCAATATGGATGAATTGATCAAATTACACATGCAACAACGCGAAGCAGAAATGAAACAATTTGCTCCACAACCTATAACACAAACACATTTAGTAAATTCATTCAAACCTAATAATATAAAAATAGAGAATACAAATGAAAATATTACTCTCATTCATGATGGAATATTGAATGATTTAGATAAACCGAGAAAGAATGTGTCTTGGTCAGATAATAATGAAAGTGATAAAATATACCAAGAATTACATAATGAAATGGATGATTTGAAAAACCAAGTTCTCAATATTGCGAATAGTTTTCATAGTTTTCAAGAAGAAATGCGAAATTTTATGAAGAATTTTTCTAATAAAGATACCATCCTTTCTAATGAATAAATTATTTATAATATAACTTATAAATAATTTGTTTGCTCCTACTGAGGCTTGAACTCAGGACCTTCGTGTTATAAGCACGATGTGCTAACCGACTGCACCATAAGAGCTTAATTATGAGTGTTACTATTACACTGATATAATAACACATAATCTTTTTAAGTGGTTTTACACAAAAAATATTTTACTCCAAATTCTTATATCATAAATTCCCCCACCTTAATAATGTCTTGATATAATTGGTTATATTCTTCTGTGTTTGGTTTCATTTTACGCAATTTTTCCATTTTTTCCAATACAGTTTCTTCATAATAAATATCATTTTTGAAAATATTATGTAGTCTTTCATTTTCAACAATCAATTTATATAATTTGTTTTTGTTTTCCAAATCAGTATATGTTATTTTATTAGTAAGTGGATATAAAAAAGGCTTCAATATTGGTATTGGATAATTATCAATTACCAAATTCATTTTATAATCCAATTCGTTCATCAAATAATGTATACATTCATCGCGTAATAAAGAATTTGTCTCATTAACATATTGATAATGTGTATAATACCATAAAACACTATAAGACAAAAATAAATTGGATACAATATCCGACATATTTCCTGATATCATTTGTTTTGACTTGATTTTTCCACCCATAACTGCTACAAAATTGGCTAATAAACTGAATTTCAATGTTGCTATATCTAAACGTTGTTGAGCTGTTTTATTTTTTGAAAAAGGTAAACAATTGAAACAAGTAAGGGAAATCATTTTACAATAATTTACAATAATACTTGAAACCATTTTATTGAAATTGCTTTTGAAATCATTTATGTTGTTATCTTGAATGCTTTGGAAAATGGGAAATATATATGGATGACTTTTATTGAGACCTTGTCCGAAAATGATAAGCCCACGTGTAAGTGTATTTGACCCTTCTACTGTAATTCCTACAGGCGAAGAATTATAAAATTTTGTGAAAAAATTGTTTTCTCCAATACAAATACCACTTCCAGAATAAATATCCATTCCATTGTTCAATATACTACGTGCTCGTTCTGTGGTTTGATATTTCATAATAGCTGTAATCACAGAAGGTGTAGACCCACTATCTAAAATATGGTTTGTAAAATTCACCGAACTATGTATAATCCAAGTATTCAAATACATATCAATGAATTTCTCTCTTACTGCTTCCATATTTCCAATATTCATATTGAATTGTTTACGAATATTTATATAATTCATAATAGAATGTGTTATAAATTTAGATGAGCCATTGGCTGTAGCAGGTAAACTTACACCACGTCCAACCGCAAGACACTCCATCAACATTTTCCATCCTTCTCCTATCTTATCTTCTCCGCCAATTATTTGGTCAGCATCAATAAATATTGTCCCTTTGATAGTTCCATTTGGAAACCCCGCATTATTCGGATTATGATAAGTAAGTTGTGATAACCCTTGTTGTGAACTTTCAACTAATGCTACTGAAATACCTGATTTATTATTCTTTAATAATCCATTTGGGTCTTCTAAATTGAAAGCGATGCCTATAAGGTTTGATATAGGTGCTAAAGTAATATAACGTTTATTCAATGTTATCTTTATTTTTATTTTCCCATCAATACATTCAACAATTCCTTTATCTATTTGACCTACAGCATCACTACCATTATTCGGCCCAGTTAATCCAAAACACGGTATCATTGTGCCGTCTGCTAATTTGGGTAAAAAATAATCTTTTTGTTGTTGTGTTCCATAATGCTGTAATAATTCAGCGGGTCCAAGGGAATTAGGAACCATTGCTGTTACTGCTAATGATGGATTATAAGATGATATTTTGGATAAAACCCTTGATTGAGAAGAAATTGATAAACGGTTTCCATTATATTGTTTGTCTATAATCATACTTAGAAAGCCTTTTTCTCCTAATTGTTTCATTACCTTGTGAATATTCTTGTTTGGATAAATATTTTCACTACCAGTAAGTTTCAATAAATCATTTGTTTCGCGCTCCATATCTTGTCCCAATGTATTCAAAATTGGTTTGTATAATTTATTATAATCGACTTTTCCGTTAAATAACTCTCTATCAATAGATACACCGCCGGATTTGAGAGCTATAATTTCAGTTTCTGAGATTTTTGGAATGATGTTTTTTACAATGTTAAATGCTCGCTTATAAACCATAAACATTTTATATAGAATACTTTTATATTTTTTTTCTGAAAAAACTAAAAAGTCTGGGAAAAGTAGTAGTTAGGTTTTTGAAAATGGACATTTTTAAAATGTCCAATTTTCAAAAGGTGGAGGAAAATGTTTGCAAAAATTTCAATTTACTCGGAGATGCTTTAAATACCAATTTTTTAATTAAAAATTTGTTAGCATAATTTTTTAATGAAATTTTTTGGGAATTTTTAAATGGGTAAAATAATTTCCAAAAGGAAATTTAAAAAGCCCTAATTAATTCACGAATTTAATATTAAAAACTATAATAACAATTAGGTAACATTTTATTTTTAAAAAATATAATTCAAACTGAACTTTTTGAAAAAATCCCAAAAATTTGGATTTAGGAAATAATGGATATTAATTTAGCCAAAATATAATTCCCATATTTTGGGAATTATTTAGGGATTTTTTTATTTCCATATAATAAATAAAGTGGAAATGGAAAACGCCTCAAAAACTCCCATAATTTATGAATGTAAAAAATGTGATTATATAACATATCATAAAGGAGATTATACAAAACATATTTCAACACTGAAACATAAAAAAAATCCCAATTCAGATATTTTGGAAATAAATGGAAATAAAAAAAGCCCCTCACCAAGTAATAATTATAAATTTACTTGTGAAATGTGTAATTATAACACAAATAATAAACGCGATTTTGATAGACATAATAATAGACCAAAACATATAAATAAAACTAATTACCAAATTGAAGAAAAAATGAATACTTGTGATAAATGTAATAAACAATTTACTACAACAAGTGGTCTATGGAAACATCTTAAAAAATGTGAAAAAATAGTCAATTTACCCAGAAATAATAATATTTCAGTAGATTTGATAAAAGAGGTGATAAGAGAAAGCAAAGAGTTACAAAATGTTCTCATTGAACAAAATAAAGAATTACAAAATAAATTATTAGAACAAAACAAATTACATAAGGAAGAAATATTAGAATTAGCAAAAAATCAATCTATAGTAAATAATAATACAACAAACAATACAACAAATAATCAATTCAACCTACAATTTTTCTTAAATGAAACGTGTAAAGATGCTATGAATATAGTAGATTTTATCAATTCATTACAATTAACCACGGACGACTTTGAAACAACTGGAAAATTAGGTTTTGTAGATGGTATTTCGCGTATTTTCATAAAAGAACTCAAAAAACTGGAAACAGAGAAACTACCCATTCATTGTACAGACCTAAAACGCGAAACAGTATATATAAAAGACAATAATGTATGGGAAAAAGAGAACAATGAAAAGCAGAAATTGAAATGGACAATTGACAAAATAGCAGAATTGAATTTGGTACAACATCATAACTGGCAGGAAAAATATCCAGTATGTAGGGAAAACAATACCAAGGAAAACGAATATTTTTTCAAATTGGCTGCTGTTGCTTTGGGAGGAAAAGGTGAAGATGAAAAAGATAAATACCGCGATAAAATAATGAGAAATGTTCTCAAAGAAGTAGTATTGGATAAAAAAAGTGTTATTCTCAAATAAGGTTTAATTTTTATAAAGAGAACTACAAAAAGAAAAATGATACAAAATTCTAAGAAAATATATAATAATTTATTATAATTATATTATAAGATGGAAAATAATATTTATAATTTTTTCACAAGCGATTTATATGATGTGAAAAATATAAATGATAATGATAATGAATATAAAATAGAAACCAAAAATAACGAAGATTGTTTGACTATACATTTTTTATTAGACAATATTCGTATTGAAAAATTGTCAAAATGTGGGGAAAATAGTGGAACAAATTTATTGAGCAAAATAGAAGAATTAGCGAAATCAATGAAAAATATACAATATATTACTTTGCTTGATACTTCTGAAGTTAAAATGTATAATTCTAATATTGATTTAGCAATTTTGAAAATAGTAACGAAGGGTGAATCATGGTATAATAATCTCGGATATGTTTCAATTGATTATAAAAATGAAAAAATATATAATGCTGAATACATAAATATGAATTTTGATAAATTGATATCTTTATGTAGAAATGCTATAGAAACTTATTTGAAAACTACTAATAAAGAAAATATTAAAGAAAATATTGAATTATTAACAAATAAAATCAACAAAAAAAGTGTTAATAGTTTAATAGCAAAAAAAGAAAAATATTCAAAAATTCTTGATAATTATGATAATTACATTATAGAAGAATTAAAAAAAATAAATAATAATTTTGAATCATTGGAAAGAAAAAGATTAGAACTTTTTCCAGAAATAGATATTGAAAAAACTACAAAAGAATATTTTAATATTCTTGTCTCATTGATTGATAGCAATGAAAAAGCAAAATTTTTAGGAGATTTATTTGAAATTATAAAACCTATAATAAAATACAATAGAACTTTGGTAAAAAAAATAAGAAACCATAATACAATTTCTGAATATAAAAATGGTGGTAAAAAACAAACGAAAACAAGAAGAAGGAGAAGAAAAAACAGAAAAGGTATTACTATTTTTTCTCGTGTAAAACGTCAAAATAGTAAAAATAAAATGGTTTAATACTCTATAATGACTATACCAAAAACCATAGTTCAAACATCCAAAGAAAAATTACCGAATTATGTTGTAGAAATGATAAAAAAAAAAGCCCCAAATTGGGAATATAAACATTTTACAGACAGAGAAATCCTACAATACTTTATTAATAACCCAATAGCAGAATTCCCTTTAATAATAAACAAATTTTGGAGTTTAAAATCAGGAGAACATAAAGCGGATTTATTTAGATATTATTTTTTATATAACGAAGGCGGTGTTTATATAGATAGTGATGCTATGATTGAAGACAATATAGAAAATATCACAAAAGAATATCAATTCTTTTCAGTAAATTCATATTTAAAAGGAACAGTATTTCAAGGGTTTATTGGTTGTGTTCCAAAAAATAAAATTATGTATGAAGCATTAAAAGATATATATGAAATAAACAACGATGAATTAATGAAAAATTATTATATTATTACAGCAAATATGTTCAAAATTGTTTATACAAATTTTTATGATTTTGAATTCAAATTATATTATGAACAAGAAAGCGACCATGAAAAAGCAGTAACAGTCAATGATGAAGGTGTAGTTATTTTAACTCATTATTGGAAAGATAAGGCTATACCAGAAACAATAGATTTATAATTACAATTATAACATTTGTAAACAATATAATATCATATTAATTTATTATATAATAGAAATTGAAAAATCAATAATAACCCCATATACTCCTGATAATATCTATATTTCAAAAGAGGAATATGATAATTTAAAGAAAAAAGAACAATTATTAGAAAACATATTACCATATAATTTTTCTAATCATTTTATAAATAAAAAAAATAAATTTATAAAATATAAAAATGTGTGTGTTTTATTTACTGATATTGTGAGCTACAGCAAAATAGCCAAAACATATATGGATATCGTTGTTTTTATGATATTGAAAGATATGTATACTAGATTTGATAAATTGATACAAAATTATTCTTCTTTACAAAAAATAGAAACTATAGGTGATAGTTACATGGTTGTAGGAGATTTGAATAATCAATATGATTCACAAATAATCATAAAAGAAATATTAGAATTCGCAGAAAAATTAATAGTTGAAACCAAGAATATAGTAGCACCGTCTTATAAATTAGAATTGAGAATAGGCATTCATATTGGTTCAGTTCAATTAGGAATATTAGGTATAGATAAACCAAGATTATGTGTCATTGGTAATACTGTAAATGTTTCAGCAAGATTACAAACAAGTACTCTTCCAGATACTATACAAATAAGTGAAAAATTATATTTGAATATAGAAGACAATGATATCAAAGAAAAATATATAAAAAAGAATGATGTAGAATTAAAAAATATTTGTAAAATGAATACTTATGTTAGAAATATTATTATTGAAGATGAAAAATATTAAAAATATAATTATAATATAAAAAATACAATCAAGATGGAATTACTAAAAAATACGTTTTATATTAATTTAGAACATCGTAAAGATAGATTAGAGCATGTTACAAAAGAATTAGCAAAAATAGGTGTTCAAGGAGAACGTTTCAATGCTATAAAAACAACAGCAGGAGCAATTGGTTGTACAATGAGTCATATATTATGTTTAGAATTAGCGAAAGAACGAAATTACGAATACGTATTCATTTGCGAAGATGATATTACCTTTTTGAATCCAAATACTTTATTAACCAACTTACAGCAATTTTACGATAATAAAAATATAGAATGGGATGTTTTATTAATTGGTGGAAACAATGTTCCTCCATACGAAAAAACGACCGATTATTGTATTCGCGTATCCAATTGTCAAACGACAACAGGTTATATTGTAAAACGACATTATTTTGATGTTTTGATAAAAAATTTTCGCGAAAGTGTAAAGGGGTTATTAAAAAATCCAAATAATAAACAACAATATGCTTTAGACATGTATTGGAAACAATTACAGCGCCTAGACAAATGGTATATGATTTTTCCATTTACAGTAGTTCAATGTGAAAGTTATAGTGATATTGAAGAAAAAGTAGTTGATTATAGGGGGTTAATGCTTGACGCAGATAAACGTTGGTTATTTATGAAAGGGTAAAAAATTGAAATTCTTTTTCTTGTTTTATTGAGAAACAAAACAAGAAATAATATACAATGTCAAACCTCCTTATGAAAATAGATAATTTAGTGGAAGGGCAAATAACAAAACGACCATCAAAAGTAATCAAATCACCCTATGTAGCTGATGTATTATTTGAAGAAAATGAAATATTAGCTCATAGTGCGTCATTGGGTTGTTGTGGGTTGGCTGAAGTAGGCGCCACTATATTAATGACTAAACAAGAAGAAAAACAACAAAGTAAAAAAAAGAAACAACAAGAAAATGAACAAGAAAATGATGAAACTAACAAAATACAAAAGAAAAAATGTGAATATAGAATTTATTTATCAGTGAAAACCGAAAAAAATCAAGAACAAATTATAGGGATTTATCCAAAATTGGCCGAACAATTAGTAGAAAACGCATTGAAAAACAATTTCTTATCAAAATTGAAAAACATACAAGAATATAGACGTGAAACAGCAATATTTATAGATGGAGTAGTAGATTCGCGATTTGATTTTTCAGGAATAGATGAAGAAGGAAAACGTTTTATTATGGAAATAAAAAATGTCCCATTAGCAGACTATGAAGATATCACATCAAAAGACCGAAAAAACAAAAATTATGATAATTATGATGTAAATTCAAAAGTCGCATATTTTCCTGATGGATACCGAAAAAAAACAAATGATACTATTAGTCCAAGGGCATTGAAACATATAAAAGAATTGACTGCTATTAAAAATATGTATGAAAATACAAGATGTTTAATGTGTTATGTAATTCAACGAACTGATGTTACCAGTTTTCAACCATCAGTTATAGACCCACAATATAGAGAAGCATTCTATGAAGCAACCCGAAATGGTGTAGAAATCATTGTTCTAGTAGTGAGTTGGAATAGAAACGGCGAAGCATTTTTAATAAGAGATGATTTACCGATAAACTTTTAGATATGAAAAACTCAAAAAAATACACAAACACATCAATTTCCCAATCTTAAAAAATTAGACAAAACTGTCTTATTTTTTTCAGCATATTCCATAGACTTCAAATTCGCAGAATGTTCTTTTTGCATAATTTTTTCACGATATTGTTTATCTTTCATTTCTAAATAATATTCAGCATCTTGTTTTTCTAATGGCGTCAAAGGTTGTTTACCTCGTTCTCTAACAAAATGGTCTACAGATGAATATTGAGGAATATTATGGATATCTTTTTCACTCACAGCAAAAACAGTTTGGTCTTTATGGACTTTTCGTAAATCATCAAATTTTAATTTACTAAAAGGGTCACTACTCACATATTGTTCAGCAGCATCGTCTTCATCATCATCACCATCATATAATCGGGTTCCTACCCCACCTGAAACATACAATTCACGAACACCACTATAACGGACAATTTCAGAATTTTGTTGTTTGATATTATCCAAAATTAAACCCATATTATTAACAGAAACATTTTTTTCAATATTATAAATAGGCTCTTCTTTTGAGAACCATTCATTGCGATTTTGATTCGGTTTTTCAGCCATATTTGTTTCAAATAATTGATTGAATTTCTCGTTAAATTCGTCGTGTCTCATTTTGTTGATAACAGAATTCACTTGTTTGTAAGTGGATTTATTGAAATCATTGACTAAAGGATTATATTTAGTAGTTTCTTCTGTAATTTCTTGATTTTGTTTATTATTATTTTTATAAAATTGTATTACAATATCAAATGCTTTTTTATAAAAAAGGAAATATTCAGCAGATAGTTTAGATTTATCAGGATGTAACATAAGAACCTTCTTTTTAGCACGTTTCAAATCCTCTATGGAAATATCATAGTTCAAATCAAATAACCCTAATATTTCTTGTAAATTATACATATGAATATTTAGATTATGTGTTTGTTGATTTTCACTATTCATAGATTATTATTTGTAAATAAAAAAGAAATTTTTTTATTTATTCTAACATTTTGTTGTAATTTTTATGAAAATTTTTTATATAAATATAGTATATTATGCCAGGAAGAAAAACACAAAAAAAGAGAGCTCAAAAAAAATCAAAAAAATGTCCAACAAACAAGCATCGTAATCGTAGTACAAAAAAATGCCGTTGCGTAAAAGTATGTAGAAAATAAAGAAAATATATATAGCAAGTAAAAAATATAAATGTATTGTTATATACAATATTATATAACAATATGTCTCAATTACCAATATTGACTGAAATAGAAAATAGAAACCATTTTGCTGAATTATTAAAGCAAAACCCAGGTTTATTTATAATAAAATTCGGTGCTGATTGGTGTGGGCCTTGTAAAAAAATAGAAGGTTTAGTTAACGAGTGGTTTAATAAAACAAATAATAAAGTACAATGCGCACTCATTGATGTAGATGAAAGTTTTGATATTTATGCTTTTTTGAAATCAAAAAAAATGGTTAATGGTATTCCTGCTATATTATGTTATTATAAAGACAACCATAATTATGTTCCAGACGATGTAGTAATAGGCGCTGATGTAGCTCAAGTAAATGCTTTTTTTCAACGGAATTTATCTAAAGTTATGTAAATAATTCATTTTTATTTGCTTTTCTATACATTTTTATTTTCCTTTGTAACTCTTTGTTTTTTTATGTTTTTTCGCTTTTTTATCTGTTTTTTTACCAGTTCTATTTTTTCCACCATACAAAGGATTTGTTACTGGTTGTGGTTGTTGCGTTGGTTGACCTTGTGGTTGTTGAAATCCAACGTTTTCATTTTGTGCTAATCCTTGGTCAGAATTCATATTTGTATTGAACATATCATAATTTTGTGGTTGAGCAACTGGTTGAGGTGCTGGTTCAGGAGGTGCTTGATATTCATTTTGTGCTAACCCTTGGTCAGAATTCATATTTGTACTAAACATATCATAACTTTGTGGTTGAGAAACTGGTTGAGGTGCTGGTTCAGGAGGTGCTTGATATTCACTTGCTTGTTCTACAGTTTCTGTAGCACCAGAATTGTTATTTGTTCCATTGAATGATGGTAAATAATCAGTGAAAGATGATTCTTGAGCTTCAGTACTTGATTGACTTTCTGCTGGTTTATTATCTAAAATTGTAACAAATGCTAATACTAAAGATGCGACACCAATAAAAATATATGCGTTCATAGGGACATTTGGACTATTCATTTATAAATTATATAATATATATTATATTTACATTATATAATAAAAACTTTATTTATTTGGTGGCTTCGCATATCCAATAATAGCACAAGCTATACGTTTACCTGAATGACCTGTAGTTAAACTGTCGTGTTGATTTCCTAAACCACAATCGTCTTCATCAGCGTGAATAATTAAACCACGACCTATAATATTAGCTTTTGTGCCGCGTAATTTAATCATATCATCAATACGTTGATAATGTGCGATACCATTTTGATTAGATATTAAATTTCCTAAATCACCTACATGTCGTTCTTTTGAACCAGGACAACCGTGATTTTTTCCATATGGATTAAAATGAGCACACATACTTTCACATTCTTCACTCATATCTCCACATTCATGAATATGAAATCCATGAAGACCGTTCTTTTTCAATCCTTCAATATGTATATCAATAACAACTGTATTATTAGATAGATTTTCAGTAAAATATACAATGCCTTTTATTTTTTTATTATCAAATACAGCAATCGCGAAAATAGGTGTTTTATTAGACATTATATAACAATAATATAAAAAAAAACTTTTATATTATTTTTCTTTGTAAAAATTACATATTTGTATAAATTGATTGAACCAATACTTGTACTATTTTATCATATTCTAAAATAATTTCCATTTTTTCTTTTTCCATCAATCCTTCAATAAAAGTTTTATTTTCTTCAGTCAATTGTAACATATTACGAATATCGTGAATAAGTTTTCTTAATTTTACATATTGCTCATCTTTTTTTGGTTCATTATTTGAAATATCCATTTTTATAGTATATAATAAAATATTTATATTATTTTATAAAAAACTATCTTCCTTGTCCCAGTCATCCAATAATCCACCTGCGCTAATGTCTGGCACAAACGAGGTAGTATCACTATATTTATTATATTCTTCAATAACTTTTATTTTATCATTTTCATTGTTATTGCTCTCTAAATATTGTAATAATTCATACAAGTAATATAAACGGTTAATACAAGCTAGTGAAATATCATTATCTTCTTTCATATTAAATCTCGCATCGTAACCAGACTCAATAAGATATTTTGGTTTGAATTTCAAATATGGAATATTTTCTTTGAATATATTCAATCGATAACTTTGAATTTCATTTGTATCGTATAATTCATTCATATTATATAATTTATTCTCATTCCTGTAGTTTCTGTGTTTTGTAACAAACCCTAATAATAGTATAAATAATTTCATTATATTACTTTATATAATAGATAAAGTAATATTTTTATTCAATTTTTTTGATTGTTTTTCTTTGTTTTTCTTTATTTTTGTTCACTGCTTCTTCGTAATCTTTCTTCAATTAATCGTGAATGCCAAGCTTCTTTCACTTCTTGTGAAATAGGTATATACATTATGCGTTCAAATTGTTCCGGACTATCAAAGTAAAATGTATTGTTATCAAACAAATCTGTACCAACAATGCTTAAACGTGTTTTGAAAAAGAAATTTTCATCACGTGAACCAACCTTCAATTTGGACATACGACTACCAGTAACCGCATCACGAATTATACTACCAGGTGTTAAACTAGTATCATATAATTCAACTGTATCAGGTTTTTGTTTACCATTTTTCTTTGTAATTATTTTATGTTGTAATGTAATCTTATGATAATTCTTATCTAATGGTTTTAAATTGGTTTTCTTATTTACAATTGTACCAGTTGAAGTGCTGTCGTCGTCATAATCATTATTATAAATACTTTGTTTTTCGTAAGGAGGGAAACCTACTTCATTTGGTTGTGTTGGATCAAAATGGTCGTCATAGTACATTTTTAAAGTAAGACTTTATAGAGTTAAAAACTGTTATCAAATATGATAGTAATACTAGCTTGTATAATATATAATATGTTTATCTTTTATATTATTTAACAAAATATATTTTAGCAAAACAATAAATAAATATATTTACAAAATAACTTTTCAAAATAACTTAAATATATAAACAAGTATATATATAATTATCCAAATTATAAATGCCTATTACGGATTTCAAAAAAAAAGAATATGTTCAAAATAAATTATGTTCCAATGAAAAAAAAACAAAAATATCAAAGAAAAATGAGACAAAACCAGAAAATACAAAAACAATGGATTTTTCAAAAACTGATTTATCCAGTTTCAAGAATATGTTTACACAATTTCAAGCAAACAAAATGCGACATTTTTTTATTGAAAAAAAATCTTATGAATTCAACAACAAAAAGTATTATTATTTGAGCAATGAAAATTTAAATCGTGATTTCAGTTACACTTTAGGTAAAAATGAAAACGATACACCTTTTGAAGTACGATTTTGTATTTTCAATATCAATGGAAAAAGTAAAGAACCATTTTTACAGTTTTTTTTAGAAATAAGTGAAAATCAAGATAAAAATGTGCTAGCATTTCCAGGGTTTTTACTACAAACATCTTCATTTGATAATACAGAAGAAGAACCAAGTGATATTTTTGAGAATGAATGTTTTAAAAAATTCAAAAATTTAACTGAAGATGTTAGTGATGATATTATTAATGGAGCATATAGAGGGTATATTGAAAATAATGGTATAATATATGCGTTTTTTGATAGCACCTTTTTTAATTTGAAACAAAACGATAAACAATTATGGTGTATTTTAGATGAATTTATCAATGAAAAGAAAGTATATGGAAATAATTTTACAGATGAAAATATCCCAAAAATGTTCCACGACAATGAATTTATTGCTTATATTACAGATGAGAATGGTGATAGAATAAATATACCTTGTTGTTTGTATCTATGTAAATTGAATGAAGACGAATCTGATTATATAAACGTTTATGTTGATGACGCAGAAAAAGGAATAGATAATCATAGAATTTTACATTATGTTTTTGGAAATAATTGTCTATTTTTTACAACCGACCCCATTGAAAAAGAAGATTTGAAACGATTGAGAATGATTAAGCGTTATGCTACCTTTATTGATAAATCGTTATATGTATTAAATATCAGTAAGGATATAGAATATATTAATTTTGATGAAGATGAAGACGATGATGTGAGTTTTGATGGTGTACCTCAAGAAGACATACCAAAAAGTCATTATAAATATAGTTGTATTTACTTTTTTGAAAATTTCAAACAGTTATGGTGTATCAAGGATTTCAGAAGATTTACTGAAATTACAACAAATTATGTTTTTCCACCAATGGAAACTTCGCTGACAAAAGAAACAACAGAAGTGATTATACCAACCAAACCAGTTCAAGAACCATAAAAATAACAAAAATAGTGTAAAATTTATTATATATGTTGTTATTATACAGCATATATAATGTCTTGTTTGTTCAATAGTTTGAGTTATTTTATACCAGAAAATAGTTATAATATTCGGCAAAAAATATGCGACTATTTGGAAGAAAATAAAGCTATCATAGAAGGTTTGGACACAAACTTTGTATTGGATTTAGAAAACACAAATTATATTCGTGATATGCGTAATACTAGTACTTGGGGTGGGGCAATAGAAATACAGGCAGCATCTTCTATATGGAGTTTGCGAATAATAGTGAAAAATTACAGAAATCATGATGGAAAAGATATTGAATTTGTACCATTGAACCAGAGTTATGAAAAAACTATCCAAGTATATTGGACTGGTGGTCATTACGAACCAATCCGCGAATAACGCTATCAAACTGTATTCATTACGCCATCAGGATTGTATTTTTCCAAAAATTTGTTTAATGCTTCTATTTCTAATTCACCACTTTCAATAAAAGGTTCCGCGTAAAGTTTGATTTCCTCAATAATAGGTTTGCGACCATACATACTATTGAATGTATAAATATAATCTTCTAACTTTTTGCTTTGTTGTTTCAATTTGTTGGTCAATTCTAAAAACCCTTTTTTGAACATGTTATGTGCTCTTTCTCTTTTTGCTTTTTTCTCATTCTCAGCTTGTTCTCTTTCTATTAATATGCGCTCTTTTTCATTAATCTCTTCTTCTTTTATTTTGATAGCAAGGTTCTCTTGTTCAAACATATCATCTTCATCGCGAGTTTCACTATGTAAGGATGGTTGTTCTAAATACCACGGATGTCTATATTCATTCGCACTAATAATAATATTACAAATATCAGGCTTCTTCAATTCTTCAAAACGTTTGCGTTCTTCAGAGTTTTCTTTACCACGTAATGACCGGTTGAATTGATCAATTATTTTTTGATGAATAGTAGGGCTTGTTTCCATCAAACGGTCAAACTCTTGGCGGCAAATTTTAATGAATTGCTTCGCTTCTGTACGTTCTGCTGGAGCTTTAGCTAATTCTATTCTAATATTACGTGCGAATTTATCCCAAGAAATAGACGAAACGCGATGTGCTTCATTTAATTCTGATATTTTCAAATATTGTTGTATTGTTGTCAAAATACCAATAAAAATATTCAACGCACCAATTATCATAGGCGCATAAGTTTGATAGTTAAGGGGTAAACTAGCTTGGGCAAATGATGCGGTACCACTTATAGTAGATAATGTAATTGCTGGTATTGTAAACCAAGCATGCATATATGAATAATTTTTGTGTGCTTGACTATTCAACCATTTATAACATTGGGCTACATCACACCATTCAACCATAATCATTTCATTTTCGGGCGTCCATTCAATATTTTTTTTGGGTTGACTATTCATTTGAGATTGTGATACACTAACTGAATCAATATTATCTCTTTTTCCTGACAAAATATTCTTGTTTTCATCTAAATTGACATTCTCTTTATTTTCCATTGTATATAATTTGGAATATATATACAATAATTAGAAATTTTTACGCATTGATTAGATTATTAGCATTTTTACTACTTTCACTAACATTGCTTCCGCTAGTTTTAGTGGTTAGTTTTTCTAGTATAATATTCAGATTATCATTTATTCTATTATCATAAGAAATTTCGGTTGTTTCATTTTTACGAAAAACATTATCTATTTTATCAATTATTTTTTCAGTATTATCACCGTTGAAATCATAATCTTCTAAAATTTTATTAATTTCACTTTGTTCTCCTATATCAAAAAACCGATTTAACCGCTCTTCTTGATCTATATCATCAATGGAGAATGTACGATTAATATTTATGTTATCTTTTACTTCCTTACAAAAATCAGTAATTCTCATAAACAACCGGTTCAATTGTTTTTTTTGTGAAATATGGAAAAAAGATACATAGTTAACATATAATGATACTTGTTCTTTCAAAATATTGTTTTCATAATGTAATGTGTTAATCAAATTAGAAATAGAGAACCCAATACGGTGATTATCATTATAGTTATCAATTGTATGTTTTTTTTTGTTACATTCATTATATAATGTATTCAATATCAATAAAATATTTGCGTGAATATCTTTGATATCATCTAATTTGTATTCTTGGAATGGTTCCAAATCTTTGTAAGGTGGATATGCTTTTGTTTCTAGTCCTTCAATTGAAATTTCTATTTTATTATCTTTTATATTTGATAATATGATATTGTATAATTTGTAATAATCACAATACATACGATTATTTAACAAAGAACGGAATTTATCAATATTATCCATTTCCATAGCGAATGATTTGTATTGAAAATAAAACGAATCCAAACAAAATAAGAAAATTTTTTTAGAATTACTCCTCAATAAGTCATTGTATACACCTTTCAATTGGTTTAAATTATCAGCAACAGATGCTTTTGTTTTCGCAATCTCTAGTTTCAAAGTAATAATATTTTCAAAATCAACTCTTAATTTCTCTATATTAAACGCATGACTGTTAACATTTAACGACATGTATAGATTTACTTTAGAAAATATAGTTTATAAATTTATTGAATTGTAACCGATAAAAAAATCATTCATATTGAATGATTTTTTGATTTTATTTAATTATAATTTACAATTTATAAATTTCCATTTTTTAAAAACTATAAATGGGTATCCAATTATCATTACAAATAATTTTGATTTCTTTTTCTAATTCTTCGTACTCTTTTTCTAAATCATCTTTATCTTTTTTTGTAAAAATTGTGTTTAATAGTGAACTTACATTTTTGTTAGGTTGGTTGTTATGAATTTCATTTTCAAATAATCCAATATCAGATACCGATGTAGGAGATGGAACACGATTGCGCAATGAACGGTCTATATGTTTTTTCACTTCCCAATAATGGTTTTTTCCATAATCATAAATAAGACGGGTTGAACCTTTTTCATTCAATGTTTTTTCTAAATTTTCAGCATTTTTGTTATCATATAATTTGATTGATATGAAAGCAAAGTAATAGGGATTATTATTTTCATTCATTTTTTTATACATATCAATATAGAAAATATCACCAATGTTCATATTACTGAATGTATTGACAATTGTATTTCTTTTAATATTTCCCAAAATACGAGGAATGTAGAGATTGATAATATTTGATGACATCTTTGATTTATTTCGTTTTGTTTTGATACTTACAATAGATTAATAAAAAGTAATTCAATTTTTTACGATTATGTATATAGAGATTTTTGTTTTACGCAATTTTCAATATAATCAAACGGATTATATATGAACTTGATGTGCCGGTTGTTGTTACATTCGCAGTACCAACTACAGAAGAAATGGCTATAACTAATGTTGTTGAAACATATTCTATGGCACGACCGTGTATCCACGTAGTTGCTGTAGTTGAACCCGAAATTGTATTGTTATCAATAGTTAATGATGAAGCATTGGGACCAGTATAAATGGCAACTGATCCAGCTGATGACAAACTCATTTCATAATCAATTACGTAAGCACCTTGAGTTAATGTAAATACTGTGCCACCAGCACCAGCATTATAAGAGATGAATAATGGAATAGTATTATAAACTTCTGTATCTATTGTAAAAGCTGTTCCTGGGGGAATATTATCATTTGGAGATTGTGTTGAGTGTATATATTCAGCATAACCAACAATAGATGTAGCACCAGTAGCCCCAGTAGAACCAGTAGCACCGGCAGCACCAGTAAACCCAGTAGCACCAGTAGCACCAGTAAACCCAGTAGCACCAGTAGCACCGGTAGCACCAGTAAACCCAGTAGCACCAGTAGCACCAGTAAACCCAGTAGCACCAGTAGCACCAGTAGCACCAGTAAACCCAGTGGCACCAGTAGCACCAGTAAACCCAGTAGCACCAGTAGCACCAGTAAACCCAGTAGCACCAGTAGCACCAGTGGCACCAGTAGCACCGGTAGCACCAGTAAACCCTGTGGCTCCAGTGGCTCCAGTAGCACCGGTAGCACCAGTGGCTCCAGTGGCTCCAGTGGCTCCAGTAGCACCGGTAGCACCAGTGGCTCCAGTAGCACCAATATCGCCAGTAGCACCAGTAACACCGGTTGATCCCATATCGCCAGTAGCACCAGTAGCACCAGTAAACCCAGTGGCACCAGTAGCACCAGTATGCCCGCGCTTACCTTGATGACCAGTGGGTCCAGTAGCTCCTTTCTTACTATCTTTACAATCTTTCTCATGATGGTCGCTTTTATGATGTCTATGTTTTTCAGAAGATCTCGACATATCTATAAAATAGTGAAATATATATTTTTTTGGAAACAAAATAATTTGCCTACATATTAGGTATAGATTTTATGAATTATAAATAATATATTTGTAATCAATGTATTGAATTTGTAAAATATGAAATAAACGTCAAATTCTTGATATATATTATCTATATAATATAATAATTATATTGTGAAAAATGAATGTTATAAAACAACAAAGGGAAGATATAATAAAAGAAAATAATACAGCACAAGAAAGATTAAAAGATATTTTAGAAAAGACAAATAAACGAACAAATATATTGGATATACGAGAACCATTACAAGGTGATATTGATTTTTCTATTTTAAAAGATGGGTTCTCCAATGTAAAAACAATTATATTATCAGAGGGTGAAATAACAAACCTTATAAATATACCAGAAGGGGTTACACATTTGGATATTGATAAAAACTTGTTATTTGAATTGAATGATTTACCAACTTCTCTAACACATTTAGAAGTAAAATATAATTATTTATCAAATATCGATTTTACAAATTTAAAAGATTTAGAAGAGATAAATATCGGGCATAATCAAATTATATCGCTTGAGAACCTACCTTCTGAATTAATGGTGGTGAATTGTGAAAATAACCAATTAAGAAGTCTTGATTTAAGAGGATTAAACAAACTCAATGTTCTCAATTGTTCTTATAATAAATTGACAATTATTGAAAACCTACCTGAAAATTTAAGAGATTTTAATTATGATAATAACCCAAGTATAGAGTTTCGCAATTCACCAAAAATACCTACTGGAAAAACAAGAAAACAAGAAGATGAAGAACACTCATTATTACAACAAATCGGTTATGAAGATAGTTTGAAACATTATTTTCATTTAAAAAAAAATTATGACAAATCATTATTAGAATCAAAACGGCAAATTTTTTACAGTTCACCAACCAAAAAAATAGCCAGACAAAAAATATTACAATTGAAACCCGCGTGTGTTTACTGTAAACGACCTGTAGGAACCATCTTTTCAAAAAAAGATAATAGATATATGGCAATATGTGGTGATACACAAAATCCTTGTAAATTAAAAATAGAAATATTTTCCGGCAATTTTGGTTCAAACATAGATTTGTTATATAAATTTAAAGAACACGTAGATGAATTAAAAGATGATATAATAAGAGAAAAATTAGATAATTTATTTAATTATAAAAATGAAGAAAAATCAGTTGCTATATTCAAAAAGAAATTGGAGGAATATAATTTTGATAGTGTAATGTTCAAAGAATTACTTGACAGACATAATGAGAATTATAATAATTCGCATAAAAACGAATTAATACAAAAGAAACAAGATGCTATATATAAATATATTGAGAACATACGAGAATTATTAAAAGAATATGAGCAAACAGATAATATAGAAATATTGAAAAGTGCTGTTTATATACAAAATAACGATTTATTACCAGAAATAAATAATATGCGAATATTAACTAATGAAATAATGGAAATGAATTATGAAGTGGTTATTTCAGGAGGGTTTGGTATGAACCCATTGATAAATTATTATTTATTCAAAAACAAAGTTGCTTTATCCAAAAATGATTTTACATTTGGAGAACCTCCACGTGTTGTTCATTTTTCAATGAAGGTAAATTAGTATTTTTGCGAAAATGATAATATAGCTTACAACTTACAGTCAATAAATTCAATGTTGTATTAATAGAATAACTAGCAATTATAAATGTATCTGTATTATTGATGCCACTATATATTGTTCCTAATATGCCACCCAATAACCATAATGTTGAAGAATATTTTGTTGAATCTATATTTTTTATTTGATAAAATGATAAATAAATCTCGGGCAAATAACCTATAATAATGAATGTTGATGAAATAATAGATAAATATTCATATTTCATTAGTAAATATATAAATTATAATATTTTATATATTTTATATATTTTATTTAGCAATTATTAAAATTACTAACGCCATCCCATATAATATTGTATTTGCCACACCAATCTTTTTGTTGACATACAGATGATTTACCTGATGTTCCCCATTTAGTGTCAAAAGAATTGAAAGCTTTTTTTCCAATATCATAACCAAATGTATTTGCTGTTGATAAAACCGAAACCCCAGTAGTGTTATATATTGAACCAGTATTTGTTTTACCATTAACTGGTACTTTACAATAACTACCATCCACTGTCCAGTAATCAGGGCAAGTACTCATAACTGGTGGAAATGCTACATTGCTTTGATTATAATATTTTGCTGTGCTCATTTTAATAGCTAGAAAAGTTAAAACTAATATCAATAAAACAATAGCAACTATTAAAACTATACTATAGAAATCCATTATATTATAGAAATATATATTTTTCTATTCAAAACCATTAGTTCCTAAAATATTTATTTACTGTTTTTTGTTATCATTTTGTAAGATTTTTTATGTATTTCCTTTTTTGCTAATATTTATTTCTTATGAAACATTATAAGAGATTTATAAATGTCTTTGAAAGCAGAATTATTTGATAATATAAATACTATTTTAAATTTAGAAAAATATAATGGGCGTGTCAATATAATTGAGCCTCCTTCTCCAGATATCCGTTTTCAAATGCAAGAAAAAATTGCTATCAGAAATAAAGCGACTGAATTTCGCGAAGCTTTAGGTGGTGTTTGGGAATCAAATACATTAGCTCAAGTATATTTTTCGGCTGGAAATATCCAAATAATACAAAATGGATTACGTGCTGGAGTGTATAAAATGTCGGATAACAAATATGTTATACCAGAACAAAACATTGATAATTTGAAGATTATTATGCGAAGTTTGTATTTACAATATGCTGAACATAATGAGACAAATATTACAAAACAAGTAGAGCGCTTGAACCAATTGGTATTAGATTATGCCGTCCCTAATGTGTATAATGAGGCAATGGCATATATGAAGTATTGTCAAGACCAAAGTTCATTGGTTGTTCCATTGGAATTACCAAGACACCATGACCGCGAATACAAACAATTGGAATTAAAAAAATGGTTTTAAGTTTGTTTTCCCTTTTATCATTTACGCAATTGAATATTTCAATCCGCACAGCGCATGAAACTCCAATTATTAGAAAACATGTTCCATATTGATAATTTTGGAAAATTCTAAAAGTTTATTATTTACTTTTTCTATATCATTTGTATCTGCTAATAAAGATTGTTTATATTTAATTAAATTAATAATTGCTATATTATTTTTTTTACTAGTACGTATTTCATCAATTCCACAAAAAAATCCTAGTTTATTTATATTTTCATTATAAATTATTTCACCCACATCATATATCGGCATATTGCCACAAATTTCATCACTCAAATATTCTTGAATGTCATTTTTTAATGTAGTTTTACCACTTCTTGGTGGTCCAGATAAAATAATCATTTTATCATTTGAAATATTATTTTTAACATTTTCTACAAATTGTATTAAATAATTATAATCGTCATTTGTTAAATATTGTTTCCAGTTATCTAGATGATGTACACCCATTTTATATATAATAAGAAATAACCTTTATTACACTTTAATAAAATAATAATATGGGCGTTTGAAATAATAAAAATTGTAAAAACTATTATATAATAATCACTTAATTATTATATAATTTATACATCATCATCTTCATCCATTTTCAAATCATAGAAAAAATCATACAACATAGACATGTACCATTTATCATCAAAATATTTACGAATATCATAGCGAGATTCCACAAACGCTTTTTTCATATCAAATAGTTTATGTCTATTTTTGATATTTACCAAATCATCATTATACATAAGAGTTGCGTTCTCAAACAAGCCAAAATAAATTCCTATAAAATCTTCAAACGATGGAAATACAATATTATTATAAACATTTTCTATCTTATCTAAGTCTTTATTTTTTTGAACGAAATTACCTAATAAAATTGCTTCACTAATGTAATTACCAAAAATAGAATAATTAGACATTTTTATAGCAAGATTTTCTTTCAATTCTGGATATTTTTTTTTCGCGTCTATAAAAGGTATAACATATTGGTCATTATAAGTTTTTGTATTATCCATTTTGACCATATTCATAATATAAACAATTTTTTCATTATTATATGAAATCAATTCAAAATTCAATATAGGCACATCATAATGATAGTCTGGGTGTAATACCAAACTAAAATATTGAATTTTTGATTTCATATCTAAGTAAGTGAACCTAACTTTACGAAATTCTTTGTTTTTGAAACAATAATTACGTAATATTCCAAACCCATTATCTGTTTTTTCAGTCATAAATTTTTCATCTATAGATACTGGAGTAAAATTATATTTTTTTGTAATATCTAAATTATAATTCAATAAATTCAAAAAAGGTGTATTATCGTAATCTTTCAAATACATGGTAACACTATGAGGTTTTGTATTATGATTATCATTATGTTTACCGCTTTTCAAGATAAACCCAGTTAAAAATGGTAGAAAAAGCAATAATAAAAACATTTATTATATAGCAAGAGTTGTTTTTATGTAGGTTTACTTGTGAAAATTGAAATTGTTTGAATATAAAAAATAATGTAAAAAAATATAACAATGTCACTAACAAAAAACAAATTATACAATTCTATCATCGCATCTAAGATTGAAATTGATTATAATAATATAGATATATCAATAAAACAAATAAATAAACAATTATCATTACCAAAATTAGAAACAATACTAATAATAGAGAAACCAACAATATATCATATGGATTCATTATACCGTGATAATACAAACGATAAATATGAATTATCAAATAAACAACAAAAAATCACATATTTGGAATAAATATAGAATGAAATCCAATATTTAATTCTATTGGAATGGGTATTTCAATTTGTTGATAATTATACAAATTCAACAAAACAATATTATTTTGTTTTTTAGAATAACCAAAAAATATAATATAAGGTATACCTTCAATTCTAATAAGTGATGGTTCTCCACATATAAATAAATGTTCGTATATAATTTCTCTAATAACTTTCATTTTTTGTACTATAACAAATCCATTGATTGTCCTATTATGAACATTACGAAAAACAATTTTATTATCATATTTTATTGGAAAATCTAAATCATATTTTTCAAGATGTTCATTTTTTTCTATAACAACTTCTTTCGTTATCTTGTTAACTATGATTTTACAATAGTGTCCTTTCAAATTCAAATTTGAAAAATTCAATTCATCATATAGAGAACCAAATATTTCTATTTTTTTGAAAGTTTCACTATAATCAGCAAAATGAAACATATAAAAACTCTTGTTTGTATCGTATACTTCTATGTTATCATTTTTTTTGTCATATATATGAATCAATGTATTCTGATTTTTGTCCAATGAAACAGGCATACTCCTTTTGAAAATCTTTTTTTTCTCTATACATAACGGAGAATCCATAATGATCATTTTGTCCTTTGTAACTATAAAATCGTGGATAACTGGTAAATATTTTGTTTTGATTTTTTTTCTATTTATAATATTGAAATTATCATTCAATTGATAATAATTGAGAGAACTTTTCATAACATTATAGTCTATAGTTTCAATGGAATTATTCATATATTTACTATGAGCTGAAATATGTTGAATTGAATTCACCTTTTGTTTTGAAATAGTATTTATATTTTTGTTCTGAAAATCAATATCTAATAAATAAGGAATATCTTGTTCATACAAAGCGTATATCTTATTCTTTACATTTATCATAGCAGTATTAGCCAATCCCATAATATTTGGTAAAATATTAACTTTACTCAAAGTCATAAACATTAATTTGATAAAATTATTATTAGGAATCATGCCATTTTTTTCTTCGTACAATAATTTATCTGTTCTAATAAAATGTTTTACAAATGTAATATTACCTTCATCAAAAAAAACGCCTTGAATATTACCATCTCCAATAAATAAATCAAATAAATTATTTACAGTAGAAATATTTACATTGGGTCCAATCAAACCATAAAATCCATTTATTTTATTCACAATATGCTTCTTGTAATAAGGTAATTTATAAATCAATTGTTGCTTGAATTCTTTATCTTTTACATTGAATTTATTACAAAATTTTATATTCAAAAAACATTCAATTAATGGAAAAAAAAACAATAAAAATAAAATAACATTCATTTATACTAATATATAAAACTATTAATTTTTTATATTATTACATATAAAAAATTATTTTTCACAAACAACCATAAAACTATTATTCAAATCAATACCTGATACCATTATATTCTTCATATTTTTATCTTTCAAAAAACTCTCTAAAATAGAAGGTGTGAAACAATGATTATGTTTACGATTATTCCACGGTCTCCAATATTTTTGACTAAAATCAGGCAAATATAAAAATAATATTCCTCCTTTTTTCAATTTTGATAACCATAATTCTAATGTTTTTACCCATTCAATAACATGTTCTAAACAATGACTTGAATATATATAATCAACTTCTTTATCTGGTAAATTATCTGCGTGAAATCCATTATTTAATCCAATATCAATACCTATAGCATTTGGAAATTTCCATTCTTCTTTACAGAACCCAATATCATAACCATATCCTTTACAAAAATGAATAGCAAATGGAATAGCGAATTGTGAAGCATTTCCATTTGCTTGAAAAGCAGGATATTTGTCATTACCAAATTCAATCAAATCCATAATTCTATTATTTATTTAATAATTTATTCTTCAAATAATATACATACAATATTAAATATATAATTATAATAAATAAACATATGAATATATTTGTTATTGGTGATGTTATACTTGATATTAACTATATATCGCATATTACTAGAAAAGCAGCGGAAGCAGATATTCCTATTTATGATATTTTGAATAATGATTATAAACTTGGCGGTTCAGGAAATGTTTGTCAAAATTTGAAAAACCTAGAAACAAATGTTGAAATTATCAGTGTAATAGGGAATGATAGTTATGGAACAATTATCACAAATTTATTGAAAAATAAAAATATTAATAATAAATTATTTATTGATAAAACCCGTAAGACTACAATAAAAAATAGAATTTTTTTAGATAATAAATTACAATTTCGTTTTGATATAGAAGATAATAATGATATATCAGATGATATACAAAAAGAAATAGTGGAATACGTTTTTCATAAAGATACTATAGATGCGGTTATCATATCGGATTATAATAAAGGTGTTTGTACAGAATATTTATGTGAAACAATAATCAAGTATTGTAATGAAAATAATATACCAAATTTTGTAGACCCAAAAATAAAAAATGTTATGAAATATAAAGGTTGTTTTTTATTTAAACCTAATTTGTATGAAGCAGAAAATATTTGTCAAGAAAAGAATATTACTAAAATATTAAATTCTATAAAAAGTAAAATAGAATGTAAAAATGTTGTATTGACGCTATCTGAAGATGGAATTATATTAAATAATATTCATAATAAAATTAAACATAAAAATAAAATACAATTAACCGACGTAACTGGAGCAGGGGATATTGTATTGACTATAATAACGTATGTATATTTGAAGTACAAAGATTTATTGAAAGCGTGTAAAGTAGCTAATTATATAGCTGGAAAAAGTATTAGTGTAATTGGAAATTATAATACTAATTTGCAAGATATAAATGAATATTTTGAAATAGAAGAAAACATCAATATTGAAAAAATTATATATGATTATAATATTGACAAAATCAATAGATTAGCAAAAGAAAGAAATGTTGTGTTTACAAATGGGTGTTTTGATATTTTACACTCAGCACATATTGAATTATTAAAATTCGCAAAACAACAAGGTGATATACTTATTGTAGGATTGAATTCAGATGACTCAATAAAAAGATTAAAAGGGGAAAATAGACCAATTAATAATATCATTGAAAGATCTAAAATTCTTTCATTATTTGATTTTATAGATTATGTTATAATATTTCATGATGATACACCTTTAAATATACTACAAATGTTGAAACCTGATATTTTGATAAAAGGTTCTGATTATAATATAAGTAATGTTATTGGAAAAGAACACGTAAAAGAAGTTCTATTTTTTAATTATATTGAAAATTTAAGTTCAACAAATATAATAAATAAAATAAAAAATCAATAATATAAATATATAATATTATATGAATTATTACATTATGTCAAATAAAGAACTCCATTTTTGGAATAAATGGCATTTAGGTGACCACATTTTTAGTTGTATATATTTTTATAGTATCAAAGATTACATTGAAAAAGAAAATATAAAAATATTTTACTATATTCCTGATATTTATTTATATCAAGTTTCGGAGTTTATACCATCTGAGAATATTATTTTATCCAGTATTGATGAACATAGAGGTACAAATATTTGGATAGGATGTGATGATTATGATTACAATTGGTTTAAATATTCAAATTCTAATGATGTTCCAGGTTTTGACATATTTTTATTAAATTTTTTTAATAAATTTTCTGAAAAAATAAAAATTCCAGTCAAAATGAATGAATTTAAGTATATGGATAATGAATTGTTATTAAGATATGAAGCATTGCCTGAAATATATAAAGATATAGATGTATTAATAATAAATTCGCAGCCACTTTCAGGTCAAGTAGATATGACAATGAATTTTATTAATGATATGTATTTAACTATTAATGAATTAAGTAAAAAATATAAAATAGTTACTACGAATAAAATAGAAGGAATTAATTGTACTTTAGATAACAATTATACAATTAAAACGATTGCGGCAATATCTACAAAAGCAAAAATGATTATAGGTATCAATACTGGACCAATTGTTGGATTATTTAATGGATTTACACTTAATAACTGTAAAATAATATATTATATTGATAAAACGAACACATATTCTAATAATAAATTTAAAAAAATAAATTATTTTAGTGAATGTAATGTAGAAAATTTTATTTAGACAAATATGCGCGTTATCAATATAGTGTTTTTTATTTTTATTTATACAAATTGTAAATATTTATATAAATATGAAAGTAAATAAAAACAATATTATGATGAATATAATATTATGTGGGAAATAAATGATAAATACAATTATGATTTACATAATAAACATAAATTAGGACAAATAAATAATGATGAATTTTCAACAGATATTCAACAATATGCATCTAATTTGAATCATAAATCTTTTTTAGAAATTGGTACATGGAATGGGTTAGGTTCTACAAAAGCGTTTTCTGAAGGGTTTAAAAACAGAAATGACGATTATATATTTTATAGTCTTGAATGCAATAAAGATAAATGGAATGACGCAATAAAACTATATACTGACAATAATAAAATGTTTTTATTAAATGAGGTTATTTGGAATGAGGAACCAATTGATTTTTATAAAATATTTCCACAATGTTTATCAAATGACACATATAGACATTGGAATGAAGTTGATATTATAAATATGAAAAAATGTAATTTATTTTTAAATAGACCAAACTTACCTGAAATTTTTGATCTAATATTATTAGACGGCGGCGAATTTACAACTTATTATGAATTTCAATTACTTAAAAATAGATGTAAGATATTAATGTTAGATGATATTAATGTGGATAAATGTAAATTGATTGTAAAAGAAATTTATTCAGATCCAACATGGAAAATCATCAAACGCAAAGATATAAGACACGGTTATTTAATTGCTGAAAAAATATTTTAATTATTTATATATAAAACAAAAAAATATATAAATAAGTCAAATTATCTATTAACTATAAATGAAAAAATACTTTTTTGATTTAGATAATACTTTATGTATAACAATTAATGGCAATTATAAAGAAAGCATACCCATTCAAGAAAGAATAAATTATCTAAATGAATTAAAAAATAATGGTAATTTCATTACAATATGGACTGCTAGAGGTAGTAAATCTGGAATAAATTATACAGAATTGACAAAAACACAATTAAACAATTGGGGAATAATTTATGATGAGTTATTATTTGGTAAACCAGATTATGATATTTATTATGATGATAAATCATACAATATAGATACTATATTTCCAATACCACATTTAGATAAAACAAAAACAAAAAAAATGGTTTCAGAAATTGTAGAAAAAGGATGGGGAAAAGAAATTATCTTTGTAAATAATGATGAATATTGCGGGAAAATACTTTGTTTTAATAAAGGTAAGAAGTTTTCTATGCATTATCATTTAAAAAAAAAAGAAACTTGGTACGTATCAAAGGGAAGTTTTATTTTAATATGGATAGACTATACAAATGGTATTACATATTCTGAAAATTTAAATATAGGTGATGTAATTACCAATGAACGTGGAGAACCGCACCAATTAATAGCATTAGAGGATTCGGAATTATTTGAAGTTTCTACAAAACATTACGATGATGATAGTTATCGTATTCAAAAGGGAAATTAATAGTTACAACAAAAATTTTATATAGTTTTTTATTTATATAAAATTTAATTTATTATTTTATGACTATTGAATTTTTCAACCCAATATTTTAGCGTTATTTTATTGTAATTAAATTGTTTGTTTTTAAATTTTGTAATGGTATTTTCTAATAATTCATAGTTTATATCACTCCAGTCATTAAGTATTAATACTGGCAAATCATCATATAAACTATCAATTCCAGAAGTTTTTACTATCGGAATGCATCCTAAAATTAATGCTTCCCAAGTACGATGGCAATCCAATCCATTTCCGTGTGGTGATAAAACAAAAGCATATTCACATTGATTTTTAAATGTATGACACCGACTTATTTTTTTTTCTTCATAAAATACCAAATCTTTTGGTACTTTATTCAGTGCTTCTATTCTATCATATTGAAACTTATAACCCGACGGCATCGAAAAATGAAAATTACTATAACATTTTACTTCTCTTTTCCAGAATGGTTTTTCTAAATTTGAATTTATAATTTCCATTATACTTTCTTCTTGATTTATTGGTAAAGTTTGAGGTCCCCAATCGTTACTACATTTTGACATTGAATGATAATCTAACCCGATTGGTATTCTTGTTATTTTTGGGTGATTTATAATACAATTTTGTGAATACCAATGAATTAAATTATCATTGTTAACAAAATTCAAAAAATTATCCAAACTATAAAAAATGTCATTAGGAATAGTCTCATCACAATCGCCCGATACTAATATATACTTGTAATTCATATTTATACTATGATTATTTATAAAATTTGGTATAGCAGTATTACATATATAAATGGTTTTATAATTATCATTATTTTGTAACTGCGAATTATAATTTATTATATTATAATCAGAAGAATTTGGTTGTAAACAAAAAATATCACAAGATTTCAAAATTCCTCTTGATGATACAAAATAACAATTATTTTCTTCAACCATGTATAATAATACAATTTCAAACCTTTATATATTTTCATCTAACTATTCTTATTTTTTTACTTTTGTATTAACCTTTGCTTTCTTGTCTGTACTTTTACTACTACCAGCCTGAATATTTTCGCGAATTTTTTTGTACTTGTCATATTCATTGTCTAATGAATCCAATTCAGTATACCATATCTTTTCCAATGGCGTTGATTTCAAAATATTCAATTCAGTTTCAGTATTTTCCTTTTCTTTCATAATATTGGCAACGTTTTCTTGAGTTACTGAGTCCATCGGCATTTTAATCAAATACTTATAATCACCTTCAATCAATACGAAATTCATTCCAGATAATAATTGACTAACTTGTTCGGCTGTCTTTTTTCTCAAATCAATAGTTCCATTCAATGTTTCTTGAATATATCTGGCTCTATTTGATAATTTCACTAATTTTTTCTCCATATCATCTACTAAAAATGCTTTACGTTTTCCATAAATATCCAAGCGAATTCTATAAAAATCTTCTATAATCTCTTCAACACTTGTATATTTGTGTAGTTTGAAATCCGAATTAAACATATGCATATTTGTAGTTGAAATAGTTGTAAATAATTTCAATAATTTTTCAATACCATTACAACCATTTGCATCAATAGACGCTTCCAATTCTTGTATTTTACCTTTTGGAAAAACGACATTGAAATCAACATTGACTTCAGTACAAACAGAAGTGAAATCTTTAATGCTTGGTGGAATTTTCTTACCAGTTTTATCTACACTAGTACCATCCATCAATGTTTCTAAAAATGTTGTATATGGCATCGTCCAAGTGCCTACTGGTAATTCAGTAATGCGGATTTTATCATCGCCGATTTTTTCATAAAGACCCTTAATCAAATATTTTTGTTCGGCTATTTTATTGATAGTTCCTTTGAAACCTTCATAATATGGTACGAATTCAGTATTATTTATTTGACCTTTTAATTTATCTTTAAGATAACCAATAATTTGCTTTGGATTATATGGAGCAATATTACACGAAAACCCTGTACCGATACCAGAAATACCATTAACAAGAGCAAACGGAATAATAGGAGCATAGAATTCTGGTTCTACAATAGTCCCATCGTCATTGATATATTTTAATACAGCATCATCTGCTTCTGGGAATATATATCGTGTCAATGAATTCAATAGAGTAAATATATATCTTTCACTAGCACTATCATCACCGCCTTGTAATCTCGTACCAAATTGTCCATTGGGTTGTAATAAATTGATATTATTGGAACCTACGAAATTTTGAGCCATATTTACAATTGCCCCATTTAAACTAGCTTCACCATGATGATATGAGCTATGCTCTGAAACATAACCAGAAAATTGTGCTACTTTAATTTCACTGGTTAATTTCCTTTTGAATGCGGAATATAAAATTTTTCTTAATGAAATCTTCAAACCATCAACCATATTTGGAATAGAACGGGCACAATCATAAGTACTAAAATGTATCATCTCATTATTAATAAATTCAGGATAACTAACATTTTTCTTAGATGTATTCAAGTAAGCATTTTTATCATAGTTTTCTAACCAATCTTTACGGTCATCAGCACGCTTTTTATTGAATATTTTATCAATCACATCATCACTAGTTTCATCATAGACAAAATCAACAATCTTTTTATTCGCAAAATATTCTTTGAACTCAGCAGATGTAGATGTACCTAACCCTTTAAAATATTTAATAGTCCAACCATGTGTACCATTTTGTCCGAGACTTTGCTTCCAAGTTTCATATTCGCCATCGTTATAAAATAACAATGTCTGTGAACCTTTTTTAGCTCTTAGAATAGGAGTATTCATAAAAGACAAAAATCCAGGTATTTTGATAAGAGATGCCCATTCACTATGAAACAAATTAATACATAATCCTTTGATATGGCTTCCATCTAAATCTTGATCGGTCATATACATAATTTTACCATATCGCAAATGCTGATTAACATCTTGAATATTATTATATACTTTACCTGTTTCTAAACCCAATATTTTTTTGATATCTGTAATTTCTTTATTTTCCGCAATTTTCTTAATTTGTTCACCACGAACATTCAATAATTTTCCTTTCAATGGATAAATACCAATTGTATTACGGTCATCACTTGATAACCCAGAAACAATACCAGACATAGCACTCAATCCTTCGCATAAAATTAATATACAATCTTTTGATTGTGATGTTCCACTTAAATTAGCATCAATAAAATTATTGATTCCACGAATAGTTTTTGTTTTAGAACCATCTGTTTTCTTTGCTAATTTATTTTCTTTGGCTTCAGTTAATGAACAAGCTAAATCCATGACGCCCATTTTTGCTACTTTCTCAATAAACGCATCAGAAACAGAACAATATGAACCAAATTTAGCCGATGGTGTATTCATAAAATCTTTTGTTTGACTATCAAATGATGGATTTTCAACATCACAACGTAAAAACAATATCAATTGTTCTTTGATAGAATTAGCATTGACCTTTATTTTTTTCTTCTTTTCAATATAATCGCATAATTTACGAGTAATCTGACCAGTGATATATTCTACGTGTTTACCACCTTTGAAAGTACAAATACCATTCACGAATGATACTTGTATAAATTCGTGAGTAGGTGATAATGCTACAGCATATTCCCATCGTTCGTCAGGCATTTCATAAACACGTTTATTTTCGTCTTTGTTACCGATGTACAAATCAATATATTGTTGGAAATTTTTAACAGGTAAAACATTATTATTATAATTGATTTTTATTTTTTTAATAGAATGGTCAGTTACAGCACCGATATCATAAACACGCTTCTTTAATAAAGATAACATATCATGAGTTAATCCATGAATTCCTAATCGCGAATAATCAGGTTTGAATGTAACTTTAGTATATGGTTTTGAAGAACATTTTGTAATTGTAGGAGGGCAAATTTCATCCAAATTTTTATTGAATTCTTGAACGTATTTTAAACCTCTAATATGGTCTACTGTTTCTACTTTACCATATTGAGACCAAATTAAAACCAATTTGAAACCAAAACCATTTTTACCACCTACAATTTTTTTTTCGTCTTTGTTGTAATTGGTAGATGTGCGAAGATGTCCGAAAATCATTTCTGGAATCCAGAGGTCATATTCAGGGTGTTTAGCAATATCAATGCCATTACCATCATTTGTAAGAATAATTGTTCCATCTTCGTTAATGTCAATATCAATATGGGTTACGAATTTTTTTTCAATCATTTTTGATTGTATCATACGGATAACATGATCACGACAATTTACAATACCTTCATCAAACAATTTGTAAAGTCCAGGAATGTATTCAATTGTTTTTAATTTTATTTTTTGTGCCTCGTCATCAAATATCCACATGTCCGCATCAACATTTTCAACAGAACCAATATATGTATCAGGATTATCTAATATATGTTGTTTATCGGTTTTTTTTTGATATTGTTTAGATAGTGCGTCAGTTTCAGCATTGGCCATTTTCAGAGTGTTTGCTTTAGTAGAAGACATATTCAAGATATAAATAGAATAATATGTATAATAATATCTTTCAATATTGTTATATTTTTAAGTTCAATTTTTTTCGTATTGTTTATAATATAGAAGTATAGTATATACCAAAATAAGATATGAAAATGTTTAGTATTATGAAATTTTGTGATAATAAATGTAATAATGTTAAATATAATAAATTAGTAACTGCGAATAATAATCCCAAGATGAGTACTAGAATGCGTTATTCTCAATATATTCAAACTAAAAAACCAAATAATTGTTGTAATAAAACAATTGTACAATAAAATATATAATATAAAAAATCTACAATGTATGGTTGGAACATTTTTTACATTCTTTAGCATAATTTTTTTATATAAATAATATATATAATGAAAAGACCTTCAAGACACGAAGACGGAACATACCATATTAATGGAAAAAAATACAAAGAATTATTTGGTTCAAGACAACAAGTTTGGAATGGAACAGCATATAAAACTTCAGGCGAATTAACAAAAACTGCTCTAATGATGAATAAATGGGGACGCATTGTTTCTTCCAAAAAACATAAGACAGCCAAAAAAGAAAAACGCCTACAAAAATACGGTTATTTTGCCGAAAAAGGTAAATTCGGCTTTGTCAAGAAAAATGGTACAAAGAAAAATAAAAAATCAATGAAGAAAGGAGGAACCAATGATCCCGAATCACAATGCCCAGAAGGACACCATTACGATTCTGAAAAAAAAGCATGCGTTTCTAATGAAGAAAATGTCTAAATAATAAATATATATTGTAAGAAATATGATACAAACAATTGTATCATATTTTTGATAAAATTAATAGATAATCCAATCAGATGAAATATATTTAGAATCAATAATATATTCACAAAGGATTTCCATAATATACTTTTCAAAATAAGATTTACTTACGATTAATTTACCATTTATTGTTGAAAAAAACCGACAATAGTAATTATAAGCATCATAAATGGATATATTACGTCCATCTATTGGAGAACTAACTCGTTCATAATTAGAAACATTATTATATTCACTATAGTATTTCAATTTCAATGTATCTTTTAAATTATCAAGAGCAACTTGTATATCAATTTGTTTATCCCAAAGAGAACATTTAATTTTACAAATATATTTATCTTTCTCAATTTCAATATCAGGATAATAATAACTAATCAAATCTAGTATTTGTTTATCATTTAATGTGCTAGTTATTTCACGTTTTGTTTCACACCATTGTTTAAAGATAATAATAATTTCATCAATTTCAAAATCAATTTCATTGTCGTCTAAGGATATAGTTTCTGTCCAAAACTGTAGAAACTGTTGGATACTTGGTAAATGTTCGCTACATATTCCTATAAAACTATCCATATTTTCATCGTAATAATCATTCAATCGTTCTAGTAATAAATTTTTTAATGTCTGTAAGAACATAATATTTGGTAATTCTTTTGAATCTAAAAACTTTTTCCATAAATATTGCATATTTTTCCAAGTAATTTGTGTAGCGCGTACAAGAGAACCTTTATCACTGTCTTTATTTGTAAATAATTGGTTTGATAATATGTTTTTAGCATTATTGGATGACGAAGTTATTTGTAAATATTCATCAATGAATTTATTAACCATATCAATAGGTTGAATATCTTTTAAATAAAAGACATTTTCACTGAATAAATGATGATTGCTATAGTTATTTACATAATCATCCGAGTTATTGAAACGAATAGAGTAATGACATGCTACGCATATTAAATCTAACATATAATTATTAATTAGTGGAACCCAAACACATTCATTTTTAATGTTTGTATTTATTTTCACAAGACGACAATTGCTATAATCATGATTATCGTGATATTTATATTTAAAGGATGATGCTAAATTAGAACCAATTAAGAATTGACAAATATTATTTAATTCACGAATAAATGGTTTTGCTTTAGGGTCAATAATATGTATAATATCTGTATTTTTCTTGAAAATATTATCACCTAATATGGTTAAAAAATATTTGGCTTCATTTTTATGTGTAAAAATATTGGATAATAATTCATGTAGAATATTTTGTATAGTATCCGACTCAGGAATAGATTTTAATAAACTATGTTCTTTTATACGTTTCATAATATATTTTTTAGTAAGCTGTTTCCACGACATTAAATTTCGGTCTCGCGTTATACTTGTGAGAACATGATGTAAAATATCATCTTCACTAATTATTTTATAATGTAACCCATCATAAAAAAAGAACTTTTCAGTAGATGATATGTAAAAATATTGGTTATTTGATAGAAAATTAGAAATGAAATTATCTTGCTCAATGGTCATTTCTTCAATACGGAGAACATTTTTTTCGTGTGTTTGTCTTATGTTCTCAAGAACATTTGGTAACTGATTACAAATGTATTGATGTGTTCTTTCAGACATATAGTGATTATTTGAATATTTTTCATATAATTCTTTTATTATCTGATATGCTTCATTGAGCTTATCTTCCATTTTCAATACTTCAATTTATAATTTTATAGATGTCTTTTTAAGTGTTTTTATATTTATATATTTACACCTTTTCTCATTTAAAACGCCCATTTTATAGAGCAAAAAAAATAAGAAAGTGTAAAATCAATAGGCGTGCTTACCCATTAGGGATTGTTTCTTTAACGCCGATTGTCTTACTTAACCCTGATTTTTTATTACCACAGGTGAAAGACGATGCTTGAATTTGAAACTCTACTGGACGCGTTTGTGTATTTATCCAACATTCAGTTAGTTTCATTATGGAAATAGCAGAATTCTTATCCCTTGTTCTAAATACGATATTTTTGTTTTCGCAACTCACGCAATTAGAACATGTGAATAATCTGTATATTTCCACTCCTTTTTTATCTTTGTAATGCTGTAATGGATTACGGCATTCGCAACATTTTTGAGATGTATAAAATTCATTAATAGTTATTGTATCATACTTTTTATGAATTAGTTTTCTTAATCCTTTATTCATTGTAGGCATTGTATATTTCATTTGTGATGACCTACTCCAATTGCCATACCCAATTAATATATTTTCCCCAAATGTTTCTTTGATTTTATTAAGGAATGTGTCTATGGATTTTTTACCATAACTATATTGTCTAAATTTCATTTTTCTCCACACCTCTCTCCTATAAAAATCAGACGTATCTTTATTCAATTTATCTTTTTCTACTAAATATGTTTTGAATTTATTATAATCTACTGATTTGCTGTTATGAGAAGACAATAGCGTTTCTTTTTCTATGATTTTATGTTTACTTCTTTCTTGTAATAGTATTCTTTGATTTCGTTTTCCATAACTTTCTATCTTTCTTTGTGATGCTGTATATTGTAATTTGTTTCCTTGTTTATCCATCATATACACTAATGAATGCTTTCCTGGGTCGCACCCTACAATATTTCGTTCTTTCAATGTATCTAATTGTTCTATGGATAAATCTTCAATGTTATAAAAATCTTGTTCTTGTAAAACAGGCACTCTTGAACCCCATTTTTTATCTTTCAAATCTTTTCTGATAAACAACAAACAACAACTAATTCCGTCAGTTTGTATTTGATTATGAAACTGATAATGTTTGTTCTTGAATATTCTATGGTTCAAATTCAGGAAATTACTCCATACTTCATTTTGATTACTTTTTACATTACTTAATAATTTGCCCTTCTTCACTTTTTTTCCATCTTTGTCTTTTTCAGGACAAAACAAATTTATCAAACTTGCTGTACCAATAATAATATGTTTTGGAATTATATTGTTTCGTAATGGTAATGGTTGAAATAATTTACTTTCTTGTTTTTCTAATACAGAATTCATATAAAACATTCCTTTCAAATATTCAAATGGTCTTACCTGAATATCATAATGAATGTTTTTCTTAATTTCACATGGTAGTATATTTGATAAGTGATTAAGTTTCCACGTTGAAAATATTTCATCGGTTTCATTTAATTCTAACAATTGTTTCTTGAATTGAAATAAAGTTGCTTTATCTTGTGTGATTTCATTTGTAGTTTTATTGACAAATCGTAGGAAATGCTGAATAAAATGTTCTTGAAAATTATTATGTAAAGAAGTATGTATTTGCGTTGCTAAATAAGGTAATAAAAATGTAGTATTTTTCAAATTGGTTTTTTCGTGTTTCAATAATGGTTGATATTCGGTTTTGTAGAATTGTTCTAATGTTTCTAAAAGTTCAGTATCTTTTCCTTTCTTGCCTCTATTATCACGTGTTCCTAATGATTTGATACAATACAAAATAAAGGTCTCATCTATGGTAGGTAATGGTTTATTTTTAGAATATTGATGTAAAACATACAACCGAATAAATTGATATGTGTGAATAACTAAATCATTCATTTCAAAAACTAAATTGTTAATTACTGGTTGTATCGTATTACAATTTAATAAAATCGTTTTCAAAGGTATTTTGAAAGTTTTGTATGCGGACTTTTCATTATTCCTAAATTCTTTGAATGTGTCTTTTGGTTTTTTCTTTTTCACCATTCTATATATTAACTAAATATTTTATTTTTATATAGATTTAACGAATAATCTATATAAATGTCTAAATGTTTTCATTTTCCGATGGTTCAGTTAATTTCTTTATTTTTTCTTTTTTATTCAAATATGCTCGTTTTGCGTATTCCTTTTTCTTTTCAGGAGATAAATTAGCGTAATAGTTTGTTTTTTCTTTGTATTCTTTATTTTTTTGTAATACATCTTCTTTATGATTTTCGTAAAAAGTTTTGCTTCGTTTAGGTGCTGTATAATTCTTTAATTTTTCTTTCAACAAAGCGTTTTCATCTTCTAATTCTTTAATTTTATTATATAAATTTGTTTCTTCCATAATTATTATAATAAAAATATTTTTATATTAATTAACAATACTTTTTCTAAATAATAAAAAATTGAATTACTTTAAATTACATTAAAATAAGTTATATAAAAATTATAAACAAAATGAACCAAGAAAACCAAGATAATGATATGAATAGTATTGTAAATACAGTTATAAAATTATCAGATAATTTTACAAAAATTATTTCAAGAAATGAATTAAAACAATACAAAAAATTAGACTGGGGTAATAATGGTATTGGTGATAGATGGGCAAATAAAAAATTCAATTATATTTCTATATATAATAATAAAATAAAAATCAATTCTGAGAACGATATTGAAATAATAGTTCCAGAAGATTTGATAAATCAATTCAGAATAGATAACCAAAATATGAAAGGAATAATTGGTATTTTTGTTCATTCAAAACGATTAAACATAACAAAACGCCCAACTAAAAAAAACATTGATATAGAAATAAAAAAAAATAGTTGCGTTTCTTGTGGGTCAAATAGTGATATTATAATCGACCATAAAAATGATTTGTACAACGATGATAAAGTATTACAAAAACATACACAAGATATATCTGATTTTCAACCATTATGTAATCATTGTAACTTACAAAAACGCCAAATATGTAAAAATGAAATCAAAAATAACAAAATATATTCAGCCAAAAATTTACAAAAATACAAAATAATTCCTTTTGAATTTCCGTGGGAAAAAAAGGCATTTATAATAGATGACATAACTACAAAAAATGATACTTATTGGTATGACCCAATTGAATTTAATAAAAAAATCTGTTATTATTCACTTTATACCATTCCAATAATAAATGAAATAAAGTTGAAAATAAATAAAGGGAAAATTATTGTGTCTCCATAATTTCTATTATTTTGTCATAATATTCTTTTGAAATTTCACAACCCTTGAACTTTCTATTCGTATTTTTACAAGCGATTGCGGTGGTTCCCGCGCCTAAAAATGTATCTAAAATTGTGTCGCTTTCATTAGAATGTTTTTTTATCAAGTCTTCAAATAATAATAAACTTTTTTGGGTTGGATGAAAACGTTGTTTACCACCTTGTAATGGATAATTATAAATTCCATTATCATAACTACTATTAAATGTCGGGTTGCTATCTTTAATACCAATCAAAGCAATTTCTCTACAATTGGTTAAATAATTTATTTTACTATTTCTTGGTTGAGGATTTGTTTTAATCCATTCTATAAATCGTATTTGTTTGAATTTATATTTTTCCATTAATTCTTTTAAATAAGAAATTTTCCATAAATCGAAAAATATAATCAATGTTCCGCCTTTTTTTAATTTTTTATAATATTCACTAATAAACTTTTCTAAAATATCCATTGTAAATTCACTATCCCAATCACCATAATCTGTCTTTACACAATATTTTTTACCATATATAGAACCGTATTTCATATATTTATCTTTATTTTCATCATCTCTAATATTATTATCTCTCTTGTAAATATCCCAGTCTTGTTCTGTTTTTACAAATTCAATGTTATTTTCTTCATTTGATTTGACATTATTATAATGTTCATTCATACCACTGTCTTTTGATATTATATACGGTGGGTCTGTTAAAATCAAATCAATAGAATTATTCAGTATAGTTAATAAATATTGTAATCCTTCCATATTTTTGATATCATTATTATTTTTCGACGAGGTAGTAGTTGTTGTTTGATCAATATTATTATCAACAATTCTTAGTTTTGGTTTAACGTTCGGTTTTGAAAATATTATAGTATTTTCCATTCTAAATATTATAATCAAATATTGTTTATTATTATTTCTAATACTATTTGTTTCGAAATTTCAATTTTTTATCAAAATAATATATTTATTATGTATAGTAATAATGAATATATTATATCGCAACAACGCTCTTTATTTCAGTAGGAGCATGATATTCATTTGTGCTATCAACAATAGAAGCCTGTAAATATTTTGATACTATCATATTGGATTTTAATATTTCTTCACCAGTCATAAAAGCAAACCATTGATATTTTGGACGATTTAATATTTCTTCTCTTGGAATACAAATACATACAGTATCATTTGATAAATCTAAATAGTCTTCTTCTATTAAATTTTCCAATAATATTTGTTTGCGGCCTTGTGTTTTTACTCCAATACGTTGACCTAGTATCAAGTTCATTTTGTTTTGTTGTATTGCTTCAAAACACCATTGTGAATTGACGCCTAAGAAATCTGTTTCACTTGAAAAATGAGGACTGCTATATGTATTTTTCATAAATTCAATCAATTCTTTTATTGTTTCATTATTTTTAGGTGATCCCATAAAAGAAACATCGGGCGCAAATAATAATTTTTGTTTTTGTTTCAATAAATTCATACTACGATTTATATTTTCGCAAACGAAAGGCTTATTTCCTAAAATACCTTCGTTGTAAAACTCTTTCAAATTTTTCAAACATATTGTAGAATTAGGTACAACTAAACCCCCATAATAATATAATAACTGCGTCATACCAAGTTCTCTATATTGGGATTTCATTGGTTCAGCTACATTGGTTAAATCAATATCCCAAGTAGGTATTAGTTTACTAAATGTATCGTCATCAATCAAACAAATATTAAAGTCATTTCCACAATGATTAATAATTGTTTTAATAGTCAAATGTATGTAAGGTTGGTTTAAATCAGTACTATTCCTTGAATAAAAATCTTTCCATTTACGTGCGTTTTTTTCATATTTTGAATGTATCCATAATTTTGGACGATTAAACCCATATAACGGTGAATCGTTCAATAAATATTTTTTTATTAAATCATATTCATCCTTATTTTGAAAACTTTGATTTAATTTATTACCGATATAACTACAAATTACTACAATTCCAAACATCATCAAATATTGGTTCATCTTATTTGAGCTAAACATATTGTATAAAAAATATATAGTATAATTGTATTTTATTTATGCCCTTTCTAATGAAAAGTAAATTAAATAATCAATATTATATTTAGATTCATTATACTTTATTTGTGATGTAAACATTATATTGTTATTTTTACAAATTTGTCTTAGTATAGTAGTAAATGAATTATATGTCATTTTCCGTTCAAGATAAAATTGCTTAGATAAATGATAATAATTTTTGATTGTTTCACAAAAATCTATATGATAATTATAGAATAACATTTTTCTAAAAGAATTCATATCAACCAAATAATATTTTTCTGTTTTCAAACATATTTTTTCTAAAAATGAATAAAAAACATTATTTGGAACAGCATTTTTGAAAATTTGTTTTGTCATTTTTTTGAATAACCCCCAGATACTAAATAATCATATAATAAATTTCTAATAATCATTTATTTCAATTATATTACTAAATTAAATTAGATAAGTTATTTGTAAATAATGCTAATTCAATACAATCTTCATGAATGTTATGAAATATAGTTATATACTTACATAGGAATGGTATAATTCTGTATTTTGTTTCTTCATCTACAATGGATGTCAATTTTACAAATGTAAAAAAATAATCTAATATATCTATTACAGAATATCCATAGTCGTAAATATCATACAATATCTTAATAGCGTCGTTTAATTTATTTTGTTTCAACAACGAAATATAATTTTCAAATTCTTGAAATGAAATATTGGAACAAATTTTTTTACATAATTCAATTGTTATTGGTTCTCCTAAAACATACATTTTCTCTAAATAGTTTATAATATTTCTAATAGAACCGTTTGTAATCAATAATATATATTCTTTGGATTTTTCATCTATAATTATATTCTCTTGTTGGATAATTTTGTTCGTTATATTATTGATTTGTTCATTAGTTGGTGGTGATATTTTTATAATTTGTAATCTAGATTGTATACTTTCAATTACTTTTTGAATATTTGAGCATACAGATATAAAATGTATATTATGGCTATATTTATCTATATAATTACGAAATACTTGTTGACTTTGTTCATTGATATTATCAATATCGTCTATAATTACTAATTTTTTTTTTCCAAAAATACTGCTATGTGATTGACAAAATGTCTTCATTTCATTGCGAAAATAATGTATTCCTTGTTCTTTTAGATTATTGATAAATAGAATATTATTTTCTGGTATAACATCGTTTTTACTAAGACCATAATATTCCCTTATCAAAGCGTATAGCAATGTTGTTTTACCAGAACAAGAATTGCCTACAAATAGAATATTCAGATTATTCAATTCAAACATTAATTTTATAACTGAAATCAATTTTGGTTCAATATAAAAATCTTCGATATAATAAGGTTTATATTTATTAATAAAGGTACTACTCGTTTCATTTAATATGTTTTTATAATCGCTTTCTTTATAATTTTCTATTTTATTCATAAATACATATATCCATATTTATTGTTTATGTTTATTTACTATGTAAAAAATATATTCACATAAAAATGATTTAATAATTATATTTTATAAGTAATTATAAATTGTCAAATGAAAAACTATTATGAAATTCTTGGAGTAGGACAAGATTCCAGCGAAAGCGAAATTAAAAAAGCTTTTCGTACTTTGTCTTTGAAATTTCATCCAGACAGAAACCCTGACCCAGAGGCTACCATGCGATTTCAATATATTAACGAAGCATATGAAAATTTAAGTGATTCGGAAAAAAGAAAACAACACGACCATGAACTAAAATTTGGTGAAGGTAACATAAACCCATTTCAAGGAATGGATGAATTCAATGATATTAATAATATTTTTAATATGATGTTTGGTGGCGGTTTTGGAGGAATTCATAAAATGCATAGCATGGGTGAAATGAACGGAATGCATGGGATACCTGGCGTTAGAATATTTCATAATGGTCCAGGTGGATTTCACGCTGAATTTTCATCCAGTTTCAATAGTAGACCACAACCACCACCACCAATAAATAAGGTAGTTGAAATTACATTAGAACAATGTTTCCAAGGCGTTTCTTTACCAGTTGAAATAGAAAAATGGACAATTATAAATAATATGAAAGTTAATGAAATAGAAACTGTTATTATTAATATGCCTCCAGGAATTGATGAAAATGATACACTCGTTATTAAAGGAAAAGGAAATATTATAAATGACGATTTGAAAGGTGATTTACATATAAAGGTAAAAATTAATAATAATAGTATCTTTAAACGTCAAGGATTAGATTTATTTTTACAAAAGAACTTATCTTTAAAAGAGGCTTTATGTGGGTTCTCTTTTGATATTCCACATTTAAATGGAAAATTACTATGTTTGAATAATATGAATAATCCTACAGTTATTAAACCTGATTATAAACGAGTTGTACCTAATTTAGGAATGACACGAGAAAATACTACAGGCAATTTAATAATAGAATTTATTGTACAATTTCCTGAAGCTTTGTCTAGTGAACAAATTAGTGGGTTGAAAGATATTTTGTAAAATAATTATTATTTCACTCATTGAAAAATAATATGTAATGATTTTGTTTTACATATTATTATTATTCTCATCATTTAAGAACTGATGCGTTTTGTAGGTATTTCAAGGTCAACGATATATATAGAGTTCTCTGTCATAATAATATATTCTTTACCGACTTTGTAAATTTTAGAAATTGGACTTGTATATTCTTCTTCACTTTTTACTAAAAGCTTCTCTTGATTGTCTTTTACGCCAATTAATACAGTCTTACTAAGAGAATTAGTCCAGTAATCCATCATAATTGGTTTATCTTCAACGATTGATAATTTTGCTGCGTGTGTAAGTGTGGCAGTTTCTGGCAATCTATAAGAAATCGGTGATTGCGAATTGGTTGGTTGCGTTGAACCTGATTGGGAAGGTACTTTACTCATTTTTATATGAATTAAATTATATTTTATATTTCAGTTTTTACTTTAAATCTATTTTTGAAAAATTAATTTATTTTTAATTTTTATATGTTTTTTCTATTATTTCAAGTTTGCCTAAAGTATTTGAAAATTACAAAATAATACTTATAATAAAAAAAAATCTGTAAATATAATAATTTTATAAATAGCGGTTACTAGAAGTTATTTGGTAATCACATTACAAATATCTTCAAGGTCTCCTATAACGCGATAAATAAGAAAGAAAACAAATATATTTATCTAGAATAAAGAATTTATAAAGATATTTAGAGAAAACATAAAAATCAAAAATTACACGCTATGTGAAGTGTAATTATTTTGAATTTTACGGATTTATTATAAAAAAATATAATAATAGTATAAAAACGATGGCGAATACAAAATATTTCAAAAATAGAGTAATATTGAAATTTGCGTTAATTATTAAAGAGTATTTTGATTTGATGAATCAAAATGAAACACTAAAAAATATACATAATCCTAATAATAGTTTGTTTATAGGTATGAACGCCATTCATCGTGTATTTGAATATATATTAATAAAAAATAAAAATATTGACCACGCGTATTATTATTCACAAAAGTGTTATTTTTATTATTTGGAATATATGGAGCAAATTCACAAATCAGATTTGTTACAAAATTTAAATCACATTGATGCTATTTTGTTCGTATACAAAAAAACCATTTTTGATATTTATGATGGAGAACATAATAATTCATCAACAACTATTTCTAATATAATGACATTAAACGACGAAGACTTAACTTTAGACGAAAAAGATTTAAGAGAATTATTAAAAAAAATATCAACCTTTACAAAGACATTATTTTTTTGGAATAACAACAATATAACATTTGAGAACCGTGTTAAAATTTGTGATACATTTTTACATCGCTATTTACACCGTATAGATTCATTAGACTTAACAAATTCGTATTTAGATATGATACAACAGAAAATAACTATGAATTATAATAAATACGAAGATTTATTGAATGAAATTATACACAAAATAGAAAGAACAAAGAGAGTGTTGAGTTTGAATGAAGATGATAAAAATGAATATTTTTTGATGAAATTTTACGTTGAGAATGATATATTCCTAGAAAAATTCCACGAAGAAAGTACAAAAAATCTAGTCAATTGGTTGTTTGTATAAAATTATATTGTAGACAAAATATAATTTTATTATTTTCTATTTTTTCTTGTATATTTTCTTCTTTTATTATTATTTCTTTTTCGGTTAACTCTTTTACGTTTTGTTTTACCTCCGTTTCTAACTTCTTGAAATCTTATATATCGTTCTTTAGGTGGCTCAACACCATATTCGCCACGGCGTATTACGCTACATGAAAAATCTACAATAATAACCTTTTTTTTCCCTTTTTTTCTTAAATAATTTATTATATCACTTAAATAAATAATACTATTTTCTTTTCTCGTTTTAGTATTTCTTAATGCTGAAATATTATGATGTAACTCTTCCATTAAATCTGGTTCATTTTCGTCGGATAACAATATAATTTTCCAATCGTACATTTTACCAAGAGTATCGTTATTTGCTCTATAAAATTGTTTATTTAAAGGAAATCTTGTAGAGTAATCATAGATAGTGTACATTGAATCAATATGTTGTCTGTAAGCAACTATTTCTTCATCATTTGTATATTCAGTATTTTTATTTTTAAATTCAATTTCAACTTCTTGCGGTTGTGTATCATTTTTTTTTAATTCATTTTTTATTTTTCCAACTAATTGAACCATATTTTCTTTAGTAGTAGAATTATTAAATTTTTCAGGCGTTGTTTCATCTTTTACAATTCTAATAGCGCTATCTACTAGTTCTGTAGGTAGTAAATTTGGTACACTTGGAGTTACTACATTTAATGATATTACTTCCATACCAGTAATAGTATCCATTCTAATAGGTTCAAAAATATCATGTTCTTTATCTTTATATACCTGTATGCAACCATGTGTAGTAATTGCTATAATAGCAACTTTATCTTTTTGATTTTTATTCAATGTTTTTGATTTTGGCATAAAAATTATATAATATTTTGATAAAAAAATATTATATAACAATTAGTATAAAATGCAATTTAATTATCAAAATTGTCGCTAAAATATTCTTGTGTCATTAGCACTTGTTTTTTTCTTAATTTGGTTTTTTTTATTTTTGTTTCAGCGTCATTATTCGCAATATTTATATTATGATATTCATTATTTAGTATATTTTTAATAAATTCAAATATAAATTTCAAAATTTTTTCACTACAATTTCCAACAATTAAACAACTTCCTGTACGAAATATCATAAATGACACTTCAGTATATTTTTTGTTATCACCCAATTCATTCATTTTCATATTTCGGTCGTTCCCGCTAACGTGACCTTTTTGTAATTCTGTATTAAAACCTAACTCGTTGTTGAAGTAAAATTTACATTTTACGCCAGGATAACTACAAGGGTCATATGCGCTTTCAATACGATATTTATCGCTTCTTAATATAGAATGTAATCTTTCACGATTGATATAATATCCACAATTGAAATTAGAATTAATTAAAACATTGTCTTCAGAGTCATTTTCAATAAAATCTAGTAGCGTATCAACATGTGGTTGTACATATTCAAGTATCATTCCTTTTACTATATCTAATAGTGTTGTATTCAAAATTCCAGGTATTTCTAATTTTCCTGTGTTGAATACTTTTACATGTATTTCACGAAAAGAACCTTCGTAATCAAATCTTAAAATCATAGCAAAACAATTGTAAAACGCATTCTTTACTTTTCCTCTACAATTCATAATATCTTTTTTTGAAATACCAATAGTAATTTTTCGTTCATCTTTAAATTTTATACGACGAGCTGTTGGGTTATCAATTTGTTTGATTATATTTTCTACATAATAATTTATTCCTTCTAATTTTTTTTGATATTCATTGAATTCTTCACTATTTTTTGATACAATTTTTATTTGTTTTTTTACAACACCAGCTTTTGGTATCCAATATTCAGTTATTGGTACATTCCAAAATACTTTATGAATATCTATTGGCTGATTCAAGAATAACACCTTTGTTTTTGTAGATATATATAAATCTTCACAAATAGGAATTTCATTAAGTACAATATTACTTAAACTATTATTTTTATCAACACAATCTTTTTCTATACCTGTGTTGATATTATTATTAGTAATAATGGCGTTTGATTTTCTTGATGATTTATTTTTATTAAGAATTTCATTATTCAAGAAACTCGCCCATTCATCATCTACTGAAATTTGTTCCATAGATTGATTTATAAGTATAACTATATTTCTTTATATTTTTTGGTAAATGTATTTATTATAAATTCAATTTTTTTATAAATTTTATCACCATCGTCATTATTACATATTTTATTATATTTTTCATAAACCCTTTGTTAGAAAAATGTTTCACCTATATAATAATTATTCAAATGATATGAAAAATAATTCATTATATGTTCTATATTATCTTCTGTAGACTGCATAATATTTTCTATTATTGTTAAAAATTGTTTTGTTACCAATTCTGCTTTATAACGTATAACGTAATTGAAGTATTTATTTATTATCGTTTTTTTATCAGTATTATATTGAATACTTAAATTATGTATGAATTGCGTAATATCACAAGTACTATCAATATTCTTGTTCAATAATTTATGTAATTCTTCCAATACTTCATTTGTAATAATATTTGTTTCCCAATTGTTTACATTCTGATTTAATTGTATAAAATTTATCATGCTTCTTATATCGGAATTATAGTTATTTTGTATAGTTTCAATTACTCCATCTGATAAATTCAAGTTTTCATTTATTGTAATATTTTTAATAAATTTGTAAATTTCTTGTTTTGGTAACTGATTAAACCGAATACATATAAATTCATTTTTTAAAGTTTCTTCTATTTTACTAATATAGTTACATATCAAACAAAAATGGACATTATAATTCGTAGATTGTAACAAATATTTCAATGCTTGTTGTGCGTTTTTCGTCATATAATCTACTTCATCCAAAATTACAAATTTCAAACCTTTTTCAAACAAATTTTTTGATTTCACGAATTGGTATATTTGATTTCGGATTATATCAATGCCTCTCTCATCTGAAGCATTTAAATGTATAATAGACCCTTTATTTGTTTGTTTATGTTTTTTTTGATATTCATTTATTAAATTAATAATGGTTGTTGTTTTTCCAGTTCCGGGAGGTCCATAAAATAATAAATTTGGAAAATAGTCTTTTTCAATAATATTTTTGAATATTGTACGATTAATATTAGATAATACTATATTGTCAAAATGGTTGGGTCTATATTTTTCTACCCATGGTATACTTGTTTTGTTAATTGTAGACATATTTAATTTATCTTATTGTGAATAATATTATTAGAATGAAACTTTTATATTATATTTGTAAAATAAAAATATAAAAAATTGATTGAAAGTTATTGTAAATATAGATAAATAATAAATGTCTTCTTTTCAAGAAAATATGTCAAATGCTATTCAACAACAACAAGAAGGTTACTTGGAATTAATATTAGGACCAATGTTTTCAGGCAAAACAACGCAAATAATACAAATTCATAATAATTATTCTTATATTGGAAAAAATGTAGCCGTTATCAACTATGCGGAAGATAAACGATATCATGACTCTATGTTATCTACCCATGATCATAAAATGATTCCGTGTATTTTATCCCATAATATTGAAACATTATGGAATGAACATAATTTGAATAATAATTATTATCATATTTTACGAAACGCGGACGTTATATTAATTAATGAAGGACAATTCTTTAAAAATCTCAAATCAACTGTAATTGATATGGTTGAAAAACATAGTAAAATTGTTTATATTTGTGGATTAGATGGTGATTTTAAACGGGAAAAATTTGGTGAATTGTTGGATTTGATACCTTATTGTGATAAAGTCAATAAACTGACATCTTTTTGTTCAAATTGTCGTAATGGAAAAAAGGGTTTGTTTTCATGTAGAGTTACAAAAGAAACTGAACAAATTGTTATTGGTTCTGATAATTACAAACCACTCTGTAGACAATGTTATTTATCTTTGTCACAATAATATTTTGTATTTGTAGCATTTTTTTACTTATTGTAAATGAGTAAAAAAATTTAAGGTCTTACTGAGATTTGAACTCAGGTTTTCAGATTCAAAGTCTGAAGTGATAACCACTACACTATAAGACCATATTGAACGAGCGTTCATATTATTAGTCGTTTTATTCTTTATGTAGTTTTACATAATATATTATTATGTTCTTCGCAAAACGATTTTTGTAAACAATATAAAAAGGATTAATCATTATTTACAATAATTTGAACATCGTTTAAATATGACTACTACCACGACAACTCATATAGATCCAATATTACCGAAGAAGCGCGGTCGTAAGAGAAAAGTAATTCCTCAAAATAATACAAATATGGAAACAGTGAATATTACAATTAGATTAGAAGAAAATGAAGAAATTATTGAAAATAATTTACAGCCACAATTACCGAAAAAACGAGGAAGAAAACCAAAAGGGGGAAAATTAGTAACAAAAAAACAAGATTCAATAAATTTAAACCATTCAGTAGCTAATATTGTATTACATTTAAAATGTTCCATGCAAGATTTGAATGTTCATAATACACATATTAATCAAATGGTAACTGATCCAACGATTTACAATCCAACAATACCACCTAGTATATTAACATACAATAATGATAATTCTATTTTTACATCATTTGATAATAATAACTCTATTGAAAAACCCATTGAAAAAAAAGATTATGCTTATGCTGAATTTGAACCAAAAAATTTATCATCCGTTTCTAATATTTGTCATTCGTGTAGTATGAAAATATGTGACGAATTGCCAGTTGTTAATGAAGAAGATGATAATATAAATATTAAGGATGTTAATAGTAAATTGAAACGTTTGAAGATACAATTATATAAAAACAGCAATCCAGATAAAAAGTCAGCTTGTTTTTGGTGTACTTATGAATATGATAATCCTTCTTGTTATATTCCAAAATATGAAAATGACGATCAAATATTTGGTTATGGTTCATTTTGTAGACCTGAATGTGCTGTAGCATTTTTGATGAAAGAAAATTTGGATGATTCTACGAAGTTTGAAAGATACCATTTATTGAATCAAATATATAGCAAGGTATATGATTATGTAAAAAATATCAAACCTGCTCCTAACCCATATTTTTTATTAGATAAATTTTATGGTAATTTGACTATACAAGAATATAGAAAATTATTGAAAACAGAACATATGCTATTGGTTATAGACAAACCTTTGACCCGTATTTTACCAGAACTTCATGAAGATAACGAAGATTTTATTATGAATATTTATGGTGGCACAACTCAACCTAATCAAAATATTTCTGGAGTATACAAAGTAAAACGCGAAAGTGAAAGACAAAAAGGTCCAAGTAAAAAAAGTATTATGAAAGATAAATTTGGATTGACATCTTAGTTATAGAATATTACTTGCTAAAATTTTTATAATCTATTGTTAATAATATCCGTGTGAATTCAAAAAAAGATGGTTCAATATTCCATTAATAACTTGAGTTTTGATTTGTTTAAATATTAGGTAAATAAAAAACATTCGTTCATGATAAAACGCAATTTTGTCATTTTGCGTTTTTTGAATATCTAAACAAGAAGGATAATACCAGTCAACAAAATCACTTATAACGTTCCTATTAATACAATGATTTGTAGTACTTACCCAATAAGAGATATCATTCAAAGTATTATTTATATCAATACATATACCTTTATTTATTAAATATGTGTTTGCAATATCAAAATCAAAGTTATGATGAAATTCAGAGATTGAACCACACATAAATGAAAATATTTTAGTATCTTCATTAGAATTTATTTCTTGATATAATATTTCTTCAAAATTTTGTAAAAAAATAACATCATACTCTAATACACAAATATATTCGTATTCTGAAAATAAGTTATTTTTAATAATAGCATACCACGCTGTAAATGTTAATAATTGTTTTTCTTGTTCAATATTATACTGTAAATCACGAGCAATAATTAATTTTGGATATTGTAAATATTCGTCTGTTAATTCTTTATCACCTACTAAAATTATGTTATAATTATATTCTACAACCTTAGACATACTTTCTGTATCATGACAAACAAAAACTATCAATAAATTATTCATTTTACACCTTTTCTTATTTAAAACGCCCAATTTTTATATTATTTATAGTTATTATCAATTACTATCTTTTGTATAATCAAAATTATTCAGTTTCTTAAACAATAGGCAAATTATTTACTAATTTTATAAGATCATAAATAGATGATATTATTTTGACTTTTGGTTGATTTGTTTGTATCAAATTGATTATATTATATAAAGCAACTATTATTATTTTTTTATTATTCGGAGTTGGTGTTGGAGTTGGTGTTGGTGTTGGAGTTGGTGTTGGTGTTGGTGTTGGTGTTGGAGTTGGTGTTGGAGTTGGTGTTGGACTTGGTGTTGGTGTTGGTGTTGGTGTTGGTGTTGGTGTTGGTGTTGGTGTTGGTGTTGGGGTTATTATAGGAGGTAATACATTTTGTTGAAATTGTCCTTGATAATTTCCAGGTGGAGAAGTATTCATTACAATATCTACTTTATTTCCAATTGTATTGATTGACAAACCCATACCAAAACGTGTTGTAGATTTCCATACCAAACAAGTAAAATGACCAGTACCTGAAGAAAACCCAGGATTATTAAAATCATACAATGATATTTCATTATACCAATTATCTACTGCTTTTTTTAATAAAGTAACAATATCACTACCATAACCTTCAAAGTATGCCAAATTTTCACCATAAAGTGCTGAGCCACTATGTTGAAATAAATTATTTGATAACAAATAATATGCCCATTGTTGCGAAAAACTAGCAATTGTATCATCCCATACTAAAGGAGGTGACTGATGTTTCGCACGATAATCATTTATATAATTTGTGACTTCACTTTTTTGTTCGCTCGTAAAAGTAATTTGTTGTATGGACATTTATTATATAATATATTATTATATAATAAATAAGTATATTTTTCTAAATAATTAATGTTTATAGCATAATACATAACAATTATAAATACAATATTACAATTCTAATGTTGTGAAAAAAACATTTCTCGGTCATCCAATTCTCTGTTGTATTGTTGGTATGGAACATGATGAATTGGTGGTAATCGTTGATGATGTGGTGGCAAAACATAATGGAATGGTGGCATTCGTTGTTGCCGTGGAGGTAGAGGATAATGAACAGGTGGATATAAATGTGGAGGCGTTGGAAATTGATGTTCATTATTGTATTCTCTGCTTATATTATTTCGTGATAAATCCGTAGGAGGTAATACACAAGGTATTATATTACCATTTATATCACGATTACACCCCTTGTAATCATCTAACATATTTTGCATATAAATCTCTTGATTTTCAGCAGCTAATTTGTTCAATTCATCATATTCATTTAACAACCCATTTATTTTGTAATCATTGTATAATCCATAATAAGGATAGCTATAGTAAGGGTATCCATAATAAGGGTAACTATTGTATGAATAACCAATATAAGGATAATTGTTGTAAGGGTAACCAATGTAAGGATAAACCGACATTATAATATATATAATATCTAAATAAAATTTTTATTACCATAATTGCTTACAAAACTTACATTTTTAAACACATAAATATAGCAGTGAAAAATTGGATAATTACAAATAATAGAAAACATAATAAACATAATATTGTGATGAATATTATATAATAATGTCGAAATATGTATCTTGTTTTCTTATGGGCGGATTAGGAAACCAATTATTTCAATTATTTGCTACAATAGCTTATTCAATAAAACATAAACGCAGATTGATATTTCCATATGCTGATAAATTATATACTGGAACAATCCGAAATACTTATTGGGATAGTTTTTTGAATACATTAAAAATATATACTACTTATGATAATAAACATCATTTTACAAATGACATGTTATCTGTATTTTCTCGCTATAAAGAATACTCTTTTGAATTTAATGAAATACCATCATCAGATTATGACAAATTGTTATTATTAGGTTATTATCAGAGTTATAAATACTTTGAAAATGAAAAAAATAGTATTTTTTCTCTTATACGCCTTAGAAAACAACAAGAAAATATATTATTAGAAAATCCTTTATTTTCTTCTTATGGTAATAAAATAAGTATGCATTTTAGATTAGGAGATTATAAAGAAATACAAAATTGTCATCCATTAATGCCTTATGAATATTATGAAAAAGCTTTGGATTTTATTGTAAATAATAATTCTGAATATGTTTGTAAAATGGATAATTCTGAATTCAATAAAACATTTATCAAAGTAGACTACCACGATGATGACGAGGAATATAACGATGAAGATAAAAGTAATATAACTATATCTACAAATGTATTTGAAAAATCTATTAATAATGAAAAACACGTTAAAAAAGATAAAGAGAAACTAAAAAAATATAATGTATTTTACTTTTGTCAAAAAGAAGATAATGAAATTGTTTCTGATATAATAAACAAATTAAAAGAAAAATTTATAAATATTTCGTTTTTCAAAGTAGACGATGCATTGCCCGATTGGAAACAGCTATTATTAATGAGTTGTTGTAACCATAATATAATAGCAAATAGCACATTTAGTTGGTGGGGTGCATATTTTAATGATAATTCTGATAAAATTATATGTTATCCAAGTAAATGGTTCGGCAATAGTATCAATCATAATGTGAATGATTTATTCCCACCTGAATGGAATAAAATATTAATTTTGTAAAAAATTGAATTCAATAATAATATAAAAATAATGTCATAATTATTATAAAATCACATTATTATTAACCATGGCTGAATACAAAATTTATTATGATATGATTATGGAATTACCTATTGTTCAAGAATTAATAAAAGAAAATGAAAAATTAACAAAAAAAAATAAAATTTTGAAATATAAAAATAAAGCATTGAATAGTATATTATATGAATTATCTATCAACGCCGCAACACAACAACCAAAATTAGCAAGATTACGTAATAATAAAACTACTATTCCACTTGTTAAAGTTAAAGAAGAAAAACAAGAGGAACCAACACTATGTGATACACTAGCTGACGATGATGATAGTGTAGTATTTATTGATAATATGAATGTAAAAGAAAATATTGTTTACGAATTACAAGAAGATGATGACGATTTGAATAATGGGTTTGATGATAATAATGAAGAAGCACAAAATATTATTAAAGATTTGAAAAATGAATTGAAAACAACCGAAGAAGTAGAAGAAGTAGAAGAAGTAGAAGAAGTTGAAGAAGAAGTAGAAGAAGTAGAAGAAGTAGAAGAAGTAGAAGAAGTAGAAGAAGTTGAAGAAGAAGTAGAAGAAGTAGAAGAAGTAGAAGAAGTAGAAGAAGTAGAAGAAGAAGTGGAAGATGATGAAGATGAAGAAGTGGAAGATGATGAAGATGAAGAAGTAGAAGATGAAGAAGTAGAAGATGAAGAAGATGAAGAAGTAGAAGATGAAGAAGATGAAGAAGATGAAGAAGATGAAGAAGTGGAAGAGGTTACAATTAAAGGTAAATCATATTATACATCTAATAAAATGAATGGCGTTATTTATGGAATTACAAAAGATGAAGAAGTTGGAGATGAAGTAGGTGTCTTTAAAGAAGGTAAGGCAATATTTCATAAAAAATAATTGTATTGAATTGCTTGTTAAGCAAATTACTTTATAAAATAAAAATATAATTTTGTATTTGTAAATAAAAAATTATATATTTTTTTTCGTTTTTCTGGATTTCCGTCGTTTTAATTTCTTTATCTTATTTGTACGTTTTTTACCGCCTTTTTTTTCAGGTTTGTTGTTCTCGATTTCCTTCAAAGTATTGAATAAAGAAGAATAAAAAATTGTATTTTTAGATGACATTTTTGTTATATCATTTTTTTCTATTTTTTCTATAACTTCTGTAATTTTTTTATTTTTGAATTTATTACTAATATTTTCATCCCATAAATTTATTAATTCATATAATTCTGGAACATCTTTCTGAATATGCTTCAATATTTCAAAATTATCATCTTTGTATCTTTGATTCAATAATTCTCTATCAATATTATTATCTTTGTTATCTATAAACTCTCCTAATTTTTCTGCTAATAATTCTTCTTGGCTTTTTGTTTCATCATCATTATCGCCAATTTCATCTTCATTTTCATTATCATTATATTTTACATCAATTGTTTTATTATCATCAATTGAATAAATAGTATTTTTATTTTTATTCTCAAAGCTCTTTTTGTTAGAAAAAACGTGTTCCTCTAAAAAATTACCTAATTTATTACTTTCATAAAAACATTTTAATTTTTTATATTTCTCATCATTCATTTCTCCTTTTAAAAAATCAGCCAAAATATTTATTTCATAATTATCATTCTTTGTGTCGTGTAATATATCTACATAATAATAATTATTCGTTATTTTTTTTGTTTTATCATTATTCATTAATTTTCTTAAAATATCCAGCATATTTATTTCATTTTTTATATTACTTGAACTACCCGATAAAGAATTTTCAATGGTATCTTGTAATAATTCATTTTTACTTTCCTTATTTTGATATTTTTTCAATATTTCATAGAATTTTTTGAATTCAGGTTCATTAAACAGTTTTATCATTAATTTTGTATTTTTCTCTTCAATATTACCTTTATTTTTTTGCTCTTTCCAATAAGTAATAGATTTACGATATGTATTATCTTCATTATAATTATTTTCAATATTTTCAAAAGAATTTTTATCCAATATTTGTTTGTACTTTGAACCTTTTTTTGAATTCAACCATCTATCAAATACAATATATTCTTTTACTAACTCTTTATAAAAAGGATTATTTTTTAAATCATTCAACCATACAATTCGTTGATATGTATATCTTTCTCCATTCAAATTAAGGTAAGTATAGTTATCTTTTATATCCATAGTAATAATTTTTTTAACATTATTAATATTAAATATACTATTGAATACATTTTTAGCATTTTCTTCTTCAATTGAATTATATTTATTTTCATATGAATTATTTATTTCTTGTTCTATAATATTTTCATTAATATGAAATAATGCTTTCAACATTACCATTATATTATGTAAATTATTTTTATCAGGTTCATATGTGTGTTCTTGACTTCCGTATTCTGAACCTGGTTTTGTAAGTTTATCAATAAATGTATCGTTATTGAAAAAAAAATTTATAATTTTGATATAAGGTTTATTCAATATTACTGCTTCATTGTAACGATACAAATTTGTAAAAAAAGGATATTTTTTTAAATTACTTGTATTTTTGAGTTCAGGGTGATAGAGATTACCACTATTGAAATCTATTATATGATTGCCTGGTATATTAGTATTCATAATTATTTTTAGTGGTATTATACTTGCTTTTAATTGATTTTTTGTTACACTTCTGTTTTTTGACATTATATATTATAAATTTTTAACTTATAATATAATTATATTTTTTTAACTAATAATTGCTATATTTTGAATTATTATTTGCTTCGCCAACTTCTTTTTTTTGCAATTTCGCTTTATCTAATATTTCTTTCGCTTTCTTGATATCTTCCTCGGTTACTTCAGCGTTTTCTAATAATTCTATATGATAATTCTTAAATTCTTCTGGTAAACAAAAAAACATACTATCTTCATGGAATAAATATTCAAAGCAAATTGTAAATAGTATTGTTATAAAAATTGCTACATATATTTCACGTGTTCCCATCCAAGCAATCGCAAATACTAATATTTGTTTACTAAATGTATGTTTCAAATAAGATTCCATAGTTTTACTCAATTTGATATTTACGAACCTAGATGCTATATTTAGTGTTATTATCATAAGACCAGCAAATATTTTACTATTATTCATCACTTGAACTTGGTTATGTAAATAACTAAATATATTATCATTTTTATTATTCTTCGCCATTTTAAATTATAAATAATTATGATATTTTATTATACAATAATTATTTTATGGCAATGTACTAATCGGTTTCATTTTTTCTTCGGTAACCAATTTACTTTCTATTATAGAAAATTCACAAGTTTTATCACATGGATTACATTGATTACTAATAAATGAAATTTGTGGAAAAATATGTTGCATCATATCTGGTTTAATATTTGTATTTTTATGTTTCAATGTGTTTCCATCACAATACTCTTTTCGGAATTGATCTTTCAATTCTTGTTTAGCATCATTTAATGTTATTTTTGAACCTGATATTTCATCTAAATATAAACCAAAATATTCAGCATATTTCAATGGTTTTGTTTCCATTGTTTTTTGTGAAACTTTAGCGATTTCGCTATTTTTATTGGGAGCATCAACAATATTCAAAAATTCATAAGATAATTCTGTAAAGTTTTCGCTAATTACTCGCATATTGTCTACATAATCACTTTGATAAAATAAAATTACTAATCCACAAACAAATAATCCTAAGTATTTATCTAAAGAACTATAAAATATTATAATTAGAACCGCTATTAATCTACCAAAACTTAAATTACTAAATAATACAAATTGTTCTGGATATGATAATAATAGAAATAATATTATAATTGGAATAAATTGTAAAATTGTATATTTCATATGATGTACTAAAATATAGTTATACTTTATTTTCTATTGTTTTTTACTAATTTAGTAATTTAGCGATTTTTATATCTACCATAAAACCGTAACTTCTCATCAAAATATTATCTATTCATTTTTTAAGTATAATATAATTAAAATAAAATGTCTTTAGTAACGTCGGCATCTTTATGGACAAATGAAGATAATCAAAAAAAAAGAACTCCAACTATGAGAAGAACTATTAAATTAAAACCAAATTTATCAAATATTGGAGAACCTGATGAATATGTTTCTCAAAGTGAGAATTATCAAAATTTAGAACCAACTAGTATAAATGAAATACAGCAATCAGCAGAGAACAGGAATAATCGTGTCAATAATTTATTAAATAAAATTACTTCTTTAGACAATGATGATACAGGTAAAATGGGTTCTTTTAATCCATTACCAAATCCGAATATGAATATAAAAAAAGATATGGATGATAATGTATCAAATCAAATTTATACTCCACCTAAAATTTCTTATGCAACCGCTTCTAATTCTCAAAAAAATTTGTATAAAGCAAATGATACGTCAAGTAGTATTTTAAGTAGTTATACTGATAGTTATCAACCTCCTAGTACAATTCAGAATAAACCTTATTATTCTAATATGGGGATTGGCACGAGCGGCGATAATAAACTAATGGAAAAAATTAACTATATGATACATTTATTAGAAGAACAACAAAATGAAAAAACCAATAATATTACCGAAGAATTCATTTTGTATACATTTTTAGGTGTATTCATTATTTTTGTAGTTGATTCATTCGCACGCTCTGGAAAATATACTCGCTAAGGGTATTTGTTATCAATATTTGGGAATAAAATAATAATACAATATCGGTTTATGAATAAATATTGGAATATTTTTATTTATTTTTACTAAAAGAGAGCGTGGAACCTCGGTTATCATATTATTAGAAATATCTTGTTTATTTGGGCAAGTTTCATAAAAACAAAATTTCCGTTTTTCGTCTACAAAACAATGATAATAAATGTATTTATCGTCTTGGAAATCGTCTAAATTTATAAATGACTGTATATTTTGATTAAGAATAACGTGTTTATAATGGTTCATCATATGACAATTATTCATATTATTGAGAAAAATAATTATTATATAATAATTATTTTTATTTATTATGGTTTATAATAATAATAATAATTTGTGTCTTTATTGTAACCTCTCAAAAACATAAATAAATTGGTTCTCATCATCTATACATTCTTTCATATTTATTTTTGATTTCATTAAAAACCCAGCTGATAAAATAACATTAACAATATTATCTAAATTATCCATATAAAGTGTTTGTTCATTTTGTCGCACCTTTTTCGTGGTTTTATCCTGAAATTTTTCAGTTAATAATACTTTGTTGTCATTTTCTTCAAAATCATAAGATGATTTATATTCAAACCCACCAAAATCTACAATTGTATTGTTTATGCGAGAACCATTTATAGCATTTGGATTGAATATTAAATTGGATTTTCCGATTGGCATTATAGTATCAAATTTATTTTTTTCTACTAAATGAATTATTAAATATCCATTTGGTATTAACCAGTGATAACAATTACGGAAAAAAGTTCTCTTATCTTGTATATTATAAATAGTAAAATAGGTACAAAGTATGTGAGAAAAAGTGTTTTTTTCAAAAGACATCGGTTCCATAGCATCACCACATTTGTATTCATTTCTAGGATGTTTCATTTCTGATATATCAATCATTGCTTGTGATTTATCAATACCAAATGCTTGATATCCTGCTTCTCTTAATTCATTTACTAAATCTCCTGTTCCGCTACCTATATCTAAAAATACACTATTTCTCGTAGGTTCAGTCATTTTTATTATACTATTCAATTCAAAATCCTTTCTTAATATCGGTTTATGTATTTCATCATAAATTTGTGAATAAAAATCATCATAAACAGTTTCATTTTGTTTCAATACAAATGTTTCAATTTGTGTAAATCCTTCGTGTTGAGTACTTTTACCGAATTTTTTGAATGCTATGAAAAATAAATATAAAAAAACTAATAATAATAGCCATTTCAATATTATTAAATTTATGTTTTTAGAATTGAATATGGATGCTATATAATAAAACATAATATATAGTATATAATATGATTTTTTATTTTTACATATTACATATTTCGTAATTGAGTTCGTGTATGATTGAAAAATGTATTATTACCAATATTGTTGGATAAATTTTGGTGTGGTCTATTTGAATGTTCCATTTTTGTAAATAATAATGGATGGGTTTGTTCAACGTGATTCGATACGACTACATTTACTTTATATAACTCACTGTTGCTAGTTGGAACATAGACAGATTGTTCAGCGCCACGTTGTAAAGCAAAAGTTTGATTTCTCAAAATTGTTTCAGTATCAACATTTGTTTGAAAACTTCTCACATTTGATTTGGCTGAACTTGGATTGAAATTCAAATAAGGGTTATGGTCTACATAATTCAATTTTGGTTCTCTTACTTCTCTTCTACGATTTACTATAGGAAATAAGGAATACTTTGTTGGTATAGGTCTCATATTATAATTTGGTTCTAATGGTGTATCAGGAAAATATCTTGATGATATACGATTATTCAATTCGTCTACTCGCTCATTTTGTCCATATTGTACACCTTCTACAACTCCTGTTATCAAATAATTATTATTAACATTCATTATTATTACTAAATTATATATTATGAATATACAATATTTGGTTTTATTAAATTTATATTTGTAAAAAAATTGATTATTAAATACCAAAACTATAAAGATATTATAAATAATATTATTTTATATACAACCTATTGTATTTTATATTTACAATCAAAAATGGTGAAAACTTGCTCTACTGATTATTCAAGTGAAAACGATGCAAAATATGAACAATATTTCAAAACATTTCCTTATTCATTAAGTGCTTTTCAAAAACATTCTATAGAAGCTATTGTTGAAGGTAACCATTGTCTTGTAACGGCACATACAGGGAGTGGTAAAACACTTCCTGCTGAATTCGCTATTCAACATTTTACTGATATTGGAAAAAAAATTATTTATTGTTCTCCCATCAAAGCATTAAGTAATCAAAAATATTATGAATTCTCTAATAAATATCCACATATTTCATTTGGTTTGTATACTGGAGATATCAAAACCAATCCTGAAGCGCAAGTCATTATTATGACGACTGAAATATTAATGAACTATCTATTTGTATATAATAAACCTATTTCTGATATAAAAACTGCTAATAAAAATTTGGATTTTAATATTAATATTGAAAGTGAACTAGCGTGTGTTGTATTTGATGAAGTCCATTATATAAACGATGCGGATAGGGGTGAAGTATGGGAAAAAACTATGTTGATGTTACCTTCTAAAGTACAATTAGTTATGTTATCTGCTACAATTGATAACCCTGCTGGATTTGCTAATTGGATTGAAAGACAACGATTGGGTTTAACTGAATTGAAAGAAACTGATAAAATTGTATATTTAGCTTCTACTACAAGACGCGTTGTTCCACTTACCGAATATTGCTTTTTAACTACTACTGAAGCTGTTTTTAAAGGAATGAAAGATAAAGAATTGGAAAAACAAATACGAAATAATACAAATACTCTCCTTACTTTACAAGATAGTTCTGGAAAATTCAATGATAATACAATAAATACTGTATCCAAAATGTTGAAATTGTTTGATTCAAAACAAATCATTATGAAACGACAAAATGTATTGAATAATCTTTGTTTGTATTTGCGAGACCATGAAATGTTACCTGCAATTGCATTTGTGTTTTCCAGAAAACAAGTAGAAGTATGCGCTACTGAAATTACTGTTCCATTATTAGAATTTGATAGCAAGGTAGGTTATACAGTGCGTCGTGAAGCTGAACAAATTATACGAAAATTACCGAATTTCAAAGAATATTTGGAGTTACCAGAATACAATAAAGTGGTTTCGCTATTGGAAAAAGGGATTGGTATTCATCATAGTGGTATGATACCTGTTTTGCGCGAAATTGTAGAATTAATGATTTCTAAAAAATATATTAAACTACTATTTGCTACTGAAAGTTTTGCTATTGGTTTGGATTGCCCTATTAAAACCGCTATTTTTACAAGTCTGACAAAATTTGATGGTAATAATGAACGATATTTGTTAGCACACGAATATTCACAAATGAAAGGTCGTGCTGGTAGACGCGGAATTGATACTATTGGACATGTAGTTCATTTGAATAATTTATTCAAACTACCATCATTGAATGAATATAAGACTATATTGTCTGGAAAACCACAACAATTAATATCAAAATACCATATTTCATATTCTCTTATATTGAATTTGTTGAAAAACGAACAAACGAGCAATTTTGATAATTTCAGTAATAAATCAATGATGCAAAAAGAATTATTGAAATCTGTTTATGAGAAAGAAAATTATATCAAAGAATTGACTGATAAAATAAACCAAAAAAATGAATTTATAAGTAGAATGCGAACGCCTTATAGTGTATGTTTGAATTATATTAATCTTGAATTACAAATCAAAAATTTAGTTAATAAAAAGAAAAAAGATGCTGAACGAGAAATGCGCGATGTTGAAGAAGAATATAAATATTTGAAAGATGATTTAAAATTAACAAAAGAATTTATAATCGTTAATAATCAATTATACGATGAAAATTTTAATTTATCATATATGCAGAATTATATAAAAGAACAAACAAATAAAATATGTCAAGTATTGATTGACGACAGCTTTATTGTATTGAATAAATATAGTAATGATGTTGATTTTAATGAACGCTGTGAAAATTATTCTATGACAGAATTGGGCATTATTGCTTCCAATATTGCGGAAATACACCCTCTAATTATTTCAAAATTAATGGTAAAATACAATTATTTTGAAAAATTTTCTACAAAACAATTAATTGGGTTGTTTTCTTGTTTCACAGATGTGAAAATTCCAAATGACCAAAAATCAAGCATTCCGATTACTGATGATGATTATTTAAAAGAATGTATTAAAGATTTACAAAATTATTATAAAGATTATGATAAATGGGAGTTTGAAAATGATTTGAGAACGGGCATTAAATATGATGATGAACTAATTTTTGATATGATAGAATTTTCAATGAAATGGTGTGATTGTAATAACGAAATAGATTGTAAATATTTCATACAAAATGATGTTTCTGATAAATCAATTTCTATTGGCGATTTTACGAAAGCTATGTTAAAAATTGTAACAATTACAAAAGAAATGATGAATGTATGTGAATTGATAGATCAAATAGATTTAATGTATAAATTATCACAAATTGAAGGTTTCATTTTAAAATATGTTACAACTTCTCAAAGTTTATATGTTTAATACAAAAAAAATACTTAAAGAAATATATTGATATATATTGTGAAAACTTTTTTCACTGGGTGGGTTGGGATGTAAGCCCTTTTAGCTTAGAGGTAGAGCACCAGTCTTGTAAACTGGAGGTCCCGAGTTCAATTCTCGGAGAGGGCTTTTGTAAATAATATAATATTTTTATTATATTATTATTTTTTATATTTTTTCATATTTTACTTGTATTTATCAATTACGCTATTATTATACCTGTATAATAAACCCACAAAAATAATCCTATCAAACATTTTGCTTTCAAATCCAATACATTCATTACAATGTTCTTATATTCTTCCTGAAACATATATGCTATTCCGTATATACCCCATAATATAAAATAAGTCCAATATAATACATAGTTGAATAAATTATATTTTGAATTCAAAAATTTCATAAAAATCATATAAAACATAGCAAAGAACGCAAAAAATCCAAGAATGAGACCTTGTAATCTTGATATTACATTAATTTCACCCAAATAACCTAGTCCTAACATGAAATAATTCAATATCATTATAGTCAAAATGTATACAAAATTTACACTTGTCTTAGAATTGTACCCTAATACTATTGATAAAGCAAGCAACATCATTGGAGTGGTAATAGACCAATCAATGTATCTAAATTCAGTTATTTCACTCCAGTTTATTGGAGTATTATTTTTGTCAGCTTCATCTAATTTACTTACAAAAAGCGAATAAAAATATCCAGCTACAAGTGATATACAAGTCTCTAAATTGAATATATGGCGAATAATTGGGTCGGTTGTTCTCATTGCTTCAATAAATGTAATTGTAGCAGTGGTAAGTAATAAGATGTAAGTAATAACAAATGACATTTTTACGAGAATACTCTTTTTTGAAGTTATTTTAGTTTGTTCCTTTTTTTCTATTTCTTCTTTTTTTTCACTATAATACAACATATATATTATCTAAATATTTTTGTAGTTAATAAAATTGAATTTGTAATTACTGTTGTAAATAATTACAAATATTCAAAAATATAAATTATATATGTATAGCAATGAATTACAATTCAGATAGCACTTACACATTATCAGATGATGATAGTAACACAGATACCGAAAGTTTTTATGAAAGCGATGAAGAAATAATTGATGAATTATATGAACAAGATGAAGCATTTGTGAATGAAGAAAAAATAACAAATAATTATTACATTGGAATTTGTAAAAAATATTATAATTATTATTTATTAGTAAATACTATTTCTCCTAGATTATTTTATAAAACTCCTTATGAATTATCATTGAAGTATTTACGAGAATTCAGCATTATTTATATTCATGAACCACAAATAGAAATAATGAAATTAAATATATTACAAGACGGAACGTATAGCGTAATTAAACAAACATATTGGTTACGTTTGATACAACGACATTGGAAAAAAATAATGAAAATGAAAAATGACATTTATAATAAACGTATGTCAATAATAGCACAATATTCATTTCAAATTAGAGGGCGTTATCCATATGGATTGAATACAATGCCTGGTTTAGTTGGTATGTTGAGGGATTATAATAAAAAACAAAATGTTTTCTTTTAGAAAAAATTAGCAATAACTAATTCATAAAATATGATAGTGAATAAAATTTCATATAAAATTATAATATATCTATTTATCAAAAGTCAATAAGTATAAAAATTGGTTAATATGACCTAATATTTCATCACGAACACTCAATAAATCACTATCTTTCTTAGTATCAAAAAACATATTCATATCAGTTAAAAAAGTTCTATATTCAAATATCTTCGTTTTGAAATCTTTCAAATTATCACTATCGGTCAAATCTATTCTTTTTTCCAGCATTTTTACCCTTGATTGATCTTTTCCTAATAAAATTTCAACGAATTCATCAATTTTTTCATTCAATCTTTCATATAATTCGTCAGTTGCTTTATGTTGAGCAAATGAATGAGTTTTCCAATGATATAATTTCACCATATTAAGAACTTGTAAAAACATTTTTATAATATTGGATTTTTCACGATTATTAATATTATATTTACCGTTTATTCTAACTGATTTTTTAGCACCACCTTTTTTATAAACACTTCGGGTTCTTTCTTTTTTTGATTTATTTTTTTTGTTTTTGATAGTGCTCATAATTATTTATTATAGAGTATTTAAAGATAAATTTATATGACTAAATAATATAATGAATTTTAATATAGTATTAATTACATTGGCTAGTTTTTTTATTACAAATGTAAATTGTTATTCTTTTTTATTAAGTAAAATGTTTTCATCCAAACAAGAATTACCAGCAAATACTTTATTGAATTATCCAAAATTAACATACAATGAATTAACAGAACAAGATAAATATGATCTACAATGGTACGTTGTTGGGAAATCAAGTAATTTCATTAGAAATAAACCATATAAGGCAAGAATTTGGAATAAAAATTATGTTGTTTGGAAAAATAATGAGGGAAATTATACCGCTCTAGATGATGTATGTCCTCATAAAGGAGCTTCATTATCGGCAGGAAAAATTATAAACAATAATGTAATGTGCCCTTATCACGGTTATGAGTTCAATTGTAATGGAACATTGACACACGTTCCCGGAATTTGTTTTCATCCATCTCCTGTATATGATTTGTCTAAATATGATATTGTAGAAAAAAACGGCTGGGTTTATATTAATACTATGAAACAACCAATTGGAGTAAATACTACAGAATTCGTGGAACAAATATATGTGGAACCAGAAATCGCACAAAATTGTTCATTAGTTCATCTTGATATGGAGTATAATTGTTATTCTAGAGTATTAAGTGAAAATTCACTGGATATTATGCATATAGCATTTGTGCATACATTTGGTAACGCAAAGCGTCCAAGTCCCACTAAAGAAGAAGCACCAAAATTAGTAGGAAAACATCATTATAAGAGTCGTTATTTTTATGAAGCAGGTGAAGATAGCATAGCACGTAAAGTCTTTGGAGTGAAAGATTTAATAATTGAAAATGAATTTATTTTACCACACACAACTGTAGCAAGAGTTATATTTGGTGATTTTGTAAGTACTGTTATTACATTTGCTTTACCTATTGGTGAAAACAAGAGTAAACTATTTGTAAAAACATATCGTAATTTTTGGCAAAATAATTTTGGAGATATAGTTACGAAAAATACAATGTATAATACCATGTTACAAGATAAAGTGGTCGTTGAGAATATTGATAGTCGTTTTATGGATGGTAAATTCAATATGCGATTTGACAAATTACAAAATACATATAAATCATTTTATAAGAAATTTGTTCATTCTTTTTCCGGAGAAGGAGACAATATTGTTCCTAATGAAAAATCATCATCAAATAAACCAACTATAGAAGAAGTTTCAAATAATGAAAAACCTTCATCTAATGAAATGTAAACGATGAAAAATTGAATAAAATAATAAATATAATATTAATTATAAAAATAAATATTATACAAAATGACAACTAATAGTGAAAATATGTTTGTTTCTATGGAAAATGAAAACACTGAACACCCTTTAATATTTACAAGATATTTGTATTCAAAAGAAGATGTATTACATTCATTGTTTATAGCATTATTGGATAGAAAAAATGATGAAGCTTTATTTTGGGCATATGAATTATATTATTCAGGGTTTCAAGAAGAAACACTAGAAATTTTAATAAAATATTATTATGAAATATATGAAAAACGAAATACAAAAAACTTTAAAACATTTATAATGAAACAATACAATTCATGGATTGAAACAAAAAATGATTTTATTATAGGGACTATTGTATGGAATTTATGTAACAGCAAATATGATTTACAAAAATTTATTCAATTGTACTTTAAAGTTAATCCCAATAAAAGAAATGAAAAAGAAATTATCAAAAAACCAAATAAATTAAGATTAATTATGGCTGAGAATGATATAGAACAATATAAAACAGCGGACCATTATGAAGGAATGGGCTGGAAAATATTACCTTATGTGTGTAAATATCAAGTACATAGAGAAGTATCAAGTTTATTTGAAGCAACAAATATTGATTTTGTAAATGATTATTATTATAATTGGTTATATTATGCTTGTTTCTCTCCTATTTGGAAAGAACGATTATGTAAGTATAATTATAGGGTTTGTACTGAAACGAAAAAAATTATAATGAATGATGACGATGACGATGAATTTTATAGTTTGTATAGTTATACACCAGATGAACAGTCAAACGAAACACAACAAATGTCATTAGGAAACAATATAGAACAAATGAATATTGAAGAATTTTGTAATAAATATTTTATTTAAGCAATTGAATATGTAATAAAAGTTGTTAAAGCAAATAATGAACCTCCCCATATAGCATCCATTATGGCTAAAAGAGGTTTCCATTGTTTGAATAAAGCATAATTTGTACTGTCGTAAACAGCATAGATGATCAATCCGAATAAAAACGCGTCTAATAATGTTCTTTTTTTACTTATAATAAAATAATTTAAACCGAAAATCAAGAAAAAATAACATATTATCGCACCTAATGGTTTTACTTGTAGAATAACGCGTTGTACTGATGCCACTTGATTTTCAAACGCACGTTGATTCAAAGATATATATGCTCCGTCTAAAATTAACATAGCAATTGAAGAAATAATGATTTCTTTTATCCACTTCGCCATTATATATTATATTGATAAATTATTTATTTTTGGGAAAATAAGTGGATAATATAGATATTTTGTTACATATTATTTAACAATAAATATATTATAAATTTTGTAAAGGGATAATGGTAACAAAAATTATAAGATATGTAAATGGTATTTTTCGGTGTCATTAAAAAAAGTCTTGCAAAAAAATAGTTGAGGTTTTTGAAAATGGACATTTTAAAAATGTCCAATTTTGAAAACCTAGATATAGTTTCTTGTAAAAATTTCATTTTACTCGGATATCGTTTAAACACCAAAAAAATCATTCTTTATTTGTCATCATAAATATTTTTTGATTTTTTAATGAAATAATTTAAAGCCAAAAATATATTGCCTAATATTATAAACCTAGGCAATGAAAAATGGACAAAAAAGTATTAATAATTATGATTGTGAAATTTGTCATTATACCACGAGTATATTACAAAATTATAATAAACATTTATTGACACTGAAACATAAATCTAATACAGAAAGTGCCAATTTGGCAACTTTAGGCAATATATTTTTGGCGAAAAAATATAAATGTAATTGTTGTGATTATATTACAAATAAAAAAAGTCATTACGATATTCATATTGTATCTGAAAAACATAAAAATAATGTGAATAGTGAAAATAAAGAAATAAAACATATTTGTTTTGATTGTAACAAAGAATATTCAAATTATAATGCTTTATGGAAACATCGTAAAAAATGTATTGTAACAAATGATAATAATATAGATATATCAATCAATAATAAACAAGAACCAAATGAAAAGAATAATAATATTCCAACTGAATTATTTATAGAAGTGATAAAAGAGAGTAAAGAATTACAACAAGTTCTCATTGAGCAAAATAAAGAATTACAAAATAAATTATTAGAAAAACAAACGGAATTTCAAAATAAATTATTGGAAAAAGACAACATATTGATAGAACAAAATAATAAATTATTAGAATTGGCAAAAAATCAATCTATTGTAAATAATAATAATACGACAAATCAACAATTCAATATGAATTTTTTTCTGAATGAAACGTGTAAAGATGCTATGAATATAGTAGATTTTATTAATTCATTGAAATTGACTACTGATGATTTTGAAACTACTGGGAAATTAGGTTTTGTAGATGGTATTTCAAGAATATTTATAAAAGAATTGAAAAAATTAAACAAGGAAAAATTACCTATTCATTGTACAGATTTGAAACGGGAAACCGTTTATATAAAGGACAATGATATATGGGAAAAAGAAAACGATGAAAAGAAAAAGTTGAAATGGACGATTGATAGAATAGCACAATTGAATCTTAATCAGATACAACAATGGCAAGAGAAATATCCTCAATGTAAAGAAAATAATACTAAAGAAAATGAAAAATTTACAACCATGGCATTAGTAGCATTAGGTGGTCGTGGTAAAGAACAAGAAGATAAATTCCGTGATAAAATAATGAAGAATGTAATGAAAGAAGTTGTATTAGATAGGCAAAATAAGATAAACCGATAATTTTTATTACTGAAAAAATAATAAAAATTTAAAAATTATATTTGTTACATTTATAGGTAATAGAAAAGTAAAATAATAAATTAAATATTTTTCAGTGTCATTAAAAAAAGTCTTGCAAAAAAATACTGGAGCTTTTTGAAAATGGACATTTTTAAAATGTCCAATTTTGAAAACCTGAGTATAGTTTTTTATGAAAAAGTCATTTTACTCGTAGATGCTTTAAAACCCAAAAAAATCATTCAAAATTTGTTAGCATAATTTTTTCTATTTTAACAATTAGTTTAATTTAGTCGTAAAATATATTCCAATATTTATATGAACGGAACAAATTTTACGAACTCAAATAATACTGAAAAAATAAACATTAATTTGTCTTCATCTAACGAGCAAACACTTACTAATAAAAACGCAGTAAAAAAATTCAGTAACAGCGCAAATGGAACGAACAGGAACGAAAAAAACGAATTCGCTAATAAACAAAAATATCTATGTGTATGTTGTGACTTTTCAACGAGCAAAAAATATGATTATGAACGCCATAATAATTCTATTAAACATTATAATAAAATAAATAATATTAGTAAGAATAATGATATTATTTGTGAAAAATGTGGCAAACAATATAGTAATAAAACAAATCTAAATAAACATATGAAAAAATGTAAAGATAATGGAGAACAAAGCAATACTACAAATAATGAAAAAAATATAAAATCTGAAAAATCTGTTATTTCAAGTGATTTAGTATTAGAAATATTGAACCAAAGTAAAGATATACAAAGTTTTTTAGTAGAACAAACAAAAGAGCTTCATAATACATTGATTCAACAAAACAACAAAATATTGGAATTATCTAAAAATCAGTATATAGTCAATAATACAATGAATAATACACAACAATTTAATTTGAATTTTTTTCTCAATGAAACCTGTAAAGATGCAGTCAATATAACAGATTTTGTCAATTCATTGGAATTAAATGTAGAAGACTTTGAAGCTACAGGGAAATTAGGATATATAGAAGGTATATCAAGAATAATAATCAATGGAATGAGAGGTATGGAAGTAGAAAAGCGACCAATGCATTGTACTGATTTCAAAAGAGAAACATTGTATATAAAAGATGAAAATGTATGGACGAAAGAGAATATAGATAAAAACAAGTTCAAAAAGGTTGTAAAAAAAGTAGCTCAATTGAATTTGAACCAATTACCAAGATGGCAAGCAAAATATCCAGATTGTGTAAAAGTAAATACAAGAGAAAATGATGAATTTATAAAATTATCATTAGCAGCATTAGGTTCTCGCAATGACGAAGAAGAAGAAAAATTTATGGATAAAATAATGAAAAATGTTCTCAGAGAAGTTGTTATCAATCGGAAGTAAATTATATAGTTTTTGGTTTGTCAGTTTCAATATCTGTTTTCACTTTATCATTATTTTCTTTATCATCAATATCCAAAGTTTTAGCCATTTTTTTCTTTATATTACTTTGTTGTATAAAATACAATGCCAAATTAGGTAAATTTGCTACATAATTCATAATAGAATTATAAGTAATGCCACATAGTAAATTATTGTCACCTGTATATTTAATACTATACCACCAATATGGAGGGATGTATAATATATATCCGGAGTTTACATCAAATTCTAAAAACTTTAATTTATCCATATCATTTTTGTATTGACTTTGTGTATTCCAAACATTTATTGGAGAACGAAACTCATAATTTTCATAATCTTTAATCAAATGTAAATATTTCGTACTTTTCCAAGGTGTCATTTTGATAGTAATTTTACCAGAATGAACACTATAAAAATTTCTATAATTAGTATTATATCGTAATGGTGTAATACAATTTTTAGAACCGGATAAAATATCAAATTTGGTTTGTAAATTCATTGTAGGTTTTAAAAAATTATCTAGATTGTAAAATTCTGTGTTCAAACCACTTTCTTCTACAAATTCATTGTTATTTTCTATGAAATAATTGGATTTAGGATCACTTGATAACAATGAAGCAGCACTTTGATATGGTAATACTAAATAATCAACATTGTTAATATTAGGATTCCAATAATCATTTATATCTTTCAGTTTAACATCATACTTATCATAGTTAATAATAGTTTCATTATTGATATTTTCATAAAACTCAGGACAAAGAGAATTGAATTCAAAAAGAACAGGTTGTTTTATCTCGCAAACTTCTTGTAAATGTTGGTTAGTTGTATAGTCTAATTCATATATTTCTAAATCTTCACTTGTTTTTAATTGGTGCGTTATATGAATATAAAGAAAGAGAACTAATAAAAAAATAATAATATTAAAAAGAAAATTCATATTATATAATTCAATGAAATATATAATATATTATTGTTTTGATTTTACATTTTTTAACGAACAAATATTATTTATTCCTTATAATTTGGATGTTCTCTAAGCCATAAAAATATTTCCGTTTTTAAAATATTATCAGTAGCCAAATTTTGTTTATCAATGATTTTCCCATTATGATTTTTATTATTATTTTCTTTTAAATATTGTAAAAGTGTTTTTTTATCATAACAAATATTATCATCATTATCACGGATTGGTATATCCATTATTTTCTTAGATAATGGACAAATAAAATGTTGTGGTGGTTTTATAATATCTGGTTCAGGTTCAAATGTAGGTTCTGATATTGAAGAAACTGGAAGTGGAGGTATCGGCGGTATAATTACAGGTTCATTATTTTCAATAGTTCTATTATTTTTAGGAATAACATTCAAACATTCTAAATATTCCATATCTTGTTGAAGACGGATACGTGCGTTTTCTTGATTTTCTAATCTACGTAATTCTTTACGTCGTTCTTCTTCTTGTTGTTGTTCTAATAATGCTTCCTGAAAGAATTCTTGCTGTAATTGCCTTGCGTATTCTTCATCATCTATAATCATTTGTTCTTCTACGTTTTCTATATCCATTGCTGTTGAAGTTGTTTCATCATGTGGTTGTTCCATTATAAATTAAAAATATCTATATACATATTACATTTAATAATTTTTACAAGATTTTTCAATTTTTTTTTTGCCGTTTTCATTTTTCTATTTATAATATAACCAATAATAAAAATAAAAATGGAAGAATCATATGAACAAACTATGGTAAATCAAATATTTTCAGTTCAATATAAATTTGATAATATATTGGGCGAAGTTATAACGAATGTATTTAATTTATACGATATAGATGGTGATGGAAATTTAGATTATGATGATTATATTAGTTTTATAAGTGATTTAATGTATGTATCGATTTTGATGAAACGAATGAAAAATGTACAATACAATATAGATAATGTAATGATGTTTGCTAAATGGACGGCTAAAAATATATCAGAACATTTATTTAATGGAACAATACAATTATTGCCATTTGAAGTATTCTCAAAAAAAATAATATATGCGTTAACTGAATATAACAATAGTCCAATCAGTGATAATGATATGCATTTCTCATCATTATTACCAGAATTTATGAATTTTTTTAATTATTATATCCAATTATCTCATCGTCGTGGGTGGCCTTCATTATTAAGCGTAGGTGGGAATGAAAATAATAATATACAAGAAGAATCACAAACAACTAATCCACAAAGTTCTCACAATGAAGAAATTGTTTCATCAAATATTAGAGAAGAAGAAATCAACATATCTCAGCAATTGAGAAATATACAACCACAACATATTCCATTTAATGATATAGACCAATTTGATATACCAGAAACACCATCTATAGTAGCATCTATGCCACAAGAACCCGAACCACCACATGAATTAGAGGTTAAAGAAGGAATAATAATACCAGTAACAACAATGGGTTATGATATGATAGAAGGTGATTTGAATATAAATCAATATATTTATTCTAGTATAGGTGAGAACATTACTTTTAAAGTGGGTGAAAATTATTACTTAACAAATAAATCAATCATAAAAACTATGATTAATCTAGGAGAAAAGGATAATGCGTTGTATTATGGTTGTAGTTGTGAAATAAAAGATGACTGGACCCGTCCGGAAACTTGGGCTAGGTTAGACCAAGTCGTTATAAATAACCCAATATATTTTCATATTCAACATTTGGGGTTACCGATACGATATGTTTTGTTTAAAGATATTCAAGCGGTTTTAGATAGTGATACGTCATTTTTTTGTATAGAAAAGCCAGAAAATCCGGCATATATCCCTTCATTTGCCAGTGATAATGTTTTAAATCATGGCATAGGTTCAATGTCAGGTGTTCATTGTCAAGATGGTCAAAGTGACATTATTTATCAAATAAAAAAATTTAAGCCGAGGTTTTCAATGTTTTAAGCATAGTAAAACAATGAAAAAAAGTATAATATTTTTAATAAAGGTTTAATTTTTGTTTGGAATAAGCATTCGCTAATTGAATTGCTCGACCTATAACAAGTATTTGTGATAAATTTAAATCTCTATCAAAACGTAATTCTTTTAATAATTTAGTTGTTCTGGTATAATAGGCTTCATCACGTTCGCCAGGATATAAACTTTTATCATTTGCTATAAGTCTTTCAATTTGTGATAAAGGCATTTTTTTACCAACAAGAAGGCGTCTTTTGACAGTTTTATTTTTTTTATTACTTTTGGATTTTGAACTACTTCTTGAAGTACTTTTGGATTTTGAATTACTTCTTGATAACGAACTAGGAATTCTAGGCATTATATATATAATAAATATAATATTTTTATTCATCGTTAATTTTTGGTGCTAAATAAAATATTAATTTGGAATTTTCATCTCCTAACGAATATGTAATTTTCATAGGATAATCACGTGTTAATTTAATTTCAATATCTTTTGCTAATTTACTATACATACAGATATTATGTAAATATTTAAGAGCAAATGACAAAGATATAGTTTCACCATCATTAATAGCAAATTCATCTAAATCATCAATATTTATATCAACCATCATTTTACCAGTTTCTTGACTCGTCGCACACAATGTAATTTTTTCTTCACTACAATCAATAATCAAATCTTCACCAAACATTTGTAATTGGTTAATTATATTCGCAAAATTTGCTGAATTTATTGTTAAATCCGCTTGACTATTCATTTCAGGAATTCCAATAATATCACATTCAATATCCATCAACGGTAATTCAAAATGTTTATCAAATATATCTTTATTTTCACAAGTAAAATGAACGAATAATTTATCACTATCTTCATTATCGTAAATAATATTTACTTTTTGTCCTTTATCACGTGAATTAAGAATTTTAAATAATATTGTAGTATTTATTCCTAGACAAATATTTGCTGCTTGTAAATGTTCATATGAATCAAACCAAGATTTTGATAATTCAATTTCAAAAATAGAAACACGTGAAGTATCCATAGATTGTAAATACATGCGTTCTTTTTCAAAGACAACATTAACATGTTCTGAAAATAATTTGATGTGTTGAAATAAAGAAGCAAAACTATCAGCTTTTTGAGGGTTATTGATAACGATGTTCATTTTATAAAAATTTTAATAATATTTGTAAAATAAAATAACAAATATTATTTAATTCAATTTTATGATATATTCAATTAATGAATTATTATCATCAAGTATATTTTTTGTTTCAATTTTGTTAAATTTAATCATTTTGCTAATAACGATTTTATCTATAAAAGGATTTAATATTTGTGCAATAGTTTCAAATACATTAGGTATATTATATAAACAAACCTTTATAAGTTTAATATTGAATTCAGTAGAATTATTCAAACATACATCACAATACATTTTTAATATATCTTTATACCGATGACAAGAAGAAACTGAGAATGTATCTAAATTTACGTGAACTTCATAATTTCCATATTCATCTATACAATATTGAATCAATTTACATAAATATGTAATAATGTCATTATAATTACTTGGGTTAGCATAAAGTTTGAATACAGTATAATCCATAAAAATTCTATTACAATTCGGAATTATTACAAAAGTGTTTGAGAATAATGTATTTAAATCACATTGTGACGAAATGTTAGTAGCACAATTTAGTTTTTGTTTGTTTTTAAAAAATAAATTCTTGTTTGAATTGTTATAGAATTCATTTTGTAGTTTTTGTAAATCATTTTTTAAATTAGAATTATTCATTATTTAATATTTACATATAATTTTATATATTTTATAACAAATTATATTTTATAAATCATCACTTGTTTCAAATTCTTGCTGAACTAAATTTTTTAAATTTACGCTAGTTAAATCATTGTTGATATTATCAAATATAATATTTTCATTAACATTATTATTCAAATTACCTAAATCTGAAAAAACATTGATTCTTTCTTCAAGCAATGTTTTATTAACTTCCATAGTATATGATTGAAGTTTTAAAACTACATCTTTGATATTATTCAATTCCTCAGCTAATACTTCAAAACGATGATTAAATTCATCAATCCAATTAGTTTGTTCTTGTTCGTTTTGTAAAATATCTGTGGAATTATTGTTATTATTAGATACTGTAACTCCAGTTTCTTTGACTTCTTTCATAAATTGTTCTAAATTAGTTAATCTTTTATCTACAATGGTAATTACTTGGGGTAATGTTAGACCGCTGGTATTTACATTTGGTTGTATCATATTACTTCTTGGTTGAGGTGATAAATCAGGTGTATTTTGAGGAACGCCGCGGCGTTTTCTTGCTGATGCTAAAGCTTGGCTCATTGTTATTATGAGAATAATATATTATTATAAATATTTCTCTAAATGGTTATCAACGAATTTGTTTTGTAAAATCTAAATATGATAAAAAATAACAAATGTTAGAATAAAAAGTGTTTGAATTATTATCTTTCCATTTATTTTCATAATGAAATCTATCATAATCTTCTATACTACTTTGTGAAATATTTGAAATATTTGAAATATTTTCATCATCACATTTGCTAACAATACTATAGAAATCTTCATCATTATAAGAATCTTCTTCAAAATATATATCATAATTATCTTTGTATTCATTACCGTTAATGTCTATAAATTTTGTATCATCTAAAAAATCATCAATTATACTATCAAGTTCATCTAATTGATCAATATTATTTTTATTCATTAGTTTATTTTTGGCACTGCTTGGCATTTTTATAAAAAATATAATAATAATACATTATATTTTTTATTTTATTTTTCTAATATAATTTACGCTTTCATTATCATTTTTATCGGATCGTATGAAACATATTTTTCTACCCATTCAATATCATCAATAGTATAATCTTCAATGTTGTCGTGTTTCTGTAAAATATTTATTTTTGGAAATGGAAATGGTTCTCGTTTAAGTTGTTCTTGTATTGGTTCAAAATGTTCTTCATAAATATGTGCGTTTCCTAAAAAATAAATAAATTCGTCTGCTATTAGGTCGCAATGCTTAGCAATAATATGGGTCAAGAAAGAATATGACGCAATATTGAATGGAATTCCTAATCCAACATCTCCGCTTCTCTGCATTAAAGCACACGATAAATATTTATTATCGCGAACATTGAATTGCATCAAAATATGGCACGGTGGAAGAGCCATTTCGTCTAATTGGCATGGGTTCCACGCACTAATAACAAGTCTTCGTGAATTTCGGGTCAAAGGGTTTTTTAAATTATCTATTACATTTTTTAATTGGTCAATACCTTTTCCAGAATAATCAGTGTGACAATCTGTATATTTAGCATTAAAATGTCGCCATTGATGTCCATAAATAGGACCCAAGTCATTGACTTCGTTGTTGTGTAATCTTCGACTATCCAAGAATTCCCTTGTTGAATTACCATCCCAAATATGAACATTTTGGTCTTGTAACTCTTTGTTATTAGTAGAACCACGAATAAACCATTGTAATTCACGAAAACAGGTTTTCCAAGCCACTTTTTTAGTAGTTAATAATGGAAGTTCTCCGTCTTTTAGAGAAAATCGCATTGAATAACCAAAAATGGATTTTGTTTTACCATTTCGTGTTTCTTCAAGAGAACCTTTTTCTAATATTTCTTTAATCAACTGTAAATATTGATTTTCAGGATGGAAAGACATATTATACAAATATTTAGCACATACATTTTATATATATTTTCTATTGAATTTTATATATTAATAGTATAAATGGAAGTATTACAAGAAAGTTCAAGTGGTGGATATAATAAATCATTTTTAACACATGTATTTTCCACCACAGAAGAAAGTAAAGCTGAAATATTAAATGTTGTTCAATATTCAGTAATGGGTGTAATTCCTATTGTTATTTTAAATAAATTAATTCAACGATTTATTCCAGAAGCAGAGCCTGAAAAATCTAGTTTGGAACTTTTAGTAGAAATATTTATTCAGTTAATTGTTATGTTTTGCGGTATTATTGTTATACATCGTATGATAACTTTTGCTCCAACATATAGTGGATTTAAATATGAAAGTTTAACATTAACAAATGTTATATTAGCATTTTTGATAATTGTATTAAGTATTCAAACAAAATTAGGGTTAAAAGTGAATATCTTAGTAGATCGTTTACTTGAATTATGGAATGGTCCATCAAATGATGACCGAAAATCAAATAATCGCAATGTAAGAATAAGTTCTCCAATGAGCCAACATTCACACAGTCAATCTGATTATTTAGATAATTCACAAGTTCAAAGTGGTATGTTTCCACCAGCACCAGTAGCAACAACCCGTCAAAATTCTGTAATGGAAACGTATGATAATATGTTAGGTGGAGCTAGAGGAGGACAAATGGATTATGGGTCAATGATGGGTCCAATGGCCGCAAACGGCGTTTTAGGAGGGTCTTTTGGTTCTAGTTTTTAGATAAATAAATATGAAAAATAAATAATTGAATTATTTATTTTTTTCAACAATCAAAGTTCTTTGTATGCGTGAGCTATCAATATTTCTACATTTTCTAAAATGATTTTCAAATCATTTTTTCTATCTTCTTCTTGAATTTTATTAATTTTACAATGTAATTTTTCTTCTAATCTTGTGAGTGATTTTTTATAAGATATGATTTTATCTTCCATATCACCTTTACATTTCGCTAAAACCATCCAACCTAATTTTTCAAACATTGCTATATACCATTGATGTAGACCATGAAAGGTAGCTTCATTTTTACACATCATTTTTTGGGTTTTATTCTTATATGAACCCTTTTTACTTGTTCTCCTCATTATATAAAATATAATTATATAGTTTTTATAGGTTTTGCTAATTATATTTTATAAATTTATAAATAATAGATTTGTAAAATATTATTCTATATTTTGTTTATTTTTACTGTTTTATTTTTTACACAGCGGAAGTTTTCATTACGAATTTTATTATCTTTACATTTGCTTACACATCTTTTACTATAAGGATTATATTCTTTTTTATTCGGACAATTTAACACTGGTTGCATTGACAAGAATTCTCTATCTGATTCAGTCAATACAAAATCTATTTTATCCAATTTGTTCAAAAGTTTATTTATTTTATCTTTCTTTGGTTTGTCTTCTATTATAATATGATTTTCATAACTTTTGCTATGTTTTTTCAATAATCCGTGCTTACTAATAATATTTTCATATTCTCGTAATGCTTCATTCGATACGTACCTATAAGGTAAATAATTTGTTACCATTCTTGTAAATAATTCAGACAAATCCATTTGTAGTTCGCGATTTATGAATTTGGCTGTATGAATTAACACTGTAATGAAACCAATACCTACACCATATACATCAATCGTATTTAAAGACAAATTTAACATATGTTCATAAGTTTCATGTTTCAATTCATCTAACAAATCTTTGAAATCATTTATTACTATTTTTCTGTTTTCTCGTCTTATATTATAATCAAGATGACCAAATACAATTGATAAAAATATTCTATAACTTTTATTGTCTTCACTTTCCATATTATTTACAATATTCTCAATAAAAAGATTTCTTTTTACTGGACCCCAATTAGAAACCTTATGAAACTTTTTTGCGTTCATAAATTGTAATTCGAAAGGATAAGACCAATGTTTAATCGCTGATGTAGCTGTAGAATTTTTACAATCATTAAACATTTGAGTTCTTGAACGCATTAATCCAAAATCAATAAAATTAATACGATTTGTTTCCTCATTATAAACCATATTTTGCGCTTTTAAATCGCAATGTATAATATCTTTTTGTAAGAAAAGTGTTAACCCATACAAAATACGTTGTGCTTCAATCCAAAATAATTCCATTTTATGCTTGTTTTGTTCGGTAACTTGATTTTTTTCAAATCTTTTTGAAAAGTCTTCTAGATTTTCACCACCATCATTCATTACTAAAATAGAAAAATCTTTTATATTGTCTCCTAAGTGACATTTCAGCATAGCATCAATATTTTCAATACTATAATCAGGTAAACATTCAATAGGTTTTCCCAAATATGTATATTTTTTTGGGTCAGCATTTTTTATCATATCATATTCTATCATTTCAATGTTTGCATGTTTTTTTAACATATATTTTGAAATTTTGTTTTTATAATTTACTTTACGGGTTTTACATTTAAGACTTGGTTTATGTACACAACCATAACTTCCTTTACCAATCACTTTCGGTTCGACATTCATAATAATATAATAAACTTGATATATATTATAATATTATAATTATTTGTTTATGAAATCCATAGAATTCATCATTTCCATTTTTTTCATAGATTGTTCAAAAGTATTTTGTTTTTCTAAATTGGCAAATAGATATTCAGTATTTGGGCTTTTTTCATTTTTCTTTATTTGTTTATAAATTTGATTAATCTTATCAACAACATTTTGTATAACTTGTTTATTGGTAGTTAATTCAATATTTGTAGGAACTTGTTCAGTAAGTAATTCTACAGCAAAGTATAACAAATATCGTCTTTTTCTACAAGATGCAGTAGTATATTTAATTGAAAAAATAGTTAAAAGTCCATTCATCAATTTATCAATATATTGGTTATTTAATAATGAATTATAGTATAACAAAGCATCCCATAAAATCCATATTATATCCCTGCTGAATTTTTTTTCAACATTTACAAATGGTCTTTTTTCACAATAACAAGGTTCTTTGCGTCTTTTACAAATAGCATCAAATTCAACCATCCATTCAATCCAATAACACGCTGATAACATATTTTTTCGTTCATTTGAAATATTATAGCAAAATTCGTTTACAGCAATGAACAATTCTTTTGGGTCTTCTTTTTTAAATACAGCTTCAATAAAAGTGACATTGGGTGCTTTTAAACGCTCAGTCATTTGTGTCATATCAAATTCTTCTTGACGATTTATTTTAATAGCTTCAAAACTATTTTTTTTATTAGATAATGTTATTGTACTAATTATTTCAGCAAATAGTTTTCTCATTTGTACACTATTTCTTACTTGTAATTCGTTTAAATAGTGTCCTTGTGAGATAATATGTTTGAAGTTTTCATATCTTAATTGTAAATAGAGAACAATTTTAGGATTACCTAAATGAATATGTTTACCAGTATAATGTAATATACTTTCCCAAATATCAATATAATGTCCAGAACATAACAATTCAGCACACCAATAACACGCATTTTCTATTTTACCTTTTAACATATTCTCTGTTAATTGTTTCTTTACTTCGGTTTTTTTAAAATTTGAAAAAGTGACCCCTTTGAATTCTGATGGTTCACGAATATCGTTTATTTCTATATTATCTGTCATACCTTTAGAATAATAATAGTAATTATTTTTGGACTTTAACCACAAAAATAATGAGAAAAAAATTGAATAACTTTTTCTTTAAATTGACAAATAATAATAACAACAACATTAACAATAGTATTAATAACAATAACAAAGTGAAAAGAATAATGGAACAAATAAAAGATAAAGCCTACAAAATAATGAATGAAATACATAATTTACCATACTACAAAAACTATGCTGCTGCTTCAGGTGCTGTTCATAATTTTGCTCAACACGAAGATGCGGTGGCTTCGGTCTTTAATAATAATGGTTTAATATTATGGAACCCTGTAAATAACGAAAAACCTACATCAGAAACAATATGGAAATGGATAAATAGTAGTATTAATAATACTAATTTAGAAACATCTATGCCCGATAATAGTTATATGTCTCAACCATGCGGTACACATGATAGTCCAGATTTTATTATAAGAATAAACAACGTATTTTTCGGTATTGAATGTAAATCGGCTGATGGATTTTCTCCAATGTATAATAGCGGCGGAATAAAACAAAACTTAATTTATGTATTTTGCTCTAAAAAGACGAATTCTACTACTATTTATGTCGGAAAAGATGTTTTATCAATTGAACAACAAAAATTAATAGATGAGCTTATTATGAAGCAGCGAGAACTTGAAAAAGAATATAACGAAAAACTAAAAGCAATAGATGTAAATCACCGGGGAATAAGTTACTATACAAGACCAATGATACAACAATCAGGTGGTGCTGAATATACAAATTATTTCAAACACACTGAAAAAGAAAAATGTGAAGGAAATGTATATAAATTCATGAATGATATTATTGAATTGAATTCATTATAATAAAAAATACAAAAATAATAAAAAAAATAAAAATAGTAAGGTATTTAGGTTTACTATTTTTTTACGAAAAGTATTATTGCTTATAGATATATAGGAAAAACAGTTTCTAATTCGGTTTTGGAAAGTCCATTATTACCAAGAAAACTATGAATAAATTGTTGCGTTTTTGGATTTTTGAAACTATTGATTATTTTATTGAATAATGTTTTCAATTCATTAGCGCTAATACTTGGTGAATAAATGACATTCAAATGATTTTCAACTAAATATTTTTGCGAACCGTGTACCAAAGCATAGTTTAATTTATAAGCACTATTTCCATTACCGCGATTAACGACAATTACTGTGTCTTCAATGCCATCCATATTAATATATTGTTTTTTTTCATCATTGGAAAAATCCAACAACGAAATACTATTATTTTTAGTAATATTTGAATTATATAACAATAGTGTTTTAGTATTATCATTTGTTAATTGTGATTTGCGCTGGTTCCATACAATATTTCCAGTTTTTACAAATAATCCTAATTTGGATAAAGTGGTAGAACCATTCAAAATTTGTCTAAGTGAATTTGCGTTTTCAGAAAACATAAAATTGTTATTAAACTTTATAGAATAATTACATTCAATTGGATTATCTATAATATCTGTTTTCCTATAAATTAATCCGAAAGTTGATTGTTGAGTATCAATGAAACCGCCATCTTTTTCAAAATCTATAATATTCAATATTTCACCATTTTGTTTCATATAATTACGAATTGTAGAATAGTAAGAAGAATTAAGAAAACTTTTTGGAATTATAAAAGCTAATATGCCGTTTGGTTTCAACATAGACAAACTATGAATAATAAATAAACCGAATAAATTAGGTCTTCCTAATATATATTTATTATATTGTTCAGGAATATTGTTTTTGTCAATAACCAAATAAGGAGGATTAGCGATAATCATATCATACAATTTATTTGTTACATATTTTATAAAATCGCATTTTTGTAAATTAACGTTATTTTTGAATGATATATTTTTGATTTTGTCAAATATAAATTCATTATTTTCAATAGCGTCTATTTCAATATTTTCAAATAATTCGTCAATATATTTTACAATTTCACAAGTTCCACATGATGGTTCTAATATTTCATATTTATTTGATTCAATAACAATAAATTGTTTAATATAATCAATTAATTTTTTTATAATAGTTTTTGGAGTTATAAATATACCTTGTTCTTTCTTTACTGTTTTTGATAATTGTTTTGTAATATTAATTGTCAATTCGCTAAATTCATTAGACATAGTTTATATTACTAATATAGTGATATTATAATTTTATTTTACTTTAATCTGATTTCAATTTTATAAAAATGATATAGAAATGATATAGAATTAAATTATTTATAATTTTATAAATTTTTATATAATATGAAAAGAGTTCTAATAACAAATAATTCTCAAATACATTTAACAAAAAATGGTGGGTATAGTAAACAATTACATTATTTATTTCATATTTTCAAAGAATTTGGTTACGAGATTTGTTATTTGATGTATAATTTCAAATTCCATAATAATGAAAATTATTTGAAAGTCTATACTTATGATGAATTGAAGGAAATATATAAATTATCTGATTATAACGATATTGTATTGTTAGATGACGATATACTCAAAAATATACTATATTTGTCAATACAAAATGAAGATCGTATAGTAAAAGCAGAGGAAATAAATAATATAATAGATTTTCACAATATCAATTTATTTTTTTGCTTAGGTGATGCTTTTGTTTTTGACAGAAATACCGAAAACGCATACAAAGTGCCAAATTATTTTTGGTATCCATGTCATTTTTATCCATTATCTAAATTTGATGTTGACGGGTTGAATTCTTTTTCAAATATCTTATCATTGTCGCCTTCTATAAAAATAGCACTTGAACAACAATTTCCTTGTAAAAAAATACATTATTTGCCACACATAGTTATAAATGAAGAAATTGAATTAACTAAACAAGAAATACGAAAAAAATGGAATATACCTAAAAATAAATATGTAGTATTGTTAGTATGTCATTTATTTCACGAGCAAATTGATAACTACGTAGTTAATCGCAAATCAATAGATACTCAAATGATTGCTTTTAAGAAATTCAATGAAAAATATAATAATTCTATATTATTTATACATTCTATCAAAGATAAATATACAATAACGCATCCAATGGAAGATTTAATAAAATCATTAGAATTTACAAAAGATAATTTTGTATGGAATAAAGACAAATTAGATGAATATAATTTACATGAATTGTACAAAATGTCAGATATATTTTTAAGTTGTAGTAAAGGAGAAGGGTTTGGAGTTCCTATACTAGAAGCGCAAAAATATAATACCAATGTTATAACAAATAATTTTTGTTCAATGAAAGAGCATAATTTTCAAAACAATGTTGTTGAAGTATCAACATATTCTATTCATTACGGTATAAATGCTAATTGGGTAATATCATCAAGTGATAACATATTTAAAATGATTGAATATATATATTTGAATGATAGTAAAAATAACAAAATAAAACAAAATCGTTCAAAATGGATAGTGAATGAATTAACTAGTTATACAAATATAAAAAAGAGATTATATAAAATATTACATAATTAGTATGAAAATATTTGTTTGTGATAATTTATTTGATAATTCTAATATTACTGGTTATAATTCATTATTAATAAATAATATATTCGACACTAATAAACAAGAATGTATAATATTTTTTATAGAAAATGTAGAAAAAAATTATAAAATTTATGATTATCTTAATGAAACAAATAATTTTAACTATTATTTTTGGTGTGAAAATTTGAAAAAATTGTTTGAATACAACATAATAGTTACGTCAACTGAATTATTGAATGATGAAATATTATTTTGTAATAAAAGCAATATAATTTATTATTTTTGTGAAAAAAAGCATATAAATTTTAATGAAAAATTTAATAATAGAGAAAAATATTTATTCTTATCTGATTATGATACAATAAATGACATAGATAGGCGTTTTTTTACAAAAATTTATACTTTTAATAATTGTTTTGTAGATGATAATAAAGTAGAATTTGTTAGATTTGATTTGAAAAATAATGATATTATTACGTTATTTGATAATAATACAAAAGAGAATATAAAAATAAATCTTGGAATAAAAAATGATTTTATTATAATATTTATACACCTATTTGATAACTTATTTTATGATACATTAGACAGGATTATATTATCCATATGTGAATTGAAGAAAACATACAAAATATACCCTATATTTTATTGGCCGTTATATAAGGAAATTGAAAAAACAATTACAAAAAAAGATATTATATTTTACAATGAAAAAATGTATTATAAATTCTACAACATAGATATTCCAATTGATACAAAAAATAGTAAAGACATAACAAATAATGATAATATAGAAAACATTGTTATTAAATTTTCAATAAATATAGAACATTCTTTGACAATAAAAGATTATTTATTAGATATTTTAAATAAATATTTTAGTAATGAATATAGCATTATTACAAATATAGACGATTATAATGTATTACAAAACATTTATATATCAGATATATACATACCTGTAACAGAAAATTTATCTTCTTTAATGTTGTTATCACAATATTATAAAACGTATACAATATTTACAAATGATAGCAATAATACACAAGAATATTGTATATTTGGAGATATACCGTTATTAAAATCAAATGATTATATACATTGTAGTATTACTAATAAAATAAAAAGAAATTTGCGCGTTGAAGATATGAAAAATTCCATAGAAAATTTTATAAAAAATAAAGAAAACCCATTTTTCTTATACAAACGTGAATTTTGTGAATTTTTGTTTGGTTAGATTGTATAAAAAAATAAATATAATAGTTTATATTATATTTATATGAAATATAGAATAAAATTCTTTTCAGATTTTGTTTCGTCCATTGAATTGAAACAACTATATGAAAAATTATATGATACAGATAATATGTCAAATTATGGAATAGATAAAGATATTTATATTACGTCAGGCGATGATTATACACACGCTATTATTTTTAATTTAGCAACACCAGTATTACGAAAAGATATAACTAAATTAAATGTATTAGGCTTAGCTCAAGAACCACCTATATTTATAATACAAACAGCAAATGAAAATAAATTGAAATATGTTATAAATAATATAGGAAAATATTTCATTGGCGATAAAATATTAGACGAGCCTTTTTTGGAAAAGTATTCTTATTTATTACATAATAAACCGTTGAATTATATACCCATAAAGACAAAAAGAATGTCTTTCATTGTAAGTCAAAAAAAAGATTATTGGTTTGGTTATGGATATCGTTACAAACTATTGAATGCTATATTAACATCATATTTACCGATTGATATATATGGTAGAGTTTGTAAAAATAATATTAAAGACGCAAGGATGAAAGGAGAATTTAATAATATTGAACCTTATGAAGATTATGAATTTCATATATGTATTGAAAATTTTATAACAAATGCTTATGTATCAGAAAAAATTATAAACCCTTTGATGACACATACTATACCGATTTATTTAGGTTGTATTAATATAAAAAAATATTTTGGTGATAATGTTATTTTGATGACTGGTATTATTGAAGAAGATATAAAATTAATAAAAGATATTTTGTATTACCCTGAAAAATATAGAAGAACAATAGATATAGAAATGATAAAAAAAAAGGTTTCTTTATTAGAGAACTTAGATAATATTTTTTCTTAGGAATTATTCAGTAATAATCCTCGGAACAATATTAATTGTTTGTAATTCTTGAGCCATTAGTTTATAAGCATAAGGTATTTCTACTTTCGCAAAATCTGTTTTGTTATCACAATTTTTACATAAATGAATCGTAAAATCGGCATTAGAATACATACGATTTTTATTACCATCATTATAGGAAGCAACAATACCACATTTTTTACACACGTGAACACTATATTTATCTGAAACATCATACAGTCTTTCTCTACAAAATTTAGACATACCGTGAGCAATCATTACATCACGTTCCATTTCACCAATTCTAAAGCCACCATCTCTGCTACGTCCTTCAGCTGGCTGTCTTGTCAAATTAACCATCGGTCCAATAGACCTACTATGTTGTTTATCATTTACCATATGTTTAAGTCTTTGATAAAATACTGGACCAATAAATATATTTGTTTCTAACTGTTCACCAGTTAAACCATTGTATAATAATTCATTTCCATAACTTTCATATCCTAAATTCTGTAATTCTTGGGCAATGGTTTTTACATCCAAATTACCAAAACTCGTACCATCTCCAAATAATCCTAATTCTAATAATACTTTACCTAATAATGTTTCTTTTAATTGTCCGATAGTCATACGAGAAGGAATAGCGTGCGGATTGATAATTATATCTGGTCTTATTCCATCCTTAGTAAAAGGCATATCTTCTTCTGGAATAATATTACCAACAGTTCCTTTTTGCCCGTGGCGCGAACTGAATTTATCACCAAATACTGGTTTTCTTAATGTACGAACACGTACTTTTGCGAAATTATAACCATCTCCATTTCTTCCAGTATAATTTTTATCAATGTAAGTATCTTCCGTTGTTCTGAATGTCTTGCTTTGATCTTCATATTTGATTATTTTTGTTGGGTCATTGCGGTTTTCTTTAATTGGAATTATTTTCGCTATAATTATGTCACGATTTTCTACCAAACTATTCTCTGGAATAAAACCATCAGAATTTAACTTATCATAATTTCCAAATTTTATACCTTTTGTTTTAGTTGCGTCAGGTTTACATCTAATAATTTCATCTCTAATAATATTTTTATCTTCATCTTTTTCAGTATGGTATATAGTAGCTAAAAATAATCCTCTATCCAATGAACCTTTATTGATCAAGACACTATCTTCCTGATTATAACCAGTATGTGTCATAATAGCAACATGGATTTGAGTACCAGAGGGAATATTATTTAATTGAATAAAATTCATTACTCTGGTTTCAACCAACGGTCTTGAAGGGTAATTCAATACATATGCGGTTTTGTCCATTCGTTGGTCGTAGTTTGTAGAATAAACGCCCATTGCTTGTTTACCCATAGCAGTTTGATATGTATTTCTAGGTGCTTGATTATTCTCAGGAAAAGGTATACAAGAGGCCAAGACGCCAAATATAGTACTAGGATGAATTTCACAATGAGTATAGTTAAATTTTTGTGTTTTGTCTTGTAAATAACTATCTTTACATTTCATTGCTATCATAGCGAAGTTTTGTTCTTCAGGGTCAATATATTCAATGACTGACTCATTTATTTTACAATTAGTTAATAAATCATTCCAAGAAAGTTCTTTTGATACCAACCTATCAATTATTGAATTATCTATAATGGCTTTGTTATCACGTACTTTCAATACAGGGCGCGTTAATCTACCGCCGTCATTACATACCCTTATTTCTAATAATTTGAAATCAAATACAATAGATGTATAAATGTTAATAATTCCTTTGTATTTTTTTTCTTTCAAATTTTTGTATAATTCCATAGGAGTTTCTGTAATACCTAACCAACAACCATTTACAAATACTTTTACTTTACCATATAAATGCTGTGGTTCTGTTTTATCAACTGTACATACATATGGTTTTACATAATCATATAATGAAGAACTATTTGTTGGAATTGTAATATGACCTAAATAACTAATATTTTTTACAACACCAATAGACTGCCCTTCTGGAGTTTCAGCAGGGCAATTGTGTGTTACAAATGATGATGCTACAAATGAATGATTATCACTACGAGTAGTAAAGTCATATACTAATTCAGGTTCAATTTCTTTGATTGATAATATCGGGACACTTACGCAACCATTGTCAATAATATTTTCTTTAATAAAATTTTCATATATTATATCTGTAGTAAATCTGGTAGTTTGATGTATTCCTTTTTTGTTTTTTGATATAACTTTTTTAATCTGATTTTCAGTTAAATTCGTTTTATTTATCAATTCAGCAATATTAACAGTATTATGATTTTCTATTATATAATCATAGTGGTCACTGCGCGTTTTTTTATTGAATTCTTTTATTTTCAAATGTTCTATGACAGGTGCGGAATTTCTTCTCTTTTCTTCACAATATGTATAATTAATAATGTCAGCATATTTAACTAAATTTTCTGAACTATTTTCAAAAACTAAACATACTTTTGTCTTATTATCATCTACTTTTTTAGGTTGTATATTAGATTTTATATCAAATTCATTAAACATATTCATAATTTGTCTCATATATTGTATGGTGTTATCTAAATATTCATTTTGTGTTGTTTGAAACGTAATACCAATATGAGGCTTCCAAGATTTTTCATTTTTTTGATATGATAATCTAGAACCATCACCGCCTTGAAATGCTGACAAAAACTCACGTTTAATAGATTTTTCTGAATTTATTAACCAGTGAGGTATATTACGAATCATATTTGTTTTTTTACCAACAAATCCACCCAATAATGATAATAAGTAAGCAAATGACCCATTTTTAGAAACTTCCCAAGTTCTATATTTTGTATTTCTACCAGTTACTTTATCTTCAAAATTAGTAATTTTTTGTTTTATAGAAGGGTTACCAAATCCTAATTTTGTAATATCACCTGCTATTTGGAAAACATCATATTCTTCACCTAGATAAAATGAGGCATTATAATATTTTTTATTATTATCATTCCTTTCATATAAATTTCCATCTGTATTTAAAGCTCCTATTAAACGAGCAATTATTTTTAATTTATAAACTGGAATATTTTTATTAAGTAAGTTCAATTCTAATAATTCAATCTTGTAATGTTCTAGTATGTCTCTATCATTTATTTTTACAATTGTTGTATTATCATCTTCTATATTTTTTACTGTATTACGAATAATTACTTTATCGTTTTGTTTCAAATCTTCCAAATTTTTCCATTCATATTTTCCGTTATTATTTACAAGGAATGGGTGATTAGAAGTAGCTTTTATTTTTCTTCCACTAATAGTAGTAATTTCAAATAATTTATCGGGCATTTTAGAAAAGAACGAATGAATATCAGATGGTTCATCAAGTAATGTTTCTGGATTTACAGTATTTACTATGTCTCCGTCTTTCATATCTTTTATTTTTTTAATAGTTAAACGGTCAGACAATAATACTTCACTATCGCCAGTTAAACATAAGAAGCCCCAAGTCGTATTATGTAATTTACGTGGAGCAATCAATTCACCACTTTTTTCTAATGGAGTATTTATTCTACGCAAATGACTTAAACTTGCTACATAAGTTAAACGGTTCAATACTTGCGCAACACCAACTTTACTACTATTGGATTGTTTGATACTGAAGTCACCAGTTGCTAACGCACGATTAATACCATTTTCAATTGTAGTTGATTTCATAATTTTATAAATGTTCGTCATATTTACAATATTCTCATAATCTTCTGTAGAACGCCAAGAACCGTTATTTATTTCACGAACAATTTGTTTCTGCATTTCTTTGACTAATTTATTGAAATAATTACGAAATAAATTGTTCAATAATGTTCCAGTCAGTTCAATACGTTTATTTAAATATGAATCACGATCATCTGGAGGTATCCAACCCAAACTGGTTTGTATTAATTTTTTAGCCATATATCCTAATAAATATAATTTTTGTTTTAATGTTTGACAATGTGGAAATAAATCATTATCCAATACTTCTAATGTAAATTCGCGCTTCTTCTTTGCTCCAGTTTCTTTATCCATATTCAAAGGAGTATAAGCAACTGATGTAGTAATATGTTTCAAAGCATCTTCTTGTGTAATATATTTATTTGCGTCAATAATAGAAGCTTGTAAACATTGTAATAGTTCCGAGTTTTTAGTTTCATCAATATCTAGCAATATATATTGGCAAATTTCTTTATCTGTTAATGTTCCTAACGCACGAAATAATACAAATAATTCAATCGGATTTTTGATTCGCGGAACATTTATGTAAATGCCGTGTCCAAATCCGTTATTTTTATTAGCAATCATCATTTCAATTTGTTTTGGTGAAATACATTTGAAATCAGGAACAGATTTAATTTCAGCAAACCAATTCCATTTTGTAGTATTTTTTCCATCAAAACAATAAACACGATTTTCAGCTGCGCGTTCTTGACCGAGTACTGTTTTTTCAGAACCTTTTATAATAAAATAACCACCACAATCCATATAACACTCACCAGTATATTTTGGATGAATATGTTTGTTTTGGGTCAATACACAAATAGATGATTTTAACATAATTGGTAATTTACCAATGTTGATTTTTGGTAATACTTTTTCAATTATTTTTGGGGTTTCCATATTTTCATTATTGCGTATTACATATTTCAAATTGATATCAACAGTCATATTAGAAGCATATGTAAAATTTCTAATTTTTGCTTCTTGTGGTAACATCATTTTTGTAGCACCATTATTTTCATGGATTTGGGGAGGATATAGTTTGAAATTACTGAATGATGCGAATATTTCTAATAAATATTTGTTTTCACTTTCAATGTAATCATTTTCAGAATGAATAGTAACTGGATTGAACATTTGTATAGTTCGTTGTATTTGATAGTTGACAAAATGATTATAAGATTCAATTTGATGTCTCACTAATCTTTCTAAATGTTGTCCTTGAAAATAGGACTCAATAATATGGTAAGGTTCTTCAATATAATTACCTAGATGTGATAATATAGCTTGTTCACTGTTTACTTCGTCCATATTATTTTTGATATTTTCTTCTACAATTTTTTCTACAGATTTTTGTAATTCTTGTAATTCTTCTTGAAAAATAATATCTTTTAATTGGTTAGTAGTGTCGTTATGTGATGATGAATTAGCAGCATTGGCTTTTGTATTTTGTATTTGTTTTGACTTTTTTATTTTCATTGTTCTTTTATTAGAAATATTATCCATAGCAATAGTTTCTTTTGTTTGGGTTGAATAATCCATTATAATATTGTAAAATTATAACGTTAATATTAATATAATAACAAATTCAATTTTCTAAATTGTTTATGAATTATTTGTTTTCAAAATATTATAATTTTTGAAATGTAAATAAACAAATAATAATGTATAAAGACAATGACTAATAAAACAAATTTTGATTTCGTTGAATACTTAGATAATTATAAGTCAAAAAGACAATGTAGATATTCAGAATATATAAAAATAGTTGGCTTGATAAATGAGAACTATGAATATAATAACATCTCGCATCAAAATTTTACAGGAGAACCAACAAATTCAAATAATAATAATTATTATTTGATGCATTCAACTTCTAGTTGGAATACAATAAATAAAGAGAATAATCAGTTTGATAGTTTTTATTCATTATGGAAATCGGAACATGAAACTGATATCAATAAATTATTAGATGAAAATTTTAAAAATGATATTGTTATTGAAAAAGTAAATATTGATACAAAAATAGAAAATCTTGATGATTTAATAAAAATAATTGATGAAAACGAATTCAAACCATATGCCGAATACAATATTGATTTGAAAGCATTACATAATATAAAAAAAGAATTGAACGATTTGAATAATATGATTGGTATGGAAAATATGAAAAAGTCTATATTGGATCAATTATTATATTTCATCCAAGAATTACACGTTGGTAAACAAATTAGTGAGTTTAAACATACGGTTATTTATGGTTCTCCCGGAACAGGCAAGACAGAAATTGCGAAAATTATAGGCAATATGTATTCAAAATTAGGTATATTAAAAAATAATTTTTTTAAAAAAGTAACACGTAATGATTTAATAGCTGGGTATTTAGGTCAAACTGCGATTAAAACAAAAAAAGTGATAGATGAATGTTTAGGAGGCGTATTATTTATAGATGAAGCATATTCTTTAGCAAGTCATGAAAACAATGATTCTTATTCAAAAGAATGTTTAGATACATTATGCGAAGCACTGAGTGATCATAAAGATGATTTAATGGTTATTATAGCCGGATATGATAAAGAATTGGAAGACACTTTTTTTCGTGCGAACCGTGGTTTAGAATCTAGATTTATTTGGAGATTTAAAATGGATCCGTACAATCATAAAGAAATGATGAAAATATTTAAAAAAAAAGTCTTTGAACACGAATGGAATTTTGATAACGAGACTGAAATAAATGAAAAATGGTTTTCCGATAAAAAAGAAGTGTTTAAAAATTTTGGTAGAGATATGGAATTATTATTTACATATACCAAAATAGCACATGGGCGAAGAATTTATGGTAAAGATAAAGAATTGCGAAAAAAATTGTCATTACTTGATATTAATAATGGGTATGAAATATTTTTGAAAAATAGACAGAAAAAAGAAAATACTTTTATGCATACTATTTTTATTTAGGCAAAAATATTAGTTTCTGTAGTATATTTAATTTCGTTTGATGTAAATATACTATAATATTTAAATGAGTGATAAAAAAACAATAAGTGTAAATCCAGAATTATTTAATTTTTCTTCTAATAAAACAAGAAAAAAAAGAGAAAAAAATAATAGCGGTGAGATTAAATTGAAAAAACCAAAAGCGAAAATGCGAGACAATACATTAAAAAAAAAGTCTATATTGAATATGATAAGACAACATCAAGAAGATAAATATAAAAAGCTCTTTAAAGACAAAAACAAATTTCATAATGAAGTAAAAAATGAAATTGATACTATTAATCAAATAGATAGCGATTTTGAACAATCTAAAAATTATTTATTGAAATTAGCAGAAGAAAATGAAACAAAACAACAAAATATGAATAAAACGCTGAAACAATATCCATCTATTGCAAATCATAGTTTAACTGAATCTTTGTTATTTCATCCTGATATAAAACCATACGAAGAAGTAAAATTAGAGTTTCCTAACGAAGAAGAAACGATAAATCAAATTACAATAAAACCAAAATTAAAAAATAATTTACAACAACCCAATTATGGTTGTTTGAAAAATGGTTCATTGCCTACATATCGTCAGTATATTAATACAACTCAAAAGAACCTTCCGAATATTTCCAATTTTTCCAATAATAATAATAATTTTGATATTTTAAATAATTCACAAATTCAAAATACTCCTGAAATAATTATTAATTCTTCTGAAAATACAAATTCTATACCATTAGAACAAAAAGTCAACGAAAATAAAATTATAGAAAATAAGATACATGAAAACGCACAAAGAATGAGTGAAATGAAACAAATGATATCAAAGTTAAATGCTATTAAAAATAACAATTATGAAAAAGTAATGAAACAAAAAAAAATTATTCGTAGAAGTTATAAAATTGGCAAATCAAAAGTATTACCCAAAATTGCGGTTTTAGTTTCAAATAGAACAATACGCAATAATATTACAACGAAAGCGCAATTGTTAAAACAAGCTTCTATTAATGATATTAAAAGATATTTAGTAAAGCGAGGTTTAATTAAAATAGGTTCTACAGCACCAAATGATGTATTGCGTAAAATGTACGAATGTTCTTCTCTAATGTGCGGTGAAGTACAAAATCACAATCCAGATAATTTATTACACAATTTCTTACATGGAAAAGACGAAATATAATTACATTATTGTTAAATATAATAATATAAATCCTGTTCCCGTTATAAATGTTAAATTGATAATGAAATATAAATCGTTATATTTTTCATTATAATCATCATCATCTTCTTTTGATATAATATCATCATCTTTCTTTTGGTCATGATTATTATATATATAATATCTATCAACGTAATTATTTATAATATTATTTTGTGAATTCTCGCTCAATGGTATTTTTTCAATTAGTATTTTATCATTTATATCCAATTCACAAAAATATCCATAGTCTTCTTCGTCAAAGTAAAAGGTTGTATCAATATTTTTTGAATTACTATAATATTTATTTTGCCTAACTAACATTATGATAAAATAATATGTCTTACTATTTTATATATATTTATAATAATATAAATATATCTTACTATAATTATTAGCAATCAATTTTATAAAATGAGTAAAGTAAGTAAAAATAAAACAAAAGAAAAAGATAGTTGTGATACAAATAAAATTACAAAATATTATTTTGATTTGACAAAGGAAAATAGTGAAAAATATGGAGAAAGAACAATTGTTTTGTTACAAGTAGGCGCTTTTTTTGAAGTATATGCTTTGAAAGATGAAAATGGTAATATAACTGAAAGCCAGATTGAAGAATTTTGTAATATTTGTCAATTGAATATTGCTGATAAAAAATTATTATATGGTTCTAAACAAGTATTGATGGCGGGTTTTCGTGATTATGTATTAGATAAAAATTTACAAAAAATTACAGACAATGGTTATACAGCAGTAGTTTATGTTCAAGAAAAAGACGAAAAAAATATTAAACGAGTTTTACACGGTATATATTCTGCAGGAACATATATTTCTTGTGAAACTGATAGTTTGCCACAATTGACAAATAATATAATGTGTGTTTGGTTGGACATTTATAAACCATTAGATAAAAACAATCAAATTACTTTTTCAAAAATGCGTGATACAATTATTTATGGCGTATCAACAGTCAATGTATTTACTGGAAAATCAACCATTTTTGAATATCAAACTCCTTTTTTATTAAACCCTACAACATTTGATGAACTAGAACGTCAAATGTCTGTTTTTTCACCGAGTGAAATATTGCTAATATCACCATTTGATAAAAAAACAAATAATACAATTTTACAATATTCTGGTGTGAAAACGAATAATATTCACATGTTCGATAGCAAAGATGAAACAAATATGAATATTATGAATTGTAGTAAACAAAAATATATACAACACGTTTTATCTAATTATTATGGTGAAGAATTATTAAGCATTTGTAGTGAATTTATGACAAATTTAATAGCTACGCAATCATTCTGTTTTTTGATGAATTTTCTACAAGAACATAATGTAAATTTAGTTCGTAATATTTCAATACCAGATTTCAATAACAGTTCAGATAGAATGATATTGGCAAATCACACATTAAAACAATTGAATATAATTGATGATTTGTCACTGGATAGCAAAAAAAACGGCAATTTGTCTTCTGTTTTATCTTTATTAAATAAATGTTGCTCTCCATTAGGACGTCGGTTGTTTCAATATCAATTATTAAATCCTACTATGAATATAGAATGGTTGAAAAAAGAATATTCTATAGTTGAAACTATGCTTTTAACTGAAAACGAACAATTTATAGATGTGTTTAGAAAAAGTTTATCTCAAATAAGAGATATTGAAAAAATATGTAGACAATTAGTTTTATTAAAAGTATATCCTTGCTCCATATTTTATTTATATAAATCGATTTATGTGATAAAACAATTGAATGAATATTTATCCGTAAATGAAACTATTTGTTATTATTTATGTAGTGAATTAGAAAAAGATAATGAAAGCTCTAATAAATATATTGATACTTTATGTAGTAATGTTTTAACTTACTTGGATACTATGTTGAATATAGAAGATTGTAAAATGAATAATTCATTATCATCATTTGAACAAAATATAATAAGAAAGGGCGTTTCAAAAGAATTAGATGATTTGATACAACAACAAGAAGAAAAAATTGCTTTATTTGAATGTATAAAATTAAAAATGAATTTGCTAATGCATAATAATGGTCAAAATCCTGATACCGAATTTGTAAAAACACATCAAACAGAAAAGTCTGGGTTATCATTACAAATTACAAAAACTCGTGCGACTACAATGAAAAATATTATAAAAAAATTATTAAGTAATAATCCTGATTATTATATCGATATTCCAGAATTAAAAATGCTTTTTTATTTAAAAGATATAAAATTTACAAATGCTTCTACTAGCAATGACGAAATAGAATTACCTTGTTTGAATAAAATTTGTAAAGAAATGTTGTCATATAAAGAAAGAATTAATTTATTAATTTCCGGAACTTATATGACAATTTTAAAAGAATTAGATAAACAATGGTTTACAACTCTGGAAAAACTAGCGAAATTTATTGCCAAAGTTGATGTATTACAATGTAAAAGTTATATTGCTAAGAATTACAAATATTGTAAACCTGAAATTTGTGAAAATGGTTCTCAAAAGTCATTTGTAAATGCTGTTGAATTAAGACATTGTCTAATAGAACATATCCAACAAAATGAGATTTATGTAACCAATGATATATCATTAGGTATTAATAAAGATGGTATATTATTGTACGGAACAAATGCTGTAGGTAAAACTAGTTTAATTCGCGCTTTAGGTATTGCTATAATATTAGCACAAGCAGGTATGTTCGTTCCTTGTTCTCAATTTCAATATAGACCATATAGTGCTATATATTCAAGAATATTAGGCAATGATAATATTTTCAAAGGATTATCTACATTTGCTGTTGAAATGTCTGAATTAAGAATAATACTGAAAATGGCTGATACAAATAGTTTAATTTTAGGTGACGAATTATGTTCTGGAACTGAAACTGAAAGTGCTTTGAGTATTTTTGTAGCAGGACTTATGAATTTACATGAAAAACAAAGTTCTTTTATATTTGCTACACATTTTCATGAAATTATTAATTATGACGAAATTAAATCATTACGCAATATATCATTGAACCATATGTCTGTAATTTACGACCGTGAAAAAGATTGTTTAGTTTATGATAGAAAATTAAAAGATGGCCCAGGAACAAAAACATATGGTTTAGAAGTATGTAAATCATTGTATCTGAATGAAGAATTTTTAGAGCAAGCATATTCTATTCGGAATAAATATTTTCCTGAAACACGTGGCGAATTATCAAAAATTCCGACTGTTTATAATCCGAATAAAATTCGTGGTATTTGTGAATTGTGTAAAAAAGAAATAGCCGAAGAAACACACCACATAGCTGAACAACAAACAGCAGACAAAGATGGATTTATAGGACATTTTCATAAAAATCATAAAGCGAATTTAATGTCAGTTTGTGGTAATTGTCATGATAAAATACATCATGATAATTCAGTGGATGTTAAACTACGAAAAAAAACTACAAAAGGTTATGATTTTTTTTGAAATTATTTACAATTTCCATAACATTTACCTTGGAAATAATAGAAATCTTTATTGCGAATAAATATATCACTATAATTAGCTTTCATATAAGGCCCTTTTTCATTTCCGGATACACATTGTGAGCCGCCTAATAAAACACAACAAGAAGTTGAACCACATTTATTTTTATCAGTAGACCTACAAATTTCTTCCAATTTATCTGGGTTATTCCTATAATGTTTACAAAACCCAGCTTGTATTGATGCTGAATCAGTTATAGGTGTTGAACTACTAATTCCTGTAGTTTTACTTAAATATACACTGTCTTCGTAAGTAGGAACATATGACGAAGCACCAAAACGATAACTTCCAGGTTGATAATATAACGTAGAACCTTGAATATCGGGAACTTTTAAAATAAAAGTATTACCAGATGTATCTTTTACAGTTATTGTTCTACTTGTTAACCCATATTGGGCGTCTTCATTTGCTTTGATAGTGTTTATATCATCGTGATATTGAACATCTGTGAATGAAATATCGTAAAATTTATTTTGATCCAATCTTTTTGAATTATCATAAGCTGTTTTGACAGGCAAATTATCTTGATAAAATTTATTATAATCGGTATTATCGGTTTGAAGACTATTGCTTCCAGAACCAGCAAATCCAGTTCCAAACCCAAATGTTTTCAATTGATTTTGAGATTCTTTTGAATATTGTTGCGCCTGTGTTTCTAATCCTTCCTTTGTTTTTATGAAAAAACTGATTGCTAAATTTATTGTAATAATTGCTAATAAACAAATTATCAATATAATTTTTTTATTCATTTGTTATTTATATATAATAATATTAAAAAATTGAATTTATAAAATAAGATAAAAGTAATTCTAATTATAATTTATAATAATGATTATTCCTATTAAATGTTTTACTTGCGGTAATGTTCTTGCTGATAAATACCGATATTATTTAGCAGAAGTTCGCCGTAGAAATAATGTATCACAAGGTTCTGTTGATAAAGTAGTTTATTTATCTAAAGAAAATATGGATAAGACATCCCACGGAATTATTTTAGATGAATTAGGATTACATAATGTTTGCTGTAGAAGACATATGTTAACCCATGTTGATATTGAATAAAAATAAAATTAGGGATTATTTTTTTATGTAATTGGAATATATATGGCAAAAAACAAATCCAGAAAATCGCTAAGAAAACATAAAAAATCAAAAAATAAGACATATCGCAAGAAATTTACCGGTGGGTATGGCTCTTCTAATTTTAGTGAATTATCTACCAAATATTATTATTCGCCTAATAATTATAATAATGACCCTAACAATCCAAGCACAATTCAATCTGGACGTTTAACACCAATAACGCAAGAAGGAGGTAATCGCCGTTCATACAAGAATCGTAAAAATTCAAGAAGACAAAAGGGAGGCAATAGCATTTTATCATTTGGCATTCCTTCTAACAATAATTTTGATAGTAATTTTGGAACAACAAATGGTGCGTTTGGTGGTTATAATATAATGAAGGGTGTTCAAAATATGGATAAAAATACAAATTCACAAAATGTTTCTTTCAATAATAAAATATAGATTATTATTTATATTAGGTTTAACTCAATTATTTTCGGTAGATATAATATATCTCTATGGCTATTGTTGGATTAAAAAATCTTTGTACCCCAGCATATGTTTATTTAGTAATATCTATTATTGGAATTATTGTTATGGCTGTTCATAACTATGGAAATTTTAATAGCTACTGTTTAGGTAGTTATACATGCAATGTATCAAGTACAGGATTAGTATTTATAATAAAAATACTATATATATTATTCTGGACTTGGATTTTGAATTTAATTTGTAAATCAGGTTCTACCTATATCGCTTGGATATTAGTTATACTCCCATTTTTATTATTTTTTGTATTATTATCATTCTTAATGGTTTCTAATGCTACTTTATTATAAAATAATATTGGTTTTTTATTGTTATTGAAATTTTATTATAATATGTCAATACATATTATAATGAGAACAAAAAAATATAGTAATAAAAAAAATGTTACAATGAAAAATAAAGAAATAAAAAAAATAATACACGGTTCAATTATTGAAGAAAAAGAAGGATGGATAGTTGCTCATATATTTGGAGAACCTTATGAAAGAGGGTTTGCGCATGGATATTTATTAAAAAATGAAATAAAAAAAGTTCTCAATATACTACCTTTTATCGTGAAAGAACAATTACATATTTCGTTACAGAAATATATTGAAAAATCAAATAAATTAATCAAACCCAAAATTAAAAAATATTTTCCTGAATTTTATAGTGAATTAAAAGGCATTTGCGATGGAGCAAAATATGGTGATTTAGATATTTCTTTGGATTTTTTAATATCATGGAACGCAATGATGAGTTTATGGGATGTTTTTAATAATAAAAAAGAACGTTGTAGTGCTTTTATAGCCTGTGGAAATTCCACAGAAAATGGTGATATAATTATGGGACACAATACACATAGTGATTTTGCTACAGGACAATTATTCAATATTGTTTTATATATTACACCTTGTAATGGTAATCCTTTTGTAATGCAAACATCTCCCGGATTTATAGCAAGTACATCGGATTGGTTCTTGTGTAGTAGTGGAATTATAGGATGTGAAACAACTATTGGAGATATAAATTATAAACCGAAATTCGGAACTCCTTATTTTTGTAGAATTCGCCAAGCTATGCAATATGGAAACAGTTTAGATGATTACGTAAAAATAATGATTGACAAAAATGCTGGCGATTATGCTTGTTCTTGGTTGTTAGGTGATATAAAAAGCAATGAAATTATGCTTTTTGAATTAGGATTGGAAGAAAAGAATATTAAAAGAACAAAAAATGGAGTATTTTATGGTATGAACTCGGCAATTAGTAAAGAATTAAGATACAATGAGACAAACGATAAAGATTATGATAATTTATTTACATCATCGGGTTCTCGTAACGCAAGATTAAATGAATTATTAAATGAAAAATACTATGGCTCTATTAATTTAGATAATTCTAAAAAAATATTAAGCGACCATTATGATATGTTTTTAAAGAAACATGTTTTGAATTCTCGTGGAATTTGTAAACATTTAGAATTAGAACCAGAGCCTGAAAAGAAAACCACAAAACCATTTTATCCATTTGGTTGTACAGATGCTAAAATTGTAAATAGTGAATTGGCATCAAAACTATCTTTTTTAGGAAAAATGAATTGTGGTTGTGGAGAACCTTTTATTGTGAAAAAATATATTTCACAACACCCTGAATACAAACATTGGGAAAAAGTGTTACAAGATAGACCCAATAGAAAATGGATAAAAATAAATTTCAATGAATTAGTTAAATAATGATTTTAATATTATATTTATATACTATAATATGAAAATTATTGACTGTTTTATTTTTTCTAACGAAGTTGACCTATTGAAATATAGATTGGCTGTTCTTAATCGCGTAGTTGATAAATTTGTTATAGTTGAAGCAAGACAAACATTCTCTGGTGTATCTAAAGAACCTTCTTATGAAAAGAACAAAAAATTATTTGCTCAATACTCAGATAAAATTATTCACATTTTAGTAGATTTGCCATACAAACAACCAAATATAGATTTTGCTGCTGAACAACAATGGAAAAATGAACATTTTCAACGTAATGCTATTCAACAAGGTTTAGACCAAATTGTTTTAGAACCAAATGATTATATTATTATATCTGACGCTGATGAAATACCTGACCCTAATAGTTTATCAAAAGTAAAAGAATTTGAACCTGATTTTGATGCGGTTCGTTTAGAACAAGATTATTATTATTATAATTTATCTAGTAAATTTGTAGACAGATGGTATTATTCAGTCATGTTGAAATATAGTTTTTATTTAACTTCAAATATGACTCCACAAGAATGTAGACACGCACCAAAATTTGCTATTTTTAATAAAGGCGGTTGGCATTTGAGTTATTTCGGCGATGTTTCTTTTATCCAAAAGAAAATCAAAAGTTTTTCACATCAACAATACAATACTGAACCATATAATACAACAGAAAATATCAAAGATTGTATAAAAAATACAAGTGATTTATTCAATAGAGATAAAAAATTTCATTCTATGGTGAAAGTTCCTATAAGTGAAAATGATTATTTACCTCCTGAATGTACTACATTATTGAAACCATTTTATAAATAAATTCTCTATTATATAATATCAAAACCTATTATATAATACAATGTTCAAGTCAGAATTATTGAAAAATATACCAAATGATATTATTATCAATAATATAATTCCATATACTTATATCAAAAAATGCCCAAAACATTTACAAGATATTAGAAGTTTTTATTTTGATTTATTAGTGGTTGAAAATTATTATTATATTTATTATAATCAATTTATTCTATTCAATGATTTAGAAGAATTCTTTTATAAAAGTGATGAATTATACAGCATTACTAATCAATATTATAAAATTTTTAAGCGTCATATTATGTTTCAAGATATACAACATATAAATATATCAAATTATCTATACAACAAATTCAAAAATAATTCAAATAATGTTAATAATAAAACAAAATTTATATGGGGTTTATTAACTCATAGCGAGAGAGCTGCTTTTCTAAATAACTATGTTTTAGACTAATATATTCATCACCCTAAACGAAAAATTGAATTATTAAAACAAATAAAATATATAAAATAATCATTCTATATTTTATAATTATGAATACAATTATTTCTAATATTTCAGAAGAAGCTGGTGTATATAGATTTACACTTTCTGGGTTGAATGTCAGTTTAGCTAATTCTATTCGTAGAACAATTTTATCTGACATACCTATTAATGTAATTAAAACTGAAACATATTCTGAAAATCAATGTAATATATTGATAAATACAACTCGTCTTCATAATGAAATTTTGAAACATCGTTTAAGTTGTATTCCAATTCATATTACTGAATTGGAATTATTACCTGGTAATTATATATTGGAAGTTGATTCAACTAATGATACTGAACATCTTATTTACGTAACTACCGAACATTTTAAAATCCGTAATAAAACAAATGGTAATTATTTAACTGAAAATGAAATTCGAAAAATATTTCCTATGTGTACTAAAACAAATTCATTTATTGAATTCGCAAGATTACGGCCAAAAATTGGCGACGGAATACCTGGTGAACAATTAAAATTAGAAGCCGAATTTTCCATAGGAACTGCCAAAGAAAATAGTATGTTCAATGTAGTTTCAAAATGCTCTTATGGTAATACAATAGATGCTGTAAAAATAAACGAAATATGGGAAGAATATGAAACAAATTTGAAAGCAAATGGTTCTAGCAAAGAAGAAATTGACTTTGAAAAAAAAAATTATTACATATTAGATGGTCAACGTCATTTTATTCCAGATAGTTTTGATTTTGTAATTCAAAGTATAGGTATTTATGAAAATATTGAATTAGTTAAAAAAGCTTGTATTATATTACAAAATAAAATGGTTGAAATGATAACAGCTATAGATAGTGATATTGTACCTATTAATATAAGTGAAACTACCATGGATCATTGTTATGATATTGTTTTAGAAAATGAAGATTATACAATAGGTAAAGTATTAGAATATTTATTATACGAACAATTTTATGTCAAAGAAAAAATATTGTCATTTTGTGGATTTAAGAAATTTCATCCACATAATACCGATAGCATTATTCGCATTGCTTATATCAAACCTGCTGATAAAAATACAGCAAGGCAACATTTAAAATCTGTTTGTGTAGATGCTTCTGAAATATACAAGAAAATTTATAAATTATTTTAGTGAGAGACACTATATTGTAAAAGAATTATAAAAAATTGAATACCTTTTTTTATAATTAAATATTGTAATACATTTTGATTAACAAATATATAATAAATGACTACTAATTATAGAGAATTTATTGGAAAAGAACCATCACTTAATGAATTACAAATTTTTATATGTAATAATCAAGAATTATTTGAAGGAATTGAAACTAATGTTATTAGCCGCTATTTAGAATTTTCAGATAAATATGGTGGCCATTATTACATTGGTGGGCAAATAAAATCACTACCACAAGAGAGAATTATTACTGAAAATATTGAAAAAGCTAAAAAAATAAATGCAACAGCAGTAATCACACATCAAATGGAATATTTTTCATTGATACGTTCTGATAGCGAATTGGTAAACTTAGAAAAAATATTAGATATTTATTATGAATATAAATTGGCTGAATATTATGCTCCTCCATTACCTGATTTCAATAATACTGGAGGAGAAGGTTATATAAAAATTGCTGAAGAAACTATGGTAGGAAAGAAATTGGAAGAATATTTGGATAAATTTTTATAAAAAATTGATTGTTTATTTTATTTGTAATTTAAAGTGAATTCTTTTCATTATGTTTCGTAAACTATTATCTTTTTGCTTTTTGTGCGGTGGAAATTCTACAAAAAATGTTTCTGTAAATACAAAAATTATAAATAATGACAACAAATTTATATCATTGGAAACTCTAAAATGTCTTCATATGAATATGGAGTATTTAGATAAAATAAATTATGATAATACTGTTCCATTTGTTCCACCAATTGTTGGTGGTAAGGTTATAAAGGTATATGATGGCGATACATTTACATTGGCTTCTAAATTACCTAACGCAGATAGTCCAATATATCGTTTTTCTATTAGATTAAACGGTATTGATGCTCCAGAAATAAAAGGTAAAACTCAAGCTGAAAAAGAATTAGCTAAGAAATCACGAGATGCTTTGAATAAATTGATTATGAATAAAATTGTTAGATTGGAAAATATTTCTATAGAAAAATATGGTAGAATTTTGGCAGATGTATATATTGGTGATATTTGTGTAAATGAATATATGATTGATAATAAATATGCGATTAAATACGATGGTGGAAAAAAAGAGCGACCAGATGATTGGAATTAGATAAATTTCTTTATATTATTATTTTTTTATAAATAAAAAAATTGAATTAAAAAAATGATTGTATCTATAATAGCAATCCGACTTTAAAAGTTTTTGAATATAGAATGGAAAAACGTATTAATAAAAAAATTGAGACATATGTCACTACATTCAAAGACAATGTACGCAATAAAATTACCGAATTAGATTTTAATGAAAAAACAAAAATCAATGAATTATTAGAATTTGTTTATGAATATAATAGATTTTCATTAGCAAAAGAAGATTTAAGTAAAAGAAAAAGAATAAAAAATTCTATTCCTTCTTCTAATCGTTGTAACGCAAAACGAGCAAATGGTGAACAGTGTACAAGAAGAAGAAAAGATGATTGTGAATTCTGCGGGACGCATTCAAAAGGAACACCTAATGGACTAATACAAGATAATGAAACGTCTAGTAACATTGCTATAAATCATAAAATGGAGGTATTTGCCGAAGAAATAAAGGGTATTGTTTACTATATTGATAACAATTTCAATGTTTATAATACAGAGGATATTTTAAGCGAAAAAATAAATCCAAGAATTATAGCAAAATATGTAAAAGATGATAATAAATATACTATACCAGAATTTGGGTTGGTATAATTATATTGTAAAAATTATTTATTTATTACTTTTCTTTCAATTGTTTCTTTTACTATTTCTTCTCTATTTTCTATAATATAATTATTCAATTCACTTGCTTTAGCAATATCTCCATTATAAAAATTTGATAAAATATCCATCAAAACTTTCTTTGTTATTGGTTTTTTGATATTTTTTTTTGTATAACAAATTTGACCGTCTTTTATATCAAAACAATCTATTTCATTCTTTTTCATTGTTTCAATCAATAATGTTGATAAATTCTTTTTTTCAGTTTTTCGATTGTTTATTTCTTTATTTAAACCTCTTATTTCATTATCTATTTTAACCCAATCTCTAATTGTTTTCACTAATTGTTCTTTGGTTTCCATTATAATAGTAATATATAATTTTTTTATATTTATTGTAAGAATCAATAAATATAAATTTAGGTAGTTTATACTTCTTTATAAAGTTATATTTTTCTATATTTTATATAACACTTTTATATAAAAATAATGAATAAAATGAATTTTACAATGATTAGTAAAAATAATCCAAATGATGATATTTATAAACAACCTAATATAGTTACTAATTCTAATAATTTAATAAGTTTTAGAAGTTTCAATTCATTGAACCAATCAAGAATAATACAAAATAATAACAATTCTAATGAAAAAATTGTTGTTCCATCTGAACAAGAACCAAAGAAAATGAAATGGGGAGAACCGACTTGGTTTCTGTTTCATACTCTCGCTTATAAGATAAAAGATGAATATTTCCAAAAAGTGCGAATTGAATTAATAGATATTATTTATTCAATTTGTGCTAATTTACCTTGTCCTATGTGTGCCGGCCACGCGGTTGAATATTTGAAAACTAATAATTATAGTATGATAAGAAGTAAACAAGACTTGATAAATATGCTTTATAAATTTCATAATGAAGTAAATAAGAGAAAAGGGTTTGCTATATTCCCATATGAAGAATTAGATATCAAATATTCTAGTGCTGTTACTAAAAATATTATTTTTAATTTTATAATACATTATCAAGATAAACATAAAAGTATTCACATGATTGCGAATGATATGTTCAGAGCAAGACACGTTATTATATTAAAAGAATGGTTTAATAATAATTTCAGATATTTTGATCCTTAAAATTATCCCATATTAGTTGATATTAATTTACCATTTTTATAAACATTACATTTGAATGTACTTTTTGACGGTCTACTACATTCAGCATTTCCTGAAATTTTATTAAAATATTGAAATTTTGATAATTTTGTACTATCAATTATACCAGCCCATATCAAACCACACGTTATTCCTAATCCTAATGATATTATAATATCATTATACGTATAACACTTATATGATATATTCCATACTATATCAAATAGTATTATCAATGGAAAAAATACAATGGTTGGTATATTTTGAAAGACATAATTATCTTTTTTCATTATCCCAATAAAATATAATAAATAGAAAAAAGTAAATCCAAATATAGTTTGACTTAATGGTAAATTTGAAATGGTACTATTTCCTAATGTTATCAAAGTTCTACATATTGGTTCTTCGCTTTTAGGTATTCCTTGTATAGTATTCAAATAATTGCTTATTGGTGATCCGATTGTCATTGTTATAAAACAAGTTAATATTAATCCAATTAAATATATTAGTCCTTTAAAATCTTGGTTGAACAATGAAGTTAATGAAAAAAAACAAACTAATATAAACGGTGCTAATCTTAAAAATAAATATGTAATTGTAAATACGTTCAATTCCATCTAAATATCAATTCTGTATAATATACAATTATATTTTTGTATATTATATTATTCTTTTTTTATTATTTTTTATTCAAAAACATGCTGAAATACTTCGTTTATATATTCAACTTCTATAAATTTAATATTTTGTATGAATTCTTTATCTCTATATATATTCATAAAATCATTGAAATCTCTATTATTTGATTTTGGATATATAAAAGTTTGTATTCCTGCCCTTATTCCACCTAATATTTTATTATCTAAACCTCCAATAGCGGTTACTTCTCCTTGTAAATTAGTTTCTCCTGTTATTGCTATTGTATTTTTAATTTTTTTTTGATTGAATATACTGAATATTGCTATTGTTATAGCAGTTCCAGCAGAAGGGCCGTCTTTTGATACTGCACCTTCAGGACAATGAATGTGTAATCCTTGACATTTTGTTTCTTCAAAATTCTTCAATAATTCTTTTTTTTTCTCTAAAGGTGTTATATTCCAAGCTAAACTTTTGGCTACATTCATACTTTCTTTCATTACATCACCTTGTAATCCTGTTAATCTTAATTCTAAAAAAGTCGATGATGGATAAAACATTGTTTGTATTGGTATAATTCCACCCCTACCTAATACATTAGCCCACAAACCATTTATTATTCCTATTTCTCCTGCACTATGTATTTTTTTCTCTTCTATTTTGTGATATGTTTTTAAATATTTATTATTTATTAATTCTTTTGTTAATATCAATGGTGTTTTGAAATTTTCAATATCATTGCATTTCAATATTTCAATATTAATTTCACCGTATAAATCAAATAATATTTCTTTTAATTTTCTAACACCAGGTTCTATTGTGTAATTTAATATGATATATTCTATCAGTTTTTCATCTATTTGAACTATGTTCTCAAATCCCATTTTTTTATTTATTTCAGGTAAAATATATTTATTTACAATTACTTTTTTTTCATCCAATGATAAATTTTCAAACTTTATTCTATGTATTCTATCTAATAATATTTTATCTATTTGTTCTGGGTCATTATATGAAAATATAAACAATACTTTTGATAAATCTATGTCTATTCCGCTGAAATATTTATCTTGAAAACCATCATTTTGTGTTGTATCTATCAAATGTGTTAATATACCAATTATTTCTTTACCGTTCTCTGTTTTACTTACTTTATCCAATTCATCTACATATATAATTGGGTTCATACATTTTGTTTCCATTAAAATGTCTACTATTCTTCCCCACGTTGAATTTACATATGTATATCCGTGTCCTTCCAAGGTTGAACCATTACAAGAACCTCCTAATGCTATAAACGCAAAGGGTCTTGATGATCCATTATCATCTTTTAAACAATTCGCCAATCCTTTTTTTGCTAATGATGTTTTTCCTATTCCAGGTGATCCTTCAAATCCAAAACAATATCCATTTTGCTCTCCATTCATCCATTGTCCAATTATTTTTAAAATTTGATTTTTTGCATGATTATGACCGTGTATAGAGTCATCTAATATATTTGTTATATCATTCATATTATTCTCTATTTTCAATATGTTACTTTTCAATGATTTCATTTCCGTTATTATTTTCGTTAATGATATTGGAGAACCTATTTTTATTAAATCGTAAATTTCCATTATTGTAGTATCTTGGTCAATTGAACTATTTAAATAATTCATAATGTATTCTATTTTGTTTTCGTTACTATTTAATACTTTCTTCCCTTCTTTTTTTGGTTTTTTGATATTGTTTATATATTGTATTATATTTGTTACTTGTTTTCTTGACATATCATTTAATAATTTTTTTATATCTTTGAGAACATTGAAAAATATAGTACTATTCATTTGTTTTATATATTTTAATATTTCTATACTTGTATATTTGTCCTTTTTTATTACCTCAATTGGAAACAATGTTTCATTATTATTGAATATCTTTGTAAATGTATTATTTATGTCTTTCATTTTTCTTAATATAGGTTCTTCTCTATAATATCCAAATGGTATTTTAATCAATCCTTCTAAATATTGCTTTGCTTTTGTATTGGCTTCATCTGGTTTTCCCTTTATTTCTTTTAATTTAGCCATAGCTTTTTCTTTTATTGTTTCATCTACCTTCAATAAATAAATTTGTTGTTCTAATGAAATTTTATTTATATCATATTTTTGTGACATATCGTGTGTATATTTTATTGTATATTTAATTGCATCTTTGAAATATGATTTTATTTTCCAAGGTAAACTATCATATATCATATTTTGTTCTTTGCTATCATTGTTTTCATTTGAATTTACAGATATTAAGTCATATAATAAATAACATATATATTGTATTTCATCTTCTTTATTGTATAATAATAAATTGACTAGCATATTGCGCTGACAAGTTATATCATATTCTAAAAATCGTTTTATTGTCAAATCTAATTTGTTTGTTTTAATAGCGTTTATTTCTGCCATTATACTAAACACTTTTTTATGAATATCCATATCGCCGTATATCAATATGTCTTTGAATGTCAATGTATTTATTATTCGTAACATAATTTCTTTTTCATTTTCAGTTAATGAATTTGCATAATTTATTAATAATTGTTTTCTTTTTTCTATATATTTATTGCTTAGACATTCCAAGTGTATATCTTCTACTAAACCATTAATAATCAATGTTTTTTTAAGAATTTCATTCTGTATTACTACTCGTATGCCATAAATTTTTTGATGAAATATTTTAATAGATTGTTCAACATCAAAACATTCAAACATATTTGCTTCTTCAATATTCATTTTATTATCTGTAAGTTTGTCGCAACACAGTATATCTTGTTTGAATTTGTAGCTATTTTTATCTTTCCAATGAATAATTTTATATCCAATTGGATAAATATATTTTTTCAACAATTCATATTTATCGTTTATTATTTCATTTGAATTTTTTAAATTTTTGAATTGAGAACCAAAACTTATAAACAATAAATCATCAATACATAATGTGCCAAACCCACATATTATCATTGATAATTTATCTATTATTTTTTGCATATTCTCAATTATTTTTTCTGTTTCAACGGTTTTTTCGGTTATTTTTATATCAATTTCTCTTGTTTTTTCATACAATTCTGTCAAAACATTGATAGAAAGGGAAATATCATTATTACTAAATATTTCATATAATTTATTCTTTTTTATTGAAATTATTGTTTTTCTTATAATTTCTTGTATATATATATTTTTTTCAATAACAAATTCTATTATATTCGTAATGTCTCGTTCTTCAATGTCGTTCTTTAGTTTTATAGAATTCTTATTTATTTCTATCTTTTTTTTACGATTCATTATACAATATATTCTTATAAATATAAATATGAATTTTATATTTACATTTTTCTACATTCGTAAATAGAGTTTTGTATAATCAAACTAAAATTTGTATAAATCAATCATTACAAATTATAAACATTATGTTGATTATTGTCAAACTATATTATCATTATTATTTTTCTCGTGTGTTTTTTCATTTGGACAACTAGGAAGAGTTGGATGTTCTAGAGAGTTCGGGTTCATACAACATAAACAGTTTCTTAAATTCAAACAACATTTTCTTAAATTTATACACATATTTCTTGAAGTAGATATTCCACAAATTGAACAAGGATGATTGATTGCATAATATAAATTTGTAATCAAATCATTTGTATTTGTATATTCATCTTTGATTTCGGTTTCATCAATATCTTTCAAATTTTCGAAACGGTCTGTGTATATTCGGTTATAAGCTGTAATAGCGTTGCCTGATAACACATTGGATTGATATTCATTATATACGCGATTCAGAATTTTATCCAAATTTTCCATATTATCATCTTTATCTTCTTCATAAATTTCTATTTCTTTGTATATTTCAACACTTAATTTATAATATTTTTTATAAGAATCTAATTCTGTTTCCATTCGTTTTTGTAAATTCAATAGAATTTCAATACCTGTGAGAACTCCGCAAAATAATGATAAGAGGGCGTTTGTCAAAGATATATCTGATTGTGATAAATATTTCTGTGTTCCAACTGCTACAAATGAATTAAGACCACTTAATAAAATCAATGGTATTCTAAAAATTGTAAATAAAATGATGCGATAATAATGATAGCGACTATTATGATATAAATTAAGTTGAATACAATTTTCTCTTATTTTATGTAATAAGTCTGTTTTCTTTTTTACTAAAGCTGTATTAATCTTTTTCTCTTCTTCATTTTTTATAGAGTTTGAAAGTTCTACAGAGGTTGAAATTTCATTATTAGAAATATCAGAATTGTTTGACGTTTCTTTTATTGTATTATTGTAATTTTTTAAACCTTCTCTTAACCTATTCCTTATATTTATTTCTTTTTCTTGAAATGGCTTTTTTAAATCTTTATTCATAATGTAACTAATAATATAATATAATATAAAATAATATAGTTAATTGATTTAAAAATTATAATATGTATATTATATTATCTGTAATGGGAATACCAAGTTATTTTTCGTATATTATTAAAAATTATCCTAATATTATACGAAATTTACATTTTTTTAAAACCAATGAAGGGTTTGAACATTTATTTATGGATTGTAATTCTATAATTTACGATACTGTAAATATATTAATAAATGATGAAAAATATAAACATTTTACCACAAGTGAATTTGAAAATGTAGTTATTCAAAACGTTATCCACGCTATTGAAAAATACATACAAACAATATTGCCAACAAAATCCGTTTTTATCGCATTTGATGGCGTAGCACCGTTTGCTAAAATGCAACAACAACGAACTCGGCGTTATAAATCTCATTTTATGAGTAAAATAACTAGTCAATCTAAATATATTAATTGGAATACTTCGGCTATTACACCAGGTACTGAGTTTATGAATTTCCTTTCAAAATGTATTGAAAAACATTTCAGTAACAGAGAACGAAATTATAATTTACAAAAAATTATTGTTTCTTGCTCCAATTTACAAGGTGAAGGTGAACATAAATTAATGGAATATATAAGAAGTGGTTATTGTAAAGATGACAATATTGCTCTATATGGGCTTGATGCCGATTTAATTATGTTATCTATATTTCATTTGAAATATTGTAAGAATATTTGGGTTTTTCGTGAAGCACCTGAATTTATAAAAAGCTCTATACCAGTTTCTATACTGAATAATGATTCAGAATTATATTTTTTAGATATTGATTTGTTATCAGATAGTATAGTAAATGAAATGAATTGTAGTAATCCTGATAAACACCGAGTACAAGATTATGTGTTTCTTTGTTTTTTATTAGGTAATGATTTTTTACCACATTTTCCAGCGATGAATATAAGAACTCATGGAATACAAGCATTGATGGATATTTATAGATTGAATATTGGTAATGTTTATGATAAATTCTTGATATCTAAATTGAATGGGGCAATTCAGTGGAAAAATCTTGGTTTATTTATTAAAGAAATTTGCAAAAATGAACATCAATTATTATTAAATGAATATAATGTTAGAGACAAATTTGATAAACGACAATGGTTAGATACTACTGAAAAAGAACAAAATGATTTGATTTTGAATATTCCTGTCATATATCGCGGTATTGAGAAATATATTTCACCTAATGAATATGGTTGGGAAAAACGATACTATAAATCGCTTTTTGATGAAAATAATAAATATCAGGATAATAGTGATTTTTTGAAAAATATTTGTAACAATTATTTGGAAGGATTAGAATGGGTTTATAAATATTATTCTTCTGGATGTCCGAATTGGAAATGGAAATATAATTATAATTATCCACCCCTTTTCAACGATTTGATTAAATACATCCCTCATTTTGAAAGCGATTTTATAATGAAGGGAAATATAGAAAAAAATGCGTTTTCACCTGAATTACAATTATCTTATGTTTTACCAGTTTCACAATTAGAATTATTGCCCAAAAATATTTGTTCTTTTTTAAAAAATAATTATCCTGAATTATATCCAGAATATTACGATTTCCATTGGGCGTTTTGTCGCTATTTTTGGGAGTCACACCCTTTGCTCCCTGAAATTCCTATTGAGTTATTAGAACAATGGGATATTCAATTTAAGATGTGTAAAAAGTAAAAAAAATTGAATTGATTTTATAATTGAAATAATAGTTAGATTAATAAAAAAACCAACAATAACAATGGTGCAAAATATTTATGGTGAACCTAAGAACTGGCTACCTTTCAATTCGGGTATTTATGAAGTTGATTTATTTGATCGTGATGGCATACAATATGAAACAGTTGATGATAATAATTTGAATAATATTTCAGATTTTGATTGTGATGATTTTTGGATGTATTTATCATCAAACCCATATGCTGTTCATATTTTAGAAGATAACTATCATAAAATCAATTGGAAATGTCTTTCAAGCAATGTTAATGCCATTCATTTATTACAAGAACATATAGATTATGACGCTGAAGAAGAATGGATTAAAAATAATTGGTGTCGCATGGCTCCTCGTGGTGAACCAGATTATAGCTATAATTTATGTTGGCATGGTTTATCTGGAAATTATAATGCAACAAAATTATTAGAAAATAACTTTGACAAAATAGATTGGGATTATTTATCGTATCAATCAGATGCTATAAGTATATTAGAAAATAATGTTGATAAAATAAACTGGGAAATGTTACATTATAATTATAAAACCAAAAATTTGATAGAAGAAAATATTGAAAAAATACCTCAACATACTATTGCTGATTATTCATATAATTATCTTGCTATGCCATTTTTAGAAAAATACCCTGAAAAAATCAATTGGCAAAATCTTTCAAAAAATAAAAATGCTATTTATCTATTAGAACAAAACCCTGATAAAATAGATTGGGATTATTTATCACTCAATGAAAACGCTATTCATTTATTACAACAAAATCCTGATAAAATAAATTGGTCAAATTTGTCATATAATAAAAATGCCATTCATATTTTGGAAAAAAACCTTCATAAAATAGATTGGAATGAATTATCTTATAATGAAAATGCTATTGATTTATTAGCAAAAAATATAGAAAAAATAAATTGGGATAATTTACATAATAATGAAAATGTTGCTTGCCTATTAGATAATATTTCACATTTAATACCTGATTTGAAAAACAACACTAAATATGGTGTGTTTTGGTGTGGTATGATAGAATATAACAATATCTTTGAATATGATTATAATTGTATGAAAAAAAAGATGGATTGTATTAGGGAAGATTTGATGAAAGTAGCATTACATCCTAATAAAATATCTTATTGGTTAGATAATGATTTTGAAGATTTTTGAAAAAATTGAAATCTATTTTTATGTTATATTATAATTTAATTCTTATTTATATTATAATATTTTACTATGAATTTCGTTAATAAATTTACTGATAAATTGAAGGTTTATTTACCAAGCATTCAACCTTATGTTACTAACTTTTTGAATTTGTTTAAAAATATTTTCGGTATTTACGTTTTATGGGTTTTCGTTCATTATGTATCCGCTCATATATATGTAAGATTTTGTACACCAGCAACATTTATGGGATTTGTTTTATCTCCATTTATGGCTGCTGCACCTCATTGTCAAGCTTTGCGATGGGGGTTATATAATGGCGGCAATAGTATTATCTCAATGTGGGTTACTATTGGATTATGGTTTTTGGGCTATTTAAAACCAATTACAAATACGTTTGTCAATAACAATATTGATGATGATAAAAAAAATGAATAAATAAATATCGATTCAAAAATATGTTCAAAAATAAAAATCATTTTGTCCTTTTTTTTGTTGTTTTCTTCATTGTTCTTTTTTTTTGTTGTTTTTTCTTCTTATTTGATTTACCAGCTCTTTTTTCCATCTTTTCTATTTCTTGAAATTCTTTTATGGGGGTTGCGGATTGTGGAAACAGTGAAGACCATAAATTTGTATTATATTGTTTGGCATCCTTTATCATTCCGTTTTCATATTCCATCGCTGTAGGTATATTTATATTTGTTTCACCATTTTCTACAACTGCCTCTCTTAAAGAAAATACACTATTTTTATTTTTTGTTTCTTTTGCTTGTTTTTTCATTTCTTCCGCACGTTTTCTAATTTCTTCTTCTCGTTTTCTCATTTCTTCTGCTCTTTTTTGAATATCTGATTTAGGTTTTGGCATATTATAATATATATAAATATATTTACATATTATATTTTTACATTTCTAATATCTTTTTTACATCTTTTCCATATAAAGTGTAATTTTTCATCATTTCATCTATTATAATATTCATTTTATCTTTATTTTCCATTAGTATTTGTTTGGCTTCATTGTAAGCATTATTAACTAAATCTAAAGCTTCTTTGTCTAATAATTCTTTGGTTTTTTCGGAATATTTACCACTCGAGCCTAATGTTCTTCCTAAAAAAGGTGCGCCATTATCTAAATTTTCATTAAAAAATACTTCTAATTCTGTTCCCATACCATAATTACCTATCATTCTTTGCGCTAACGAATTCGTTTGTTTCAGATCTTGTACCGCACCTACTGATACAAATTCATCTCCATAAAATATATTTTCGGCGGCTTTTCCTCCCATACCGATTATTAATCTTTTTTTTAATAAATCTTTTGTATACAATCCACTATCTGTAATATTTTCATATTCATTAAATAATGTGTACCCACCAGCACCGTTATAAGTACTTTGCATTGTTACTTTTTTTAAATCAAAATATTCATCATATAACGCAACTAAGAGAGCATGTCCAGTTTCATGAATAGCTACTCTTTTCTTTGATTCATCACTTCTATTATCGGTTCTTTTTGACAATCCAACTATCAATTTGTCTAACGCATTTAATAAATCTATTTCTTGAATGACGATTTCCCCTTTTCTTGAAGCAAATATAGCAGCTTCATTCAATAAATTCTTTATTTGAGCACCAGAAAATCCATTTGTTAATTCAGATATTAATTCAAAGTTGATTGTAGGACTTAAAATTTTATTTTTAGAGTGAACTTTGAATATTTCTTTTCTAGATTCCCTATCAGGTAATGGTACTAAAATAATTCTGTCAAATCTTCCAGGTCTTAATAAAGCACTATCTAATACATCTTTTCTGTTTGTTGCTGCTATAATCAATATACCATCATTATCAGCAAAACCGTCCATTTCTGCTAATAATTGGTTTAATGTTTGTTCACGTTCATCATTCGCCATATTAATTCCTGCTCCACGTTGTCTACCTACCGCATCAATTTCATCAATAAATAAAATACAAGGTTTATTTTCTCTTGCTCGTTTAAATAATGCACGAATTTTTGAAGCACCCATACCTACAAACAATTCTACAAATTCACTAGCAGCAACCGAAATAAAATTAGCGTCTGCTTCACTTGCTATGGCTTTTGCTAATAGTGTTTTTCCTGTTCCTGGTGGACCTTCTAATAAAATACCTCTTGGGATTTCAGCACCGGCTTGCTTGTAAATAGTGTCGTTTTTTAAATAAGATACTACTTCTGTACATTCTTCGAAAATTTCTGGACTACCGGCAAAACTACTCAATGATATGTTCGCCTTTATCATATTGATTTTATCATTATCTATACTCTTCATTCCTGGCATAGGAGGCATTCCTGGAAATCCACCTGAAGGGTTACTACGATTGCGAATAAACGTCAAAAAAGCTGAAAAGACAATAAACGGTAATATATAATTAGAACCTATACTTAGTAAATTATTTGCTATTATATCTATTCCCGATAACTGTGGCTCTTGTAAAAAAAAAGTTTCTACTTTGTTATTAGCACTTTCATCAACTATTGATTTTACAATGAAAGGATTTATATTTGTAACTGAATAATCTGTAAATAATTCTCCTGTAGTATCAACTTCTTCAGCAATTGCTTTATCAAGTTTGCTGGTAAAATATATTTTATCAATATTGTGGTCTTGGATTTTTGTTAATAATGTATTATAACTTGCTTGTGGTATAATATTTCTATATTTCAATGCTTCATTGATAGTATTGTCTTCTAACATTTTTATATCAAAATTGTTTTTGCTATACTTGTATTTTGGGGCGAACGAAAAGATTGTAGGTAAAAAAGCTATACTGATTAATAACAATACTTTCATAATGTTCTTAATATTTAATTATAATAATTTGTTTATATTGTTTTTAAAATTGTTTTGAAAATGAACAATAAAAAAAGGCTTGCGCCAATTTTTATTATATTTTTATTTAAACGTCTGGTTCGCTGTTAGCAAGTGTTAATAATTCATGAATCAAATTACTTTTCTCTTCGGTTTCTGTAGCATTTTCTTTTTTTGATTTACGCTGTTTCTTTGGTTTTTCTGAATTTTGTAAACCTTCTCCGTTGTTAGTTGTTATTTCATCTTCAGTTACTTTTTTATTTTTTTTTGCTTTCTTAGGTTTTACTTCAGTAGTTTGTAGATTATTTTCACTGTTACCACTTGATTCGTCAAGAGTAGTTTTTTTGGATTTACGCTGCTTCTTGGGTTTTTCAGAACAACCATTTGGTCTTTGCTCTACAGTAGTATCATTTATATTAGTTTCATCAATATTTTCAGAAACGTTTTTTGGTTGTTTGGTTTTTTTAGATTTTTTACTATCAAGGGAAGGGGCGTCCGGGGAAACCGTAGGTTTCCTGGATTTAAGAAGAGAATAAAAAGATTTAAGAGAAGATTTAGAAATAAGTTCGAAAGAGTTGAAGAAAGAGAGTTGAGAATGAAAATCGTCAAAAGCATAGAAAAGAGAAAGAGCATTATGGAAGTTATCA